GCGATCTAAGATGACGTTTGCCGTGTATAAGCCAAGGTTTACTGGACGGGAACGCATTATACTGCCGAAGGCATTCACCGAACAAAGAGCCATTCATGACGCGCATATTACTGAAGAACATGGGATCATAGATCCAACATATATGGAATATCTGGGCCGTGTAGAAATTGAAGTGCCAAAGTCTAGCGACAAGCTGTACTATTACGCCTTTGACGACCGTTCTGGTAAGGAGCCCTACGGGTGGCTACCGTGGCCGGTAAACGTTATAAAAGACCTACCTTCCATGGAATCATGGTATGAATGGTAATATCTGCAAGAGCAAACCTTTCTAATTACAAAGGAACCTAAAACAATGTTGAAGAACATTCTCACACAGTACACAAACAGGGGTATGGAAATAGATTTAGATAAGGGGCCGCTGGAGGCGTACATGGAGGAGATAGAAAGTGTCTCCATGGAAGGTCTTCTGGAAAAGGTTAAAGACCTCTTTGATACCAGTCCTAATGGTAAAGAGTTAGAGGAAGTTATCACTAAGCGCAATTATCGCAAGCTCGCTTCCATGGTAAAGGATACCTTAGGTAACGAGCGCTGGGTACGTAAGCGTTTTCGGGAAAACATGGCCGAGACGGTGGCGCCAGTTAATCAGGCCTTGTTCCAGATTAATGGGAAGGTTGTTACACCCGCCACAGCCATTGACTATTTCGAGACAGTATATGTACCGTATATGTCTACCTTGCGCGGGTATGCCGAAGATATAGACGCGGCGATCAGTGAGATCATTAGTTGGGTGGAGAATATCGTAACCAATACTGAAGATGAAGATAAGGTAGATGCTGCGGTAAAGAGAGCCATTGCAGATTACCAAAAACTAAAGCGGCCCATCGAGCGTGCTAAGTTACCTTCCCCAGCTATGCCGGGCAACCATGTCCTTATTAAGGATGGGCGAATGCCCAAGGTCATTGTAAAACCGAAATTGGATCAACTGGCGTCGGTCCCGTCAGCCACTGTCGACGACATTGTAAAGGTGGGTAAATGGATTGCAGATACCATTACAAATGTGGACATGGAGAGTTTTGTCACCGTTATGGGTGGTGATCACAGTGATGGCTCCGAGTTCAATGAGCGGTTCCAAGAAAACTTTGAACATGCGTACGATAAGTTCTATGATGTGTTCTACCACCAAGCGCTGGACCAAGACCTTAATGGGTTTGTGGGTGGCCTATGGGACTGGTACGACCACGCCGACTACTGTATCTTCGCTATCAGATGGTGCATGCAGTCGTTAAAGGCAGATTAACTCCCCCGTTAAAGTTAAACCTTAGCTAAGGAACTTACGGTCCCACTACAAAGGAACTTAAAACAATGTTGAAAAATATACTTGCACAAGCGATTGCACAGGAAAGCCTTACCGATGACGTGGAGGTTTATAGCTTCATGGATGAAGAGGATTATGACCTCTCCAGTGAAGTCATCGCGTTGGAAGAAACCGCCGATGCCTTGGACCGCATGGGGTTTGCCCTTGAAGGGTTGTCGGATCTCTACCTTAAGATGGATGCGCGTCTTAAGGATACTGAGACTCCGGTTTCTATGGAAATGGGTCAGATGTACTATGACCAGGCCACTACTCTCCTCGCTTTCTGTGACGAGGAATGGCCAATCGCTACGCCTGCCTTCGAGTCTAATGATAGTCTCTCAGCTGACTTGCATATCGCAATGGAGGGTGTCGGCGACGCAGTTCAGCGCGTGATCAAGAAATTCGGTGCTTTCTATGAAGGGTATATAGACGCCCTAAATAAGTTTGGGGACGTCTTCTTCGCACGCCTTAATGGTATTCAGAAACGCGTCGATGCACAGCGCGCGGATTTGAGTCGCATTGGCAATACGCCTAAGAATGATACCCTCAAAATCAAGAATGGTAAACACCTCTATATCCCGGGTAAGAAGCAGGCTATCCCCACTGCTAAGGATGTGGCTGATTTCACAAAGGGTATCCTGCAGTGGAGCGATATGTCCGCCCTACGGAATGCGATGGACGTAGCTATGGAGGCGTCTAAGGATGAAGGCAATACCAACAGTCGCAATAACCGCATGGAGGCAGCACAGAAAGCGATACTGTCTCACTATAACCTAGCGGTTACCACAGAGCCTAAAGGTATCTTCGGAGCCATGTCCAGCGCACTGTTCAATAAAGAGTTCATGGCCTCCAAGCAGGCTTTGATGGGCGGCATCCGCATCGTGGCCTCAATCGGTAAGCCCAAGGGTGACTCTACTGAGTATGGTCGTCTTTACCTATCCGATATGAAGGCGGACTACCGTGCAAACAAACAAGCGACGAATAGCTTTGTGGCAAGTGCGCCCTCTAAAAAGGATCTGGAGGACCTTAACCGTGCTACAGGAGATCTCATTAAAGGGATGATTAACCTGAAGCAGGAGCATAAGGCAAACATTGCAGCGATGGACAAACATAAGGCATCCTTGGATGGCTTACGTAAACTCCCCCCTCGTCAATTGGCACTGCTGTTAGCGGGTAGTTTTGTACCGAATATGGGTGCTGCAGCTTTTACATATATGCTAATGCGTCGTTGGAGCAATACCTTGAGCATAACCTCTCGTGAACTCTATCGTCATGGTGGATCAGTAGCCTCTGCATTGGTAGGGGCTAGTGGTAAAGGGATAAGTAATCTTAAGTGATAAACTATTTACTATACTCCTCCCTCTAAGGGGAGGAGTATATGTATTTATTTATTTTAACAGTAGTCTGTGATGATGTACTAAAAAGAGCCCCTTCCCAGCTACGGCTGTGGAGTGACTAGACTGAGTGAAACGAAGGATAGGAACGGAACAGGTAAGTAGATGAGGGAGGGACATTATTTACCTCAGTATAGGGTACTACCCATACTCTCTACTACTACTGTACTAATAGGTATACTGGTATAACCCTATATCCCCATTAGAGGGATATAGGGGAGTATGACTGTTAGTAGGATAGAGGGTAGTATAGACTATGGAGTCGTAGTATCTACAAACCTATATTACTGTTAGGATGACATAGACTACTTCAGATAGAGACAGGTGTAGAGGTGTTATAATGAAACCAACCCGTGAAGAGTTAAGTCGTTACCATGCAATAGTCCGTGAGGTAGCAGTACACAATCGCGCGTACTATGTCTACAATAATCCAAAGATTGCGGACGATGAGTACGATGCTTTAGTAGCTGAAGGTCGGGCATTTGAAGCTAAGTACCCTGAAGCAGTTTCACAGAGTAGAACCCTAAGGTACATAGAGCCTAGGCCAAATTATTCACATTTTACGAGTGTGACACACCGCATACCAATGCTTTCACTCTCTAATATTACTGACCGTGAGGGGTTAGATAAGTTTGGTAAATCGATTGGTGCTGGGCAGGAGTACGTGTGTGAATACAAGATTGACGGCGTAGCGATATGCCTTACCTATATGCAGGGTAAGTTAGTGCACGCGGTTACTCGCGGTGATGGGTTTGCCGGTGAGGACGTAATCGCTAATGTAACCAATATAAAGGGATTGCCTTTAGAGATACCGCCTATTTTTGGTGACTCGTTTGAGGTACGTGGGGAGGTGTTTATGGATAGAGAGGCTTTTGAGGCTGTTAATGCCAGTAACCCTAGAGCTCGCTTTGCCAATCCTCGTAACGCCGCTGCTGGGAGCCTGCGACTGAGTAACCCTAAACGCGCGGCGAAGCGTGGGCTTTCTTTTACACCGTATGGAGCGGTATTTAATCGGGACGACTATGCAGGAATAAGGTCCTACAAGGATATAATTGATGCACTAATATCTGCAGGGTTTAGTATCGTGCAAGATACGTCAGTTATGTCCTCGATAGAGGAGGTGTGGAGTCACATTGACACTATAGCTAAACGCCGCAACGATTTGCCTTTTGATATAGACGGGGTAGTGATTAAGGTTAACGATCTAGAGAAACAGGAGACATTGGGTAACGGACTACGGTCTCCGCACTGGGCTAGTGCATATAAGTTTCCGGCCTATGAGGGCGTTAGTCGACTAACGTCGGTTATTTTCCAGGTAGGGCGAACCGGCGCCGTTACGCCAGTTGGTCGGGTGGAGCCTGTTCACATATCGGGTGCGGTCTTTAAACGAGTGGCGCTTTTTAATATGGATCGAATCAGGGATTTAGATCTACATATTGGAGATAGAGTCTTTATTCGCCGTGCAGGTGACGTCGTGCCGGCAATATCGTCCGTAATCACTGAGGATAGACCTACAGACGCTAGTCCTATAGAGCCTCCCACCGTTTGCCCATCCTGCTCCACCGCGTTGGTTACTAAGAAGGTGCAAGGCACCGATGTAGATCAAGCTGCACTCTTTTGCCCCAACCATGACGCCTGCCCTGCACAACTACATAGGGCCATACTCCACTTCTGCTCCCGATCGGCACTTGGGATACATGGGGTGGACAATGCAGTGGCATTGAAGCTGGTTGAATCGGGTAAAGTTAAATCGTTACTTGACTTTATTAAACTAAAGACGACTACGATACAGCGTATCGGTGGATGCAATAGGGCTGTCGCTAAACAGATTGAGGAACAGTTGAAGGCGTTACCCCGTGCACCACTATATCGACTCATAATGGCGTTGGGACTACCTAGGGTAGGTGAGGGCAGTGCCCGTAAGTTAGCTACTTACCTTGGTACGCTTGATAGACTCACTGAAATTACACAAGGTGAACTTATCGATAATAAGGTATTGAGAAAGAAAACGGCCACTGGGGTCGTGGAGTGGGTTAATAGCCATAGGCCTCTCATTACGGCGTTACTTGACCTTGGTATTAATTGTCAGGTGGAATATAAGACACAGGGGGTTACGTTAAAAAGTCAGTAACAGCGTGCCTACGGAATAAAGACCAGGGTGACATTGCGAAGCTGGAGGCCTGGCTCCAGCACTAAAAGAGGATACTCCTCTTTTTTTTTCTTTAGATTAACTATTCTAGATTAACGAAAACCTATATTACCTTAGGGACTATACCTAACTCTAAGGAGAGTAAACATGTCCGAGTATTCAGATTTGAACAGTCGTTTTCATATAGAGGTAGTACATCCCGTAGATCGGGGCGGTAACAAGGATTGGTTTTGTGACCACATTAGTAAGGAAGCTCTTATTGAGCTGTCCAAAGAAAACCCTGGATTTACGGTGTCCGTGAGCCGCTGGGCCCGCTACCGTATGGTAGTGAAAGATGGGGAGGTTGTTAAAGATAACCCTAATCTGGAGGACTTCTATCTGCCACAGAGTACCGGGGACTGGCGGCAGATGTGTGAGGAGTGGGCTGCTATGTGCAGGGATACAGGCGGGCACTTCAAGGGGTCCAAGGCGATGGGGGACATAGTCGATTACGTCGTCCATACTGCCAAAGGTAGTGAAAAGGGAGAACAGTAATGGGTACTTACGAGATTGTGCCACGCGAGGCACTGCCGGAAGAATACCAGGAGATGATGGCGACGGAGGCCCATCACAACCACCCCATCATCCGAGACCCGCAGGGCACCCTGCGGTGGATGCCTGATCCGGAGGTAGAGGCCGCCCTGTTACCTCTGTCATTAAACGACCTTGTTCCTCTGCTGCATGCGTTGGGGCACGGTAAGAACAGTGAAGTGTACCGACACCTGTATCGCTGCATGGGCTATTCACTCTTTGGGTATTGGGAAGTCTTCTATTGGGAGGTCAACAATCCAGCGGTTGTTGCCTATAAACCGCCAGTATCAGGCTATCTCGTGCTGAACACCCCGACCACACCGAACGATCCGGTGGAGGGCTTCTTTACTCAATCCGTGCAGCTGGCATATGAGGTTCGTAAGGGCAGTGGTACAAACTGTTTTTACAGTGACGGTACCCACTCACCCACCGCCCAGAGCTTCTGTGAACATCATAGTCACACAGAGAGCTGCTACACTGTCGACATCACCGTTAACCCTTAACCGAAAGACACGTAGAGGTACGATATGCGCTTTACATTGAATCGACCCATTGAAACCAAGTGCATCAGTAGACACGATACGCCCGCCGGTACACCACCCGCCTCCGTTGCGGTGGGGGACGTCTGTCGTGTTACCGCCATAGAAATGGGCAATAGTTCCACCAACCTAACGCTGGAGGGGTATGAGGGACACTATAACAGCGTCCACTTTGATTTGGACCTGGAGCCGCTGATTACGCTCTATCAGCATATTTATTTTCTGCCGGGTAAAGGAATCTATCTCAAATCGATAGATTGATTAAAGATTGCGCAAGAATTTAGAGCGGTGTCACTTATACAGTAGGATGGGCGTGATGTCTTATCTCATTCAACTTTTATCCACTTTCACCTATGTCTTTATACGTGGGTTTCAAAGCCAGAATGTAGTGGGCGGCAAATACAAAGCCGCCTTTTACTTTTCCTTCATTATGGTAATCGCTGAGGTGACGATGATTACGATGGTAGTGAAGGTAGGTTGGTGGTCAATTATACCGATGGGTAAACGAAGGACTTAACTATGACTAGTAGCAATGCAATTGAGGTTGGCGCAGTGCTGGATAACGGAGATACTGTTTTCCATATCACGGATACGGAGTATTGGGCCGTAGCCCCTCAGTCACTGTGGAGAGAGTGTGATTGGCATGAGGGTGTGGCATACTGTCATGGGCTTGGGTATGAATTGCCCGATAGGATGATCTTAGATGCACTTTACGACGCCCGAACTGTAGCATCTGTGCAGTCTATTGAATACGCCTGGTCCTCTACCGAGAACAATTCCTACAACGCCTGGGGCCTGTGCTTTGGCGATGGGAATTGGTACAACTACTCCAAGAGCTACAGTCGCTGGGTAGTGCCTTTCCGGAGAGGAGAAAAGACGGTGCAGCGTGAACAGGTCAAGGAACTTGTCCTGGCCAATGGCTTCAAACTGAAAACCCAGCCGCATGGATCCGAAGACCTAAACCCGTATGTGTATGAGTTTGCAGAGGCACTCATGGCACCGCTGCAGGCTGAGGTGGAGCGATTGCGTGAAGTTGTAGCTTCAGATACGCACCTTGTATCAATTAAGCGCCTTTTTGAAGCAGAACAAGAGCGGGATCAGTTGAAGGCTGCGCTTCAGCGTTTCATGGAGCTGGATCCGCATGATCGCGACTTGCCGGATGAGCTGCGGTCAGTGCAGCATGACACACCGCATACAGAGGTTGTTAAGGGAATTTACTCGGTGGTAAACCTTAAAGTAGCCATCGGTCTATTGGACCACATCCACTGTAATTTGGATAGTCACACGGTGGATAAAGGCTATCCAGTAGAGCGCACCCCTGTATTGGTTGGTGGTAAAGAATCGCCCTTGGAGGACCTACCCTACCCTGTGCTTCTGATGGGAGTTCGGGACCGTAAGACCGCTAAGGTGGTTCTGTACGCAGCACCGCTACAGGCGTCTGTTTCCGAAGTGCCTCTGCGTAAGGTCGTATGTGCTGCCTGTAGAAACGGTGACTATATGTTGGTCGGCCCACGTCACTTCTGTCCCACTATGCACGTTCAAGCAGAGGCCTACCTTAAATTAGGTTACGTGGATGATCGTAAGTGGGAACAAGGCTTCATTGATCAATGGGAAACGTACATGGATCGCCATGAGGCGTTGCTGGTGGCGCTAGCTGCTGGTCAGCCCGTTGACTTTAAACGCAATGGTGGGTCGGGCAATGAACTCTATAGTGAGGGACTTTACTAACCACGACTAAGGTGGGGTTATTTTGAGTATTAATTAATTTTAACACTGTGTTTAGATTAAATGAGCCACCTTCTAAGAGGACAATGCGATTGTTTAATCGCAGTACCGATAAAGGCTCACCCTCCCTACCCTAGCCTAGGCTAGGGTAGGGAGGGCTATCCATTTTGAATGAGGATACCACTATGAAACTTTTACCCCCCGTCACAATGATTGCTGGTAAGGATAGTCATGATATCCAGGCCGGAGACGCGATAACAGTCACCGATATCTGGTGGAGTGATCTTGGCTATGCAGTTGTAAAGGTAGATCGGTCTACCTCTCCTGATAACCCAGAGGGCATCCATCGGGCGGATGCATTTCCTATTCATCCGGACTTTATAGAGGGTGCTCGTGCTGAGTGGTACGATACCCTTAACCCCACTAACGAATAGAGGGTCGTGAGTATGAGTAGTAAGCGTGACTTGCCGCCGCTCGATGAGTTGCTAGTCTTTCTAGACGGTGCCCTGGGAATTTACCAGAGAACCGCAATATCTCAGGCACTCGCACGGCAACAAACCTTTCTAAGTGTCCCAGCGCCTCCAGTATCACCCACCACCTTCTTATCCAAAGAAGACCTTAAGTTTATGCTGAAGCGCACAACGTTAAAGGGAGGGTTAATTGAAAATTTAAGCGAGGCCCTTTATCCTTTAGGCGTAACCGTAAGTCCCTTGAAAGGTGGGTACGTATTTGTAAAACCATATGGATTAAGACCAGAACCTTATCGAATCTGGTACAATGGAGTACAGTATGTTGCAGAGCCAGCAGTTTAAACAAGAACTTTACAGTGTCGGTCGTCGCGTACATGACGTGGTGCGTGAACGTAACCGTTTGGTGGAGGCGGCACTGGCACATAATGTCAGTGTGGAAGACATCGCCGATGCTCTGAAGTGTGATGTGCAGGCGGTAAAGGATATTGTAGGGTCAACTGATAATGTTACGGTTGAGACGACCTCTTTAGATAAACACCCCGACGCCCTTATTGTGGCGGTCGTACACGCGCTGAGTAAGGAGTACAGCATCTCTCAGATAGACCTGGCTGGTATTCTGGACGTATCGCCCTTTACGGTCTCTAAGGTTCTTAAAGGGAACGATGTGCATCGTAACCTGAAACTTGGATTTGATCAAGCCGTTTCGCGTGGCGATATCGTGGTAGATAAGGACCTGGGTCAAGTAACCGGTACCGTAGTTACGAAGCGTGGACGGATAAAGTTCGATATTGCTTTATCCGTATAAGGAAGGGGCCATAGGGCCCCTAGCCATTTATTTTTTTCTTTATAGGGTAGGAGACTATCCCATAGAGTGAGGAGAATATCTGATGGATGTAAACGAGCACACAGAGTGGCCCTTTACGAAAGACAAGGTGGGGTATTTAGCTGCCACCCAGTATCTTACTGAGGCAGGCGCAGTCTTGCCTGCCGGTACCTTATTTGACGTTATCGAATACGCAAATGACCACTTTAATAAACATAAGGGTAAATAATGCAACAGTATCCAGATCTACCCGCCGACGTTATCGAAAATGGCACCGATAAGGGTGACCGTACAGGCACAGGTACCCGCTCCGTTTACGGATACAAATGTACAATAGATGGCGGTAAAACCTGGGCATATAGCCTAACCAAGAAATGTCGATATTGCCTACCTGTCTACAATGAGCAGGAAGTACTCGACGGACAGCCAGTTTAAAACAATGAAAAGGAAGCAGCTATGTACGAAGCCACCAAAGAGATGCTGAATCAAACGCTGGCGCACGCTGAACAGCACGCCCTAAAGTTGATAGGTACCGATCGCGAACTCGATCTTCGCCACGCCATGGGCGACCCCGGTCGGTTCTTTCAAGAGCTCCGCACCTACGGCAGCCGTTTGCCCCGTCAGTCCGGTAAGTCCACGTGGGCCATGGACGTCATCGGTCGCCGCAGCGACGTGGCCTTGATTTGTCGAGATGCCACCCAGGTTCAAACCCTTCTGAGCCGAGTTGACGCATTGGACGAGGGCCACCTAATCTTTACTTGGCGACAGATCGGCAAACTATATCGGAACGACTTGGACGAACTTCATCGTCTGTTCGATGGCGTGAGTGTGGTGATTTTTGACGACGCTGAGTATCTTCCATCCGCACATGCCCTAGTAAGGAAGTCTTTCACCCGTTGGTTGGGAGAACACAGCCCTGCCATTGCCTTTGAGCTGTGAGGGGTTGCCATGAGTGACACTGAGGCAATGGAAATAATAACTGTTGGGGACCTGCAACGGACCCTCGATGAATTGGACCCGACCCACGCGTTAACACCTTGCCATCCGTAATCGTAATTCAGTAAAGCTATTGAGGGCTACACATGCAGCAATATCTAAATCTGCTCCAAGATATCTTGGACAACGGCATTGATAAGGGCGACCGTACAGGTACAGGTACGCGCTCGGTCTTTGGTCGCATGCTACGCTTTGACCTGAGCGCAGGTTTCCCACTGCTTACCACCAAAAAGGTTCACCTTAAATCCATTATCCATGAACTCTTATGGTTCCTCTCCGGCGATACCAACAACAATACCCTGAAAGAGAACGGTGTACGCATTTGGGATGAATGGGCACTGGAGGATGGTCGCCTAGGACCAATCTACTCCAAGCAGTGGGTGAGCTGGGACGATACCAAAATGATTCGCCCTGAGGGGATTGCCAGGTACCTTGAGCAGGGATACACGTACCACGGCCTAGTGTTGGATGAGGTCACTGGACATCCGATAGCGGTAGTTAGACGTACCATTAATCAGATTCAAAATGTTATCGATACGTTGAAGACGAACCCTAACTCCAGACGCATTATTGTCAGTGCTTGGAATCCGGCTGACCTTCCTGATGAATCTATATCCCCTCAGGACAATGTCCGTAATGGCAAGGCTGCCCTACCGGCGTGCCATACGTTTTTTCAGTTCTACGTACAGAATGGCAAACTAAGCTGCATGATGCTGCAGCGTAGCTGTGATAGCCAACTCGGCGCGCCGTTTAATATCGCCTCCTACGCACTATTGACGATGATGATTGCACAGCAGTGTGACCTAGAGCTGGGCGAGTACATCCATGTAACCGGTGACACACACCTGTACCAGGACCACCTCCAGGACCCCACCATTGTACAGGAGCAACTTAGTCGGGACCCTAGACCTTTACCCAAGATGCGGTTTGCCCGTAAGCCCGATTCAATCTTCGATTATAAATACGAAGACTTTATTCTGGAAGATTACAATCCGCATCCGGCTATTAAAGCGAAGGTGTCCGTATGATTGAACTGGAAATGATTGTAGCCCATGATCTCAATCGGGCGATCGGTGTAGGTGGTGGTCTTCCCTGGCACATTCCTCAAGACCTTCAGTGGTTTAAAGACACGACCATGGGTAAGGCAATGATTATGGGTCGTAAAACATACGAGTCTATCGGTAAGCCTCTGCCTGGCCGTACGACGGTGATGATTACGTCACAAGAAGACTATCCGGTTAAAGAAGGGTTAATCATTGTCAGGTCCCTACCAGAGGCCATCATCCGTATTTTGGATCTTGGTTTACAGCCCATAGTAGTAGGGGGCGCTCAGGTATACGCGGATGCACTTCCGTATACAAACCGTATCTACCTAACGAGAGTGAATACTGAAGTAGAGTTGGCAGATGCCTATTTCCCTGTGCTGGATGCCATGGAGTGGGAGTGTATCGATCTTTGGGGAATTGTAGAGGACGGTAAGGAAATATGTACCGTGCACGAGTGTACCCGCATCCGTAGTTGCGGTATACTGAAGGCTAACCAACACGTCGCTAAGGTTAGTGATGTGAGCTGGACATGCCTGTAAGTTAAAAATAATCGCAGAGCGAATCATCTGGTTCACATCCATATTAGAACGCCATATAAGGATGGTCTAATGAAAGCGTTCTTGCGATTTTGCCTAACGAAAGTTAGACAGTCTCCTATGCTGAAACACCGACTACTGTACTTCGTATACGGGTGTATAGGGGTAGTCACGGGTTCAGGTACCACCTGGTACTTTGACACTGTAGCTACCCCTCCTACACCCATTAACAGTGAAGAATGTACAGTCGTTGCCCCACCCGAAGAGCCTATCAGGACGATGCCCTCAGAACAGGACCGTTATCGAGCACTCTTACAGCAATATCAGTCTGGAGAACTTTAATGCAGTATGTACGTGCTGCGGTATTGGTAGGGTGCAGTGTGTTATCGGGATGCATGGTTATACTACCCTCCCCTCAACCACCCGCACCGCCTCCACCGCTGGAGCTTAAACTCACCCTGATTGACCACCGATCAGGGTACGCACAAACCACCACTTATCCCTCCATCACCACCCAGGTATTCACTGATTCCGGTCCACCTTCTGCCGATGCCTCGCCACAGAAGACGCTCTGTACGCGATTGGTTAAGGTAATTGAGCAAGATGCATTTGACATCACTCCCTATCAGACTCGTGACAGTATGTTAGAGCTGGTAGAGGCATTGCTCAAACGGACACGGCAAATTGACACCTGGCTCGAGGGAGTAAGAACAGATGGGACGTGCGAAGAAGAATAAGCAGGACGTTACACACGAACCTGCAGGCGCAGAAGAGAGTAATGCATTATTGGCTAAAGACGATAGCTATAGTGCGATTAAGGCAATGGAAGGAGGTAAGGTATTAACCCTTTACTGTGATGGCTCAGCGCGCCCTAACCCTGGCATGGGGGGTTTGGGTATTTACGGTAAAGACGATGCAGGTAACGAGTTCGATATTTTTGGTCATGTTGGTGACGTCGTCACGAATAACCGCGCCGAACTACTGGCCTACATTCGGGTACTCGAGCTGCTGTTAGCCGGTCACTGGGCAGAAGCACATGTCTACTTTGATAGTCGATATGTACTGGATGGGGCAGAGCGCCATATAAAAGGATGGCGCAAGAATGGCTGGAAGACGAAAGAAGGTAATGCCATCTCCAACATGGATATGTGGCAAACCATCGACGGCCTTCAACAGGATGTAAAGCAGCGTAAGATCAAACTCATCTACCACTGGGTAAAGGGTCACTCCGATGACCCTGGCAATGAGCGTGCTGATCAGAATGCGAACCGAGGCCGTTTAGCGGCTGAAAAGAAAATAGAAGACCTCGTTATTCAGGTGAAGGGCACCGAGGAAACCCCTGACAGTACAGAGGGCGCTGCTAAGTCCAGTAGGCCCAAGCCCGCGTCCTATAATAAACTCATCTCGGGTAAGCGGTTGGTGTTCACCACGAATACCCCCATGCGTACAGTCGATAACCGCCACATTTATTTGTCAGCGAACTTTGACGACCGCGGTGGGTTTAACGGTAAGCACTTTGGAACGGAAGCACCCGACAGCCTAATGTCGGTGTTAGTAACCCCGAATCCGGTTGAGCAGTTTGAAGCAATCATTGAGCATCAAAATGCAGTAACCCCGGATGACTTTGTCCAGCCGGTCATTATGATGATGGACCGTGTCACTAAGCCCGCGATTTGGGAGCAGTTGACCGTCCACGGTAAGGCCCATTTGGACCATAAGCGACTGAACATTGTTACGGTGGAAGGAGAACCGCTAACGATTTACGTCAGACCACCCAGACGCGCATATGAAGGTGTGGACACCTTAATGCAGCTACTGGATCAATTAGAACGCTATACCACTAACCACAGCTGTACCCGCACTGAATACCTGGACATTACTGAACACTTAGTAACCAAAGGTAAGAAAGAGTGGAAGTTGTTAAAGGAGATTAAAGGCAGCGACGCCGCCGTCACGATCCCTGTTTTACACGGCAATAAGACGATCAGTTTAACCCTCACCTTCAATATCGACCTCCCTACCCGCAACCATTTGAATGCCGTGGGTAAAACAGTCGATCATATGAAAGTTGTGCTGGTTAAATACGGTCAACAGAACGCCGGGTTCCGATACGCGGTAATCATCGAAGCAGACGACGACCGTGCCATCTACGCAAGTCCTTTTAGTAACCTAAAGCCTACGCTTTAATCACACTACCGGTGGGTCTGCTGACCCGTGTCTCCAGGGGGATTCCCTGGAGACAGCCGGTTTGTATGTCATTGAGTTGTAGGGCTACAGAGATGGTTAAGCTATATGAGCCAGACTACCGTACCTTTGATGGAATGTCCGTAGTAGAGTTAGATGAGGATGCGGTTAAAATAATAAGAGAACGGCTTAGTCTTCGGCAGGGCCCTGGGTGGGTCGATTATATTTATGTTTGTTATGGTGAGCCACACCGAGGCAAGTTCTTTAAACTAATAGAGGTATTTGAAGGATACGGTAAGGGGATGCCGATTGTATGGCGTCGTAAGATGCGTAACAAGGTAGCCCGTTTACTTGAGATGTAGACCTATATTACAGTTGTAGATATATACCCTATGATGGAGATTACAGATGCTCATTATTGTACGTGGATTACCGGGTTCGGGTAAGAGTACCCTGGCCACCGCATTAAAGCAGCGCTTTGGCTTTAAACATGTAGAGGCCGACCAGTACTTTATAACGGAGTCGGGTGAATACGAGTATGACGGTACCCGCATTAAGGATGCCCACGCGTGGTGTCAAGAAGCCGTGCAGTCTGCCTTGGAGGAAGGTAAGTCGGTAGTGGTGTCTAATACCTTTACCCGTCTGTGGGAGATGGAAGCGTACATGGCAATGGGTCACCCCTATGCGGTGGTACAGTGCACGGGCGATTACGATAACGTACATGGGGTTCCGGAAGACGCTATAGCCCACATGCGCGAACGCTGGGAGGATTACCCTAATGGAATCCTGGTGGGTCGGGAGATTACGCCAGATGTCGTAGATGGGGTAGTGGCCTTAGCGGAGCAGGTGTGTGCATGACTACTGTATATCACTTTGAGCTAGAAGAGCATATGGTACCAGGCACTACGATCGTATTCTTCTACGAGGCACCCCATTCTAGAACCCACACAATCGTCCAGAGATTTGATGACTATTGTGTAGGTACAGAACAGTATACGGGTAAGTACCGTCTGACCTACCATCCTCGTAATGAGGAGTATAACCTTAAGATGTGTATTTTAGGGTATCTAAAACGCCAAGGCTACACTGTCAACCCTTACACCCTAAGACTTGGATCGTTGCCAAAATAAGCATACACTCCACCGGGATTACCCGGTGGAGTGTAGTATTCTTTTTTTTCTTTACCCTTCTAAAGCCTTGGTAGAGGCTTTAACGTACCGGGTATAAGTAGCGACAGAATTCAATGTTCGGTTACCATAGACGGCATACAGACTACCGATCATGTTAAGTACGTCTAGCTGGTATCGGATAAGGTTATTATAGGCGTCAAACCACTCTTTGCTTTCCCCCCTCCAGGATGCAAAACTGCCAATCTCATTTGCAGCACTAACAAGAGTATTGTATCCCTTTGTAAGTGCCCGGATGGTTTTCTCGCTATCGGCCAACTGGGTAAAGATAGGTTTCAGTGCACCAACGGCGTTAGCCACTTCCCCAGCGGTTAGAGTCGGTGTTTCTAACTCAGAGCGATCCTTGCCGGCCGTGCCTGGCATGTTTTGCGTGCCCCACTGGGTACTACCAATGTCCTTTTTATCGGCAGGCAATTCAAATATAGCACGCCAATTACCCAGGTAATAGTCCGTTGCAACGAGCTTACCCTCGATCTTACCTTTGAAATTTGTGTCCGATTGTTTGACGGGTTTAGTATTTTTCAGAGTGGTTTTCTCAACCGCCTCTTGCGTCGAGTCACTCAGCTCCTGCAGTTCACCCACGGCGTCGCCGAGTCCGCCCTTCCTGTATCCATCGTGCAGTTTCTTCGCAGTGCTTCCGTCCACCAGTGTCTCGATAAGTTTACTGGCGGCACCGGTGTCGGGCGCCTCATCGTACAGGCGTTTAAACTCACGCGCAAGATCGGAAGGCAGCTTCTCACCAATCAGAAGTGTCCAGATTGTAGGGCCCACGGTTACAGTTTTCGGTCCGTCCTTTTTATCCTTCACCCGATCAAACTGCTTAACCGCAAGGTCAAATTCCTTACTATGCATCTTAACGTCGCTGGACAGTTTTGACAGTTTAGCCGATACGGCATCCATTGCGTCACTGATTTTGTTTTTAATCGCATTGTAGGTCTTCTTCAACCAATCCACAATGCCTTCCATGGAAACAATTTCACCGCTTTCCAGCCCAACGCCCTTAATGATGCCGCTGGCACAGGCGCAAGCAACCGGTAGTGCTTTGGACTCGTCACCGTATGTGACTATGATATTACTTAACCCATTAGCCAGATTGAACAATTGTTCCACGGCTACACTATCGAGTGTATTTCCAGATACAGTAGGGTACATATCTCTTTCCTTTATTTTAAGGCCTTCTCAAGGCGTTCAGCAGAATCTGAAACGGCAACCTGCACCGTTTTAGCCGTGTAGACCATCAAAGCGAAATATTCAGTTTCATTTGCAATAGAGCGAACCGTATCCGCCAGCTTACGCAGAGACTGTTTGTTACGAATCGCAGCGTCTTCGTTTTTCTGTACGTAATCGGCGTAGGCTTTAATGCGATCAGACAGCGTCTTTTCCGCTTTACGGATACGGTTAAAGTCAATGCCGTTAATGCGTTCGATCAGCAGTTTCAACTGCTTGCCGGCTTCCAGAAAATCACTATTGGTGCGGTATAGTTTCTCAAAGGGAGCCGTCAGTGTTGTACTACGTGCTTTAATGCGTGGGTCAAAGAACGACTCGAAGGTTGCCTTCGTTGATTCAATGTCCACTGGCTTCAGATCCCGGGCGACCCACAGCTTATCCGCACTGTCGGGCTGACTCAATAGCTCACCCATGTAGGTTGAGAGCGGCGTATACAGGCGCTCATCGATTTTATCCAACATCTCCAGTGAACGGTTCATGTGTACGATAAACGGCACCATGTACTCCGACAGACCCACGGGATGGTAGACGGTAATCTTACTGACGACGTCGTAGGGAATCTCACCCATCAACTTCACCAGGTTACGACTAAAGGCACTGCCTGCATTGATCGGTTCCAATTTCTTCAGTATGTCACCAAAGTGACCCGAGAGTAAATTGCCTACCTCAGACAGGTAATCAAACAAATGGGTGAACCCTTCAATACCAACTGACTGGAGTTCAGCCTCAGCCTGTTGGTCTTCTAGAAGGGATACTAATAGTAAGTTGCTCATAAAAACTCCGATCTCGGCAGAGGGTTAGGGGCGAATGCCCTAATAATCAATGGACATACGATTTAGGCAGTAACCGTACTATGTGTGTAAATTTACAATAACATGACACTGCGATCCTGTATTACAACAGGAGAAAGCAATGGGAATTAACCGAGTAGATGAAATGCGCGACAGTCTCCAGGCAAATACGGTTGGAGAGTGCAAATCTGCGCGTAGTGTGGGTATTGTCCCAAAAGCATTACGACTTGCACGTAAACCAGATGGACGTGAGACGCTCCAAGTTGCACAGCGGTATAATGATGGTGTTCACGACGGCATAATGTGGGTTGATGTGCCAGTTGTTAACGTAGGTTGGGACGACAATGAATTAGAGGAATCCGAGCATGGCTGACTTTAAAATTAAACTACGCCGTGGTACCAGTGACCAAGTCAAGCGTTTCTTGGAACATCCAGCAGGTGAAAAGATTACACTCGGGCCACCAGTGAAGACAAACTGCGTGTTAGACCTAGAACGTAACACGCTACACATAGTGTCAGTGGGACATCCGGATGGAGCTATTATTGTTCCAGGAACACCCATGCCGCACGTGAAGCTTGAAGAAGGGGAATTGGCGATGGGCGGGGGGATTGATGTTCTAATTGGTGGTCGTAACGGTACTTACATGTATGAAGGTGTCGCTATCGTGGTTAGTTTTCACAAGGGTGTTACATTTGTTACGGCGATTCCCAATCAGACGTTTATGGAGTTTAACCGCGCAAAGAAATACTGCAGTTAAAACTAACCGTCCCTCTTGATGGTATAGTTTACTACAGGACACTCTGAAAGGATTACGATAATGGGATTTTTTGATTCATTGCCACAGGCTCCTAAATTACGCCCCCATCTAAACGTAGGGTCTGTGTTTGATATACCGACTGGAAACTACGTATTGGGTCAACATGGCGAGTCCATCCTCAATGCAGGGGTTTCCACGGTTAACTCCATTGCAGGACCAGGTAATACCTTTAAGTCTGAGATACTTAATTACCTTTTCTTTACGGTCATGGCCCGTTACAGCCCCTCTCAAGGGGCCGCGTACGATACTGAAAACTCCATGACCTACAAGCGGTTGAACCGCGCCGCCAATCGACACTGGCAGCTTAAAGACATGGACTTCTCCAGTGCTGAGGGGGCTAACAAGCTGCGCCTTACCCAGTCCGCTGATATTCTGGGTGACGACTACTTTGAGTTAATCAAAGAAGGGTCTCGTGAGCGCGCTAAGGCCAGTAAGAAGCTGGAGATCGGTACACCCTTTTATGACGATTCGGGTAAACAGATTGCTATTCTACCACCGATGCTGGTTAATATTGACAGTCTGACTGAGTTTAAGGTGTCAGCGGTACAGGATAAGTTAGTCGACAAGAATGCAGTCGGTGAGTCTGGGGCAAACACTCAGTTCATGAAGGACGGTGCCGCTAAGACACAGCTTATCACACAGCTCCCTAACATGGGGGTACAAGGTGGTCTTTACTTCTTCCTGGTGGCTCACATTGGCATGGGTATAGAGATGGACCCCTATGCCCCTAAGGCCCCTAAACTGACCCACTCTCGCAGTGGCACTAAGACCAAAGGTGTACCGGAGAAGTTCTCGTTCATTAACAATAACCTGTTCGAGATCTTCGATGCGAAGGTATTGTACAACTCGAGTGCAGATAAGTCTGCTCGATATCCGAAGTCAGACTCTGACCGTATCGCCGGTACCTCGGATCTGACTGTGGTACACATGGTCAACACCCGTAACAAAAATGGCCCCTCGGGCATTAAGTTCGAGCTGGTCATTTCACAGTCTGAAGGCTTACTCCCCCATCTGACTAACTTCCATTTCCTGAAGGGTCAGAATTACGGCTTCAGCGGCAACAATACCACGTACGTACTGGATATCTATCCTGAGGTGACATTGTCCCGCACTACAATCCGTAGCAAGATCGATGAAGATCCGAAACTGTGTCGGGCATTGGAGATTGTTACACAGCTGCGTCAGATGGAGCTCTATTGGTCCGACATTGACCCTGCACTCCATGTCACACCAGACGTCCTCTATAAGGACATTAAAGAGCTCGGGTATGATTGGGATATTCTGCTAGATACCCGCGACTACTGGGTCTTTGAATGCGATGAATCAAAAGAGAAACCTTTCCTCTCAACAATGGACCTACTCCGTATGCGGGCAGGTCAGTATGTACCCTGGTGGTACCCTAAAAAGACATAAAAGGTGACACATGTCAAATATCATCAACGGCATGCACTACGAGATTATGATTGAGGTCGATGGTGATAATGCCGAGCGGTTCTTAGAACACGTCTCGGCTAACCTCCCCAATCTAAACCGAGTACCTGCAGCTAACCAAATTCGATGGGCAACCAACTATTGGCTGGACCAACTGGCCAGCCGAGGCTACCCGGTAGATCTCACTGCCTTGGCCCTGTTACGGTGCAATACGTTACCTGAATTCATGGCTCAGTTCAAGCATTTGATCATACCCCTGATCGTGGACTATAACCTACCGGATACCACACAGACCGTGTACCCGATGGAGCGGTACCAGTATGGGTAGTGGGGTGACTGGATTCTATAGAACCCACCTATCTAGAGGTCTAGTATGGCTAACCGTAAAGCAGCAGAAGCCGCTGTAATTAAATATCTAAAGGAATTAGAGGGCGGTGACGTAAACGCAGCCCTGTACACCGCATTATTTAAATCCATGTCAGACGCTGAGTTTGAACGCTGGATTGATGCGCTGGATAGTGGACGTGAAACCATCCACCTCATTATCCCCAATGCCAATGACATCAAACTTGACATTAACCGCACCGTTAAAGTTGGCGAAGAGTTAGGCGCAAAGTTCTTTGAACAACTCGTCTTAACTGACCCCGAGACGGGTGAGGAATACACCACGCCATTATCGTACATGGTGCTGGATGTGGCCATGCGCCGTCAGTCACAGCACCTGATTAAGAAGCAGTCGATTCCTGAGGATGACCGGGTTGTTGACCATCTCTCTGGCCAGGTAACCGGCGACTCTAAGGGCGGGAAGATCTCACTGCCTGAGTTATTGGTGATCGAGTCTAAAGGCTTGGAAACCAGTCTACTGGAGCTGATTAAAGTACGAGGCGGTGATGATGTAGCCTTAGCCGCTATGAAGGAAGCTATTCGGGAATCCGGTACCTTTAACGTTAAAGCGATCGAAGCCTTAGGCAGCAAACCTACTGCAATTAAAACGCTACGCGCATTACTATTGTCAGTACACCTGGATAACACGATTGGGGAGCAGTAATGGTTTCAGACAAGGAGTATCACACCGTCTATGCGTCTATGGATAGCCTTCTCGATACCCGCATGGGTACGGTGGCTCGCATAGATCAATCGGTAGCCGCGGATATCCTGAAAGACGACCGGTACCATAGTCGACGTACGAATGAGCTTTGGCTGCTCGATGATCGGATCAATCCGGATGCCTTTAAACGGCTGTGGAAAGACCGTGACATTGAGACCCTTAAGCTCTCCATGGCTACCCTTGTCGTACCTCTACTGTACGACATCCAGCAGCGGTATCGGAGCAAGGATGCCATTAAGCCGGATATCGTAACCCTTAGATTGATTGTTAATACGCACCCGTATCGCCTTACGGACGAAGAGCAATCGCTTTATTGTGATATCTTACGCTCCGTCACACAGATCGACGATGTTCGCCTAACCAGTACGTCAGTCGACTGGCTCACTCCAACCACGCTTGCACAGTACAACACCTTCATCTGGCATGACCTGGATGAATGGTTCACGCTACACGGTGAAGCTTTAACCGAAAACCCTATGCCGAAGTTGGACTTCTACGCACCGGAGATCTTACAGTGTAGCGGTGAGGTACCGCCTCAAACCTTTATCGGCAATGCCTTTAGAATGCTCTTTGCCGAGTTGGCGGTATTTGAGTTGATGCCCCTGCGTTACTTTAGCCTTATGTTGCCTGACGATATAGAGCCCACTGACCCCTGAGGGTCAGTGGGACTCACTACATGCGGGTTGTATCAGTAAAGGTTTTGAAATCCAGATCAGATGGATCAGTAGCCGTTTCCCCCTCTACAAGTGTAACGGGTGGAATGTCATCGTGCGTGAGCGTAACGTCAGGACGGTCAACCACTTCCCCTTGTAAGTAGGGGTTGGTCGTAACCTTAGCCGCAATACGGGTAAAGGCTTGCGCCATCTCACGTTCCAACTCTAGCCCTTCTGCTTCGACATTAACCCGCAGCTCATCGATACTGGTTTTAGCCAAGTCCCGTAAAACCTGTACCTGGTTTTTATCAATCTCTTCTGCTTTGCCGTTGATTAACGCTAAACGTCTTTCCTGCACAAGCCTTAACACTGATGCAGGGGTGGTGTCTAATGGACTGCTCATGGTATACCCCTAATAAAGGCAGGTGAAAGTCATACAATCATACCGTGCAGTCCAATCGTGTGAATGCAAAACCTATATTACCTTGATGTATTGAGTGTACTGTGACCCTTATAGGCGCCATAGGAGGCAGAATGGTCAAACAGTTACTGCATGGGTTACGACGCCTGTGCATGGAATTTACCTTATTTAAATTGGAGGATCGTAACGCCACACACTACGACAGGCTGGCAACCTACGTTACACTTTTATATAGCTTACGCCACCGTGCCTCAGACCGTGCAATATTAAGAACCCTACAGGTTGAATCTACCATAGCCGATGTCACGGTAATGTTGGATCTAGTAGCGTCTATGCGCAGGTCACTCGAAGAGGACGGTGTACTTAATTATGTTCAAACTGGCATCGCCCCTAAAGTAGGGGTTGCCTCGGCACACCAGTGGCTGGTGGAGTCTACTCACCGCCGGGGTATGTCAGTGGACGACTTTTTTAGTAAATATACGGCTTCGTTGGAGGCCCTTCTTTTAGAGCTGAAGACTTTAGTGGACATACAGCCTCACTATGTAGAACGTAAGCTATCGCCCTTAGAAAGTGGTACCCGTTCACTGGTGGACTTGCTATTGTCACTTTAGTCAGTGGAGACCTTTATGAAGAAAACGCGCTCATCCCCTATGCGCCCTAAGCTCAATGACCTTAGAGCCGCTTTTGCCAGGGCGAATGACATTCTGGCAAAACTCTGGGCCAAGACCCTAATGGTGGCGGGCTCTGGACCCCATGGGATAAAGCCAATCGGTGCTGAAGATTGGGACCGCTGTGTCAAGGACTGGTATGAGGAACAACTCAAGACTCGGGGACCGGATGCAAAGTCAGATATCATCTCCCTTAAAGGGAACCTGGTTAAGGCACTGTCCCGTGACAGCTTGACATGGTCTAACTTTTATCAGGGACTTCAAATTCTGACGGCAGGCCGCCGCTTTAAGGCCATACGCTTTGAGGTACACCTTATTCCCACGCGGGAATCAGATGAAACCCGCATCGTAGCGATCGATGTGATTAACCGCGAGACCGGTGCCGTTGAAGATCCACTGATTGCCTCCTTGCGTGAAGGGAATACCCCTACCCTTAAACCGGGTGAAACCGCTATTCCTGACACACTCTACATTGTAGAGGGGTTCGAGGATCCTCGCTTCCAATGTGTTGGCATGCGGTATACTGGATGGGAGCCTATGACAGTTCCGGCGGATTACTTCAATGGAATGTCGTTTAGCAATACGCTGGTTCAGGACAAGGATGGCATGATCGATACGCGGTGGCAGAGACTGATGGTGAGGCAGTGATATGGATGATGGATTTTACACCCTGTATACCCGGCTCGCCCCTAAATTGTCAGAGGGCAGTCGGGTCATTCGAGATCCCATATTGAACGTTATTGTGGATGAGGAAATGCACAGCGTACACATAGAGGCACAGGGTCGTACACTGGATATGCCGTTGAATCGCATTCTGGCCCTCCCCAGTGTAGGTGGGGAACTCTACTATACAAGCGATGTGGATCAACATGGGTTCATTGGCTGGAGCATGCCGTGTCTATTCTGCAGTTACGCACCTGAAGCCGACCCTAAGGTACACTAAGGAGACATTATGGATGTGTTGTACGGCAACCTTGTCGACGTTGTTGAAACAAACCCACAGAACTGGACTGAACACATTGTCGTTATACACAATGCAAACTGTCAGTGCCGCATGGGGGCAGGCGCAGCGAAAGCCATAGCCATGGCGTGGCCTGAAGTGGAAATTGCCGATCAGATGACCGGGCGAGGAGATCGTGAGAAACTTGGCCACTGGTCAATGGCCAGTGTGGAGATTGATGACTACTACATCATATCTGTACATAATCTCTATTGCCAGTATCGGTATGGTCCGGCCTATGAGCAGCACTTCGATTACGAGGCATTTACCACAGTCTGTCATCGATTGGCTGAGTATTATAAGGGAATGAACGTTCGTTTCGTCTTCCCTTTAATCGGGACCGGTCATGCAGGTGGACGTTGGGCACGGATACGGGATACGTTGTTGGAGGTACTTAAGGACTTCCCAATGACGTTGGTTAAGCTATCGCCCAATGCCACCTAAGGCTAGGCGATAATATAGCAAATCAAGAGGATCAGTCAGGTCCTCTTTTTTTTTTAACTGGATGAGGGTTTAACCATGCCGGTAGCACCTAAAGAGTCGGTCTTTAAAACAGGTCCAGACGACAGTTTGCGGGTTGTTGACGTATACGGTGAGGGGGAAATCTTAAGTGCGTTTGAAGGGGCCGCTGCTGCTGCCGCTGCTGCACAGGAAGCTGCTGCAGAGGGTCAGTCCCCAGAAGAAGCTGAAAGGGCACTGAGTCAAAACTTACAGGCATTGAAAGCTGCCCTCTCTCAGGGTGGGTTTGAACTCTTGCTCGAGAAGCTACTCTCCTTGGGCCTGTCGGTGGGACAGCTCCGCAGCTTCCTCAAGAGTCTATTCCCATTGGCGGTAGATGTCATTGAGTTCTTTAACCGCTTCCGGGGCTTGGGTGTTAATGAGATCAATGCCCTATTGACTTTCATCCAGACTACCATGTCACCGGACGATTACCGGTCACTGAATAACAAGACGTTACCGGTACACGTCGAGTCGGTTAATCAGATTTTAGGGGCCATGGATCGCGGACAATTAAACGGTGACGACCTGTATTTAGATGCCGGTATTACCCGGGGAGATAGTCGTCTAGAGGTACTGGAGACGCTGAGTGACTTAGGGACTCGCCACCCTCTGCCGACAAAGGTGCGCACTCTCGCAACACTGAACAGTGAAACGATCCTTAAGACCCCCTACCTAACGCCTGAGGAAATTGTTGCTGAGATTGAAGCAGCGGAGTTAACCCCTGAAGAGCAACTCTTTATTCAGACCCAGGTCGCCTTAGCGGCGGCCAACTCAGGTAACCATGCGCAGGTTGCGGCGATCATTGAGGCGATGGGTTCCCGCGCCACACCGTCATTGCGACGGGATACGGTTCGCCGCCTACTTAATAGTTATCGATTGGATCGTGCCGAGCCTAAGTCGGCCCATAGTGGCATGGCAGAAGCCTTTTACGATAACCTTAATCTAATTGATGAGGGGTGTTTAACCTATGATCGAGATGGGGAGTTGATTATCGACTATACCCTCTTTCGATATGCCTCTGACGATGCGATCAGGGTCTTTACCTCGTTTGATCCACTCAAGTCGACAGCGATCATGGCGAAAGGTCTTAGTACAGATCCTAAGTCCTTAGGGTACCTCATCCAATCCCAATATCCATCTCTGGCGGTATAATGGAGCTTTATACAGTACAGTTGGCAAAATGGCGGTTAGTTAAGGCGAAAGATATTCCTTTATTGGACATTACTCTGCGCAGCGGTAACCGTTGTTTTGCCCCTACTCCTAAATTACTCGGCGATTATAAGGCGGGTCGGATCTCAGCTGAAGAGTACCGCACCGAGTATTACCGACTCATGCGTACGAGTTATCGGGTCAACGCTACACAATGGGACAAGCTATTGCGTCAGCCTAAGGTCGCTATCGCCTGCTATTGTAAGGCAGGTGCGTTCTGTCATCGGTTACTGCTAAAGGAGATGATCGAGAAAGCGTGTACTGCGGAGGGCATTGCGTTTACGTATAAAGGTGAAATAGAAGACTAGCCACCGGGGATTACCCCCGGTGGCTGTGTCCTTTTTTTCTTTATCGATCGCCAGCACGATATAAAGGACCTATGACGCGGTTCGCCATAGTCTCTGTACCAGCAAAGTGCGAGGCAAAGTGTGACATGGAGAACCAGCGTTCAAAGTCGGCTATTTGGTTTCGCCAGGCTAACTTCAAACGGGGTTCAATGTAATACTGGTCATAGAGTGAGAGTCCACCTAGCACCGCCATGTAGTCCGTGAAGGGCGTATCCTCATCGATCATGGATAGCTTCAGTGCGTCCGTAGGCCCTGCCAATTCTGACACCGGTACATGTAGAATCTTAGACAGGTTCACTACTGAGAAACTCACTTCAACCGACGTCGGTAACCCATCGGCTGACCACCCCATGCTATCATCACCACGGGTAATGGAAAGACTGTCTATCATACCCAGTTTAATGACGTTACGACCCGGTGCGTACAAGCTACACAGGAACGGACTGGTGTAAGAGTTCTTACCGGTAGTACGCGGCAACGCACCTGCCAGTAGCATACACAGCGGCAGATAAATGTTCAGTAGAATCGAAAGCTTGTTCCCATAGGGCGAGGACAGTTTAATGGTGTAGTTGGATTTGGGCAGATCCGCACTGGCGCTGTCCCAAAACTCAGGGATATCGACGTACGCCGCCCCCCCTAGGGCAGAGAGTCCCCCAAGACCGACTGAATTTAAAGCCCCTTGTACGAACGACTTTATCCCCCCTAACATACTTTCAATGCCATTGACAATGGTATTGTCCCCTATGTTACCACCGGCCATGTTGAAGTAGGCAGATCGACCAGAGGAGCTAATCGAGTTAAGCTTATCCGCAATATCGGAGGATTTAAAGCTATTCGAAAATGACTCCGACACTGAACCTTCATGGTCCACCGCAAAACTTACAAAGGCAGCCCCATCGGCTAGCTCCCCATCGAAGTAGTCCTTCATGGACGGGTCGTTCCATGCACGGGCAACCTCAACACCGCCATCGGACATAGACTTCCCATTTTGCTTGTCGGGTACACTATCTGCGGCGCTGCCTTCGGTCGCATGTGCATCTACAGCTGCCTGAGGGTCATCCGCCCCGACCCCTTGACCAATGGTACCCCCTTTATAGAAGGTATTCAGATACTCCGGTAAGCTACGATGTTTACTGGGGGGATTAGGGTCAAAGTTCCCCTCAACATAACTTAACACGGCGTTATCGAAGAGCTCTTTAGGTTGACCTCGAAAACTCTTTTCCAAGGTATTTAAGGTTTTATAATGCGCATTCGCAAGGCGCTGGGCGCGAGTCGAAATTGCAAAGACGTCTATACCGCCATCGGAGGTCATGACGTCGGGTAACAACCGGTTCAGTACTTCAAACTCAGAGGCACTTAACCCATTGTTATACGTAATCTTGGTAGCGCTACCCTCACTATCCAGAGTAACGTCATCAGGTGTGGGGCCATTTATAATCCCCATATTCACACCAATACGGTTTAACAGATGGCTGACAGTAGACCAGTACATCGGCATCACAGGCTTCATGTAGTAAAACCGACTATAGGGTGTCGCGTTTACAAAGTTCCAGATACGTTTTACAAAGTTAATGACGCTGTTGACGACCTGGAAGGGGGCCGTTAGTACATACCCCACCACTTGTCCTGCAAAGAATGTAAAGTCAGAGGCATCCCCGGTATTGGCTAAGCGACCTACCGCCGTATCGTAAAATCGACCAAAGAAGTTGGTGAGGGAGTTATATTCGGGTACCCCAAACTGCATATGGATGATTTGTGCATTGTCATCAATAGCCTCAGAGTAATATTCACCCATACCCCGGCTATCTGGATTGATTCCCGGTACCTTAGGGTCACAATAGCGGGTAAATTGTGGACGGGGGTTAATCGCAAAGTTACCACCCGGTGTGGTATCTGTGTATTTGAGTTCAGCAGATGAAAACCGCTGCCCTCGAGATTCGCTATCCCGTATCTTTGCACCGCCAATGCCATTCTTGGTGGTTAACCCGGGTACAAAGAAAGCTTGTCGAATCCAGTCGGCATCTGACCGTATTCCACTCTCTGGGATGGGGGTAGCCATAGCTAGACTCCTACAGTATGTCAAAAGAAAGAAGGGGGCTAGGCCCCCTTACTTATGAATAGTCAAATCCAACGACACCGTTATATCCCGATCCTTGGGAATCCCCTTTACGCCGTCCAACAGGCGTATTAGGTTTAGTGCCTTTAGGCTGACTGGGTTCTCCTGCAGATACGTTCACCTGAGGAGGTTGCTGGTTTTCAATAGCGGCAATGAGTCGGTCCATCTTCGCATTGGTTTCTTCTTGGGTCATGACCTGACGTTCACGTAGACGTTGTGCTTCAGAGGCATGCTTCGTTTGCTCGCCAACTAAACGCTCCACGTCCACACCGGCAGCGCCTGCCCCTACATCCGGCAGGTTAGCCGTACCGCCTGTCTGAGCCGTTAGGGTACCGTCTACTCCACTGGGCCCTACCTTAGGACTAACAGGCAATGCGCTCGCTACAGGGTCGTTGTTAGCCGTTGCATTAACACTGGGGTCATCGTCGGAGATACCTGCGTCCGCCAATACAGGCTTCTTCAGGGTAGTCGATGCGATGGTATCAACGCCCTCCAAGGAGAAGTCTTGATCCCCAATATCATCACCCTTCTCAGCTTCCTTGACCTCCTTCTCTTGCTGAGCCAGCATTTCCCGTGCCGGACCAATAAACTTCATTGGATCCGCCGTGGGTGAGCGCTGTGCATGGCCTTCTCTCACCTCAAAGTGCAAGTGAGGACCGGTAGAGACACCCGTTGACCCTACATACCCAATTATCTGGCCCTGCTTCACAACAGCGCCAGCCCCTGTCCCTGCCGCAAACCGACTCAAGTGAGCGTAGCGCGTAGCGCGACCATCAGGGTGGTTAATGTAGATAACGTTGCCGTAACTACTGCTGCGGTACTGACGAGAGATAGTGCCATCCATTGCCGCGTACACCGGCGTACCAGTAGGTGCAGCAATGTCGATCCCCCCATGACCGTGCATCTCCTTTCGAGTTGGATGCATGCGGCGACCGTACGCAGAGCTAATACGTCCCTGTGCAGGCATGAGCATGCTGCCATCTCCAGATGGTTTCATGTTACTGGGTGCATCCGGTACACCTGCAGGCATATTGCCATCCGCATCCGGTGCATCGCCATTAGAGGCACTACCCATCTCTGAGCGGCCCATGCCATTGGCGGTTTCCACTGGACTGTTGTTACCCGCCTTGGACTTAGCCTCCTCACTGCGCTGTTTGCTAATAGCCTGTTGCGTTTCCTTCGCCTGCGAAATGGCCTCTGTAGCTTTATCGTTCGCCTTCACCTCAGGTGGCATGAAGGACTGATTGTTGTTGATCCGACCCGTCGCTAATGTATCCAGCAGACGTTTCGTATACACGGCAATCACTTCCCTGAGCGACTCTACGACTACACCGTACATGGGGCTATCCGTGATCGCATAGGGGTCCTTCCCAGACGCAATGTCATTCGCAGTGAATTGAACACGGTTTACATATTCAATTTTCATCTCTACGGACATGCGCTTATCGATCTCCTCAAGCTCCAGAATCTCATCCAGCAGTTTAAGGGTTTGGAGGTGTGTAAGGAGTACCGGAGTAAAGCGTTTAGCAAACCACGTGGTCCAGGCTTTGGCATTCGCCTCATTGGTAAAGGACAGTCCCATCGACTCGGCCATCTGCTTAAAGAAATACTCGGGATCTTCCGTTATCTCTGCACGCTTGCCTACCCAGGTGACCGCATCCAGTGCAAGTAACTCCAACTCACGCACCCGTTTTACAAAGGTACGGTCCTTGAGGTTTACACCGTACTGCAAGAGCCTCAGTCCCTCAATAGGCTCCACCTCCGTATCCTTACGCAAGGCTTCTACTGCTTTGCCACCTAAGTACATAACCGCACCGGCACCCGGTATCGCCTTCGCGATTGCAGGCGCTGCTTTGGTTAGTGCATCTCCCAGTGCACCCACAACCCCCTTCTCACGGACAGTCTCAATCGCGGCACTGACGCCTGCCTTTATTCCCTCAGCCTTTTCCGCTACCTTGCCCCAGATACTGGCCAGAAGACCACGCTTCATCTCACCACTGGCACCAGCCACCTCAGGGGTTTCCACCTCTTCAGCTTTGGCGAGTAACTCAATGTACGCGTAGATGTCTTCTTTGCTAGCGATGGATTTCTCGCCCCCATAGGGACTATTCATGACCTCATAGGGATGGGTATGGAGCCCTGGTGGTATCTGTTCCATCTTCACGCGCTTCAAGAAGAGCGCACGGGTTTCACCGTCCATCTCATCCAGACGTGCATCCGAGTCCAGTAGACGATCATCACCTGTGGCGGCATGTAGAGAATGGATATAACGGGTGAAGGCGGGGGCAAATCGATCGGTTAACCACTGTATCCATACTAGCTGACTATTCCGGTCCTTCGGGTCACGGTTAAAGCTCGCTGCGACTTCCTTATAGAGCTTAAACCGATCAACCTTCAACTCGCCACTGCTGCGTATAGACGCAGTGTCTTTCCCTAACTTACGCTCCAACGCCATAACGGCTTTAATCGCCTCCGGGTTGGCATCCTTACCCAGACCGTACATCATCATCCGCAACAATGTCCACTTAGCATTTGGTGCCAGTTTACCGCTAGTTTGAGTTTCCTCTTCTTCATCCTTTTTAAAGAAACCCCCAATGAACGGTATGGATCCCGCCACCGCAGTAATACCTGCCTTAGCGGCACCGAGTACGCCTTTCTCACGTACCGTATCAGCAACCGTACTGACCGCACTATGGACACCGCTGGCGACCCTACCCATCAACGCAACACCAGGTACTACCTTAGCAACGGCACCGTAGACTTTCTTAGCTCCTTCAACTAAGGTACTGAAGGTACCTTTAGAGTCAACCTCCACGTCTTCCACGTTACCCGCTTCAGCCGCCTTCAGTAGCACCTCGGTGTACTCTGAGATCTCCTCAACCATGTTGCGTACTTCATGGCCTTTAAAGGGTGAGGCTACCCACTCGTACGGATTGAAGCCATTGGCGACATCGTCAGCGGTAATCTGAACACGCTTAATATAGTCCGCATGGTACTTAGGGTCCAACTCATCGTCTACATCCGTGACATCCACATCCTCATCAATCTTTTTCAAGACGGTCAGGTGTGTTAAGAGTATAGGACCAAAGCGTTTCACAAACCAAGTCTGCCACTCCGTAGCATCATTCATGTTGTTGAGGTCCATCCCCATGTCTTCACCGAACTCATGGAAATATTCAACTTGGTCACCTTTAAAGGTAGCCCGCATCCCTTCCCAGCTGATGTCGTCAATGAACTCACGCTCAATACGACGGACATGTGCGATGAACTCTTGATCAGTTGTGTCAATGCCGTACTGCATGAAGCGCAAGGCTTCCAATGGTTCTAGTGAGGCATTGTCCCTGAAATGGCTCCAGAGTTTATACCCACCATAGGCTGCAGCGCCTACCGCGACTGCACCTCCAATAATCAATCCTACAGGCGCTGCCGCAATGGCACCGCCAATCGCAGCGGCACCAGATGCAAGCTTAGCTCCACCTGCGAGTACGGCAGCACCCACCTTAGACGACGCTAGTAATGGCGCAGCCGCAAGTGCACCGCGTTTAAGCAGCCCACCTGCACCCTTAGCCCCTCGTTTTAGTAGGTTCCAAGACTTACCAAGTAAACCTGGTTTCCTACCCCCCGGAGGCGTACCTCTGGCGTTACCTAAGGCATCTACACCGTCCAGTACGTCACCGGCTGTACTGGCGGCGGACTTAATGCCCATCGCTATCATGAGTTTATCACCCAGCGCACCAATGCCGCTCATGAACAGTCCACCGAGCGAACCAATGATGTCCATAAGCCAAGAGTTCTTTTCTTCCTTCTCTTCTTTCTTTTCCTCTTCCTTAACCTTGACTTCTTCAGGGGTTAACTGAGATCGCTGATCTCGCCAGCTCCCTGCACGGTGACCTTCTTCGTCGTCTTCCTTACCGACTTCACGGGCGAAGTTATCGGTGACTTTAGCAACTGTATCCTTCAAACCACTAACATTATCATCGTTAGCGAGAATGTCGTCATAGCTGTCTCGGATAATGTCAGTACCGGAACTAGACCAACTCTCGCCCGTCAGATGGCGGTAGATACCCTGTTGAACGTTTAACTGTTCAATCAACACCGGCAGTAGTTTACGACTACCAATGTCCATCTGGTTACCGGTCAGTGCCTGTCGGACAGACTCCCCTACCTCAGAGAGTTTAGCCGTGAGCTCTTCCATGGATCCTACGTTTAACGCATCCATGTTTAGATCGGGTATGCGGGCTTTAAGTTCATCCAAATCCATGGACTTTAACATATCAGGGGTAAGGTTCTGATCCTTCAGCTTCTGCCAGAGTGACAAGGTTTCACGTTCACTGGGGTCCAGCTCAGGGGCACCGCCCCCTTGCATCTCCCGAAACATCGCCATCATCTCTTCACGCGACATGCCACCGCCACCGGCTAGGCGTCGACCGCCTTCCTTAGCAACACCCCAGATACCACCCGCTATACCGGCGGTAGCTTTGCCGACACCCTTCAGGTATTGACCGTACAGCTTAGCGCCTTTCCCTAGCAATTTACCGCCTAGTTCAAGGCCACGCCCCGCCAGGCCACCCAGTAACCCACTGAGTCCCTTAGCCTCAATGCTAATGCCCCACCGGTCAACGAGTCCCGTCTCAATATCGTCCAAGGAAATAACGATGTTCCCCTTAGAGTCTAAGACTTCGCCGTCAATTTGCCCTTGGTGTGTGATGACTTTCTGACTCCGACTGGAGATGTAGCCGCCATTGCGCATGAGCAGTGCACGCATACGCGGTGTGCCTTCACCCTTTACATAGACATCTTTAACCCCGTCGAAGCGATCCTTCACCTTCTGCACTACAGCCATGGGTGCCTTTAGTACAGCGCCCATAAGTGCAAACTGTGCGCCGTAAATGCTACCCAGTCCCCGCATCAATCCCTTACCGGCTTCTATTAAGGTATTGCCGAAGCGGTCCTCAATCCCTAAGTCATAGTCTTCCTGGGTGAGTACAAAATTGCCATCCAGATCTACCACGGGGCCCTGAATGTCCTCCATAGTAGCGATGGGGGCTTTGGTTTCAGCATCGAAGTACCAGCCGTTACGCAGTCCTTTTGCGGAGATAACAACGCCCGGCTTCCCTTTAACGTAGATATCCCGTACACCGGTTGCACCTGTACGCTTCAGTACCCGATTCCCCACGTCCAAAGCAACATCTTTAGCCGTCTGGACGGTCTTCAAAGACGTACGACCTAACCAACTGTAGTAGCTACCCAGCATCCCTACTAAGCTACCTGCACCAGAGCGCAGTTTGCCCAGTAACCCAGACCCCATCTCTTCCACCGATACAGTGTCGCCACCCTCACCCCCACGACCTGCATTTTCAGCAACGGCCTGTAAGAGTACATGGTTGGTTTCAAAATTGCCATTGATGGCGTCTAAGATGGCGTCTAAACGCTCATGAGTAGGTGAGGCGTCCAATGTACCCTGGGGTGCCTCAGAGCGCAAATCTACAGCGATAGGTATACCGTCATAGGTTGAGGTCAGCGTGGTGAACTGACTGAACAATTCTTCCACCAACAATTTACGCTGTGGCGTGAAGTCATCCCAATTCACTGTACTAGTGGTGTTGTAGTTAACCGTGTTACTAAAGGTACCGGTCTCGCCCGCCTTATTAGTAATAGCGTCTAACCTACCATAGGTACCCTCAAAGCCCTCTGAGAGTGTACTGGCTATTGTATCTAACCGCTCGTGGGTACCGATGTCGGCTGCATCAAACTGAATGCCCTCTATCGCCGTTAGCGTGCCACTATTACCGCTAGTAATAGCGTCTAGGATAAGATCCAAATACTCGTGCGTGAGCGTGTCACCCACTATAGGCGCTGTATCTGGACCTGGTGCAGGTAATGGACTGGGGTCGGCTGACGGTGCAGGCCCCTCTCCCCCTTCCCCTGGTCTAAGTCTTCCGTCGATGTAGGCTCTAACCTTCTCCGCATTAACCTTACCGGTTTTGGGATCTACTATACCCAAGCGGTACAGCGTCTCCTTATCCGCAACCTTGTTTGTATCCGCCAGTCCTTGGTTAACGTCCCGTGTCATCGCGGTAATACGGTCATAAAGTCTGGAGAGCTTGATCTTATTCTCAGAGTCGAAGTTAATATCCTCCGAGTCTAAGAACGTTTCCAATGCTGCGGTTAGTCCTTCATCCTCACCGGCCACTGAAGTTTTACGCAAATTGTTCAGTGAGAGTGTACTACCATCATCCCTTAACTGGAGGATTCTTCTATTCAGCGCGGCCTTAACGTCATCGTCAAGGTTTTCACCCCCTAACAACTTCGTAACAGCATCTGCATCATTTAACCGGTTATCTACATTGCGCTGATCAAATAGTCGGCTGGCAACAATGTTATCCTGAGTCGATTGACTGACAAACTGTTCCCGTTCAGTTGAGTAGGTAATCCGCTCCGCTGATTCCCCTGTGGCAACTGTTGTTACTTGTTGGAGGATACGGGAGAGATAGCCTGGTATAATCTCAATGATTGAACGACGGGTAAGCAGATCAAAGCCAACGGCATTAGCTGCATCAGCATGCAGGTTTGAATTAACGCTGAAGGACTCCTTGAACGTAGGCGCCAGTTCTCGTATGAAGTCTTCCACGGCTTGTACGCCGCCAGATTCCAGTAATCGCTGTAGGGTTTCATTCTCTACCTCCACGTTATCGAATACACTGCGCCCCGAACGGGCCCAGTCGTTTGCCACCTTAGGGGCATTCTCTATCAAGTACTGCATGGTGTCAGCGCCCCGTAGGAAGCGACCACGCTCTACCGTTTCACTGGCATTCAGTACGCGTTTAAACTGCGCATTGATTTTACGTTTGCGTCCACCGAAGAGACCTGAACTGGTGCTGATCGTTTCCGCAATCTCTTCACCGACCCGCTTATCCTCATAACTCTCTTTATCCGTCAAAGCCTGTAGATCCAAAGGCTCACCGGAAGCCTCATATTGCTGAATGCGGGCCTCTAGTGCTTTAGCCGCACGAGAAGAGAGTCGGTTATCGGGATCCAGTAGTTTTATTAGACGACTACGCTCCTGGTACTTATTGCGTGTAACGAGACGGTCACCCGCTAACCTAGCACCATATTTAAAGGCTGCGGACGTACCCATGGCACCTAACTGCTCGCCAGCCATCCGGGCACGGTCAATACCTGCCTCATCCATGGTCTCACCCATCTCCGACATCTGTTCGTACATGTCGGCACCCATGAGGACACCATCTTTAAGATCACGGGCTGCGCCTGTAATCTTCTTGAAGGCACGTTCTCGAAACTCAGAGGTGTAGTTCGCAACAAAGTCATGCACACTGCCTTGCACCCGACCAATGAGCTGATTGGTCGCAACCTGACCGTATTGCTCGGAGAGCCGTAACTTAACCGCCTCGGGTAGACCGGTGTTCTTAACCACCGCTTTGAGTTCGTGTAAGTTCTGATCCGCCATCGCTTTTGTAACCGTTAACAGGTCACGGGCTGCGAAATACTGACGGTGCTGCAGTTCCAGACTCTTACGTTGGTAGTCAAAGAGTACCGATTCTTGATACCCTACCAGTTTACTGATACCTTCACTGATAGAGGTAAGCTGATTGTACTGACGGTCGCCCTGCTCAATCGCAATTTTACGGTCAACAGAACGCTGCTTATCTTCCAGTGTCAGGTTAGCCTCTGTTGCGGCTGTCTGGGCAGTCGCTTCACGGTACTTATCAAAGATAGAGCCCAGGCTACCGGCTATCGCAGACTCATTGGGGTCTACGTACTGCCTCGCCTCTTCGGCCTCACCACCCAGCTTCTTAACCGTATCCGCCAGCCATTTAGGTAGATATTTATCCGCCTTTTCCTGGCTTTTACGGAGCATTTTCTGAGCCGCTTTGACCGCAGGCTCAAGTTCTTTGGCTGCCGCATCATATAGATCCTGGCCTAAGGACAGCGCGTCATCCGCGGCATCAATGGCCATGCTATAGCCTTCCGGCAGTGCATTCTCTTTAATTGCACGGGCTGCGGTACGGGCTGTACTGGTACGTAATACTGATTTGAGTGCCCCGTCCGCCACACGCGTGGCGGGCGTGCGGTTATCTGCTGCCGCACTGTCGTCTGGCATTATGTCGATGTCAGGTACATCGAGATCGTCCAAGGCATCGATGTCAAAATCAACATCATCGTCATACTTGGCCATAGAGTACCTCCTTTTAGGTCACTGACCACTTGTCAGATGATTCAACCGCTGTCCACTATAGTGGTTTATTGACTTAGGGAATGATTTGATTCACCTCACATAGGGACCTCCGTATGTCCAATAGAAGTAAACCTTTCAACATTGCCCTGCTAGAAAATCGTCTCCAACGCATTGCGGGTCTCTTACCCGTTAAGTCATTAGAGATGTTTGTGCAGGGTCGAGAGTTCCATCCTACAGGACTCTACTCTGATCTAATCTTTGGCCCTGTCGGTAGTGATAGCCGTATGACCCGCCATGGGTATATTAACTTACGGACTCAAGTTCTCCACCCTAAGGTCTTTGAAGACATCACCCGGTTAAAGAGCCTGTATAAAGACATTATGCAAGGCCGTGCCTATGCGATCTGGGACGCTGAGCTAAAAGACTTCGTACGGTCAGACGTACTCGAAGGTGAAACTGGCTATGCCTTCTTCATGAAGCACTTTAAAGAGATCGAGATTCCCCGCACGAAGTCCTATCGTCGTGATATCGTCATTGACCTCATTAATAAGTACAGAGACAGGTCTGTCCTTAACTTTTTAATCGTCATGCCTGCAGGCCTTCGGGATCTGGACATTGATGAGCAAGATCGTCCGGTTGAGCAGGAGATCAATAAACTCTACCGTAAGGTGATTGCCGCTACCAACGGAATTTCAGAAGCCCTCGCCTTTAAGAACGACCCCGTGCTCAATGCGACGCGCTGGTCTATCCAATCCTCCGTTCAGCAGATTTGGACGATTATCATGGGGATGTTAGGTGGTAAACAGGGCTTCCTACAGTCTAAATGGGGATCTCGTCGAGTTGCCTTTGCTACAGCCAACGTAATTTCGGCTATGGATCCAGCGGGTTCAGATTTGGACGGACCGCGTAGCTTTGACCTGACGACGACACAGGTGGGAATCTATCAGTTCATTAAAGGCACCGAACCGGTTATGACCGGCTTTCAAATGCCTAATGGCATTGCACGGAACCTGATTGCAGAGGCCGATTATGAGCCCTACCTCATTGACCCTAAAACCCTTACCTCTCACCGGGTGAAGTTAGATGAGTCGGAGCGTGTGAGTTGGGCTACAGAGGCCGGTCGAGCTAAGCTAATTAAAGCCTTCAGTGAGGTCGAACGCCGTCATCGACCCATTATGGTAAGCGACCATTACCTTAAACTCGTCTATCAGGATGAGAAAGGCTTCAAGCTATTGGACTCAATCGCTGAGTTACCCGAGGATAAGGATGCCTCTACAGTACGTCCTCTAACCTGGGCGGAGTATTTCTACATTGAGGCCCAGCAGTACGTACATCGCGTGCGCTGCTACATTACCCGATACCCAGTTACAGGTCAGGGTTCTACGTATCCCTCTACGGTGTACTTGCGCTCTACCGTAACCTCACACATTCTACACACTTATAATGAAAGTTGGGAGTTGGAATCAGAAGGACAGGTGTACCCTGAGTTTCCAAACACTGTCGGTAAAAGCGAGTTTATCTCAACTACGATCGTAAGTCCATTTGCGTTAGTCGGCCTTGGGGCTGACTACGATGGCGATAAAAAGTTATAACCATCATATTGTATAAGTAAACTACAATATGGTGTAATATGTTTTACAAGTATAAGGACATAGAAGGTTTTGTAGAAGTACGCGGGCCCAACAATAACCGTGTATATGTGAATAAAGAAGGTTTGGTTCTAGATGCGAACGGGACTAAGCTAGATAAACGACTAGATGGCTCGGGTAACTCTATTGTCGATATTGATTTAGGTTACGGGACATCAGAGACACTTGTGGCAAAACTCGTTATTCTGGCTTTTAAACGTCCAGTAGATGACGTTATACCTGCAATTGTGCCCTTTAGCACAATTGGTGATAACGGCAATCTACACCCGAGTAACCTAGGATATAGGTTTAAAGATGGACCTATCGAGTCTAAAAGGTTTCCAGGATTTTACCACGTACCTATGGTTACCCGATACGTTATAAATAAGGACGGTGACCTGTTAAACAGTATTACCGGACGACCCATTAAATGGGTCCAGGACATGCAGCTGGCTAATAAATGGCGAAATACCACTGGCGGCTATTGGTGCTGCGTCCTAGCAGGTGACGGTGGCAGTACTAGGGTTAAACGCCATCGAGCACTAGCGTATACCTTTCTTAATTACCCCGATAACGTGGACAAGTTAGACGTAAACCACATAGACGGCGTACCCGGTAACGACAACCTTTCGAACTTAGAATTCTGTACCAGGTCAGAAAACTGTAGACATGCTACAGATAAAGGTCTAAGGGTGCAAGCTAAGCAGATAGTCATAGAGAACGTAGTCACTGGAGAGCAATTGAGATTTCCTAGCATGCACCGGTGTGCAGAGTACCTAGGTCTATACAGTGGCGAGACTGTCCGTTGGCGGATAAACCAGGGCAAGGGTAAGGTGTATGACGGTTATAGATTTTGGATTGATGGGGTTGACCAAGGCGACGGATCCGTGTACGGCGTGCATTTGGAGTCAAACGTTCCGTATAAGTGGCCTACAGTCGCGGACGCTAGTGCGGACACCGCCGCACCAACAAAGTCAATAATGCGGGCAACCAGAAGATCCAAGCCAAAACCTATAAATGGCTTTATTTTTAGCCTAGTCCCAATAACCGATCTAAATGTCGAAAAATGCCCATCTGTTAAACAGGTTGTGGTTTCAAATCGTAATGATGAGTCGGTTGTATTTAAAGGCTCTATGCGCGCGGCGTGTAATTATCTAAATACCACGGCTAGGGCTAGGATAACCAAAGAGCTAAACGAGTTGGGTCGTGTAGAATTTGGTCCTTATACTGTAACATATAAACTATAACTATTGTCCAGCTGGGCGGTAACGCTCAGTCTGATCTCACCTTAATTGCTGGGAACCCCTAAAGCCTGTCTAGCAACAACATAGACCGAAAGGTCAAATGTGAGTGCGAGCGAAAGCTAGAGAAAATAGACAGGATTCGGTATGGTGATCGTAAGCCTAACCCGATAAAGAATGGGCAATCAGCAGCGAAGCTTCTACGGATTGCTGTGAAGCAAGCTAGGAAGAACGTTCAACGACCATCCGGTAGCGCGGAGTAGGGCCCAAGCGGGCGGGTATATCCCTTAAATCGAAATAGGTGACCCCTCTAGACAACGGAGGGTGAAGATATGGTCTAGTATCCTAGGGAAAGCCTAGGGCGGCACGTAAGGGTGCGGGTTTGGCGTAGCGTCCAAACTGAATGAAACGAGAGTTTCCACACATTTTGTGTTTGCAGAGGATGCGGTGGCTGAAATTGACGCTAAGCTTAACTCAGTTGAGAACTACGTCGATGCCTCTGGGTCTTTAGCGAACGGATCAAACATAGAAACCATTGAACGCGTATTGCGTAGCTTCACTGGATTTAAGTAAGGAGTTACTATGGTTCGGTATATCGAGTTTAAACGGAGCCTATGTGCCCGTACAGTCACCCAGCTCATGTCGCCCACCATCGCCGATACAAATACCATCGCACTGCCCTATCACAGTGTTCTACACTTTATCGATGGGCCTGAGACGGGGATTCCATCTACCCATCCATTGATTGTAGGTACTGGACGGGTCTTTGTACATCACGTAGAGGACCTGGTAGCCACAGCGGGTAATCCCCGTAAGAAGGCAGTGCCGCTGGAAGCCAGTAAACGGCAATATTTTAAACAGGCACAGGCGCCGATTACACGCAGTCGGGATTTAGATCGCAGTCTAAGTTACATGAAAGCCGCAGTCGCCTTTGATTATTCACTGGTTGAGGGTCAATACCTTTACCCCGTCAGCCGTACGGTTGAGATGGATAAGCTCAGCAACCGACTCTCGACCCTCTATGCACAGCTGTCAGTCGGTACTGAAGAAACCGTACACATTGTACCCCTGGCGCTGCCTGAGATGGTACCTACTCTGTCCGAACTCAATCAGTTGCCGAACCCTATTCCGATCTCCCGACACGAAAGATGGATGGACCTGAGTCGTCTCTTCATCCGTGAACTCTGGTTGGCCGTAGAGGACCCTGAACATCCACTACATGCCCTTAACCATGACGTTATGGTTGCCTGGATTGAATCGGGTAAGGTCTCTTTCTTACACATCAATGACTTTCTAACTTGGGGATTGGAGTCACCTAAAGAAGTTCGCAAATACCTGCTTTCTTCATTAGCCCGTATATTGGAAACCCGTACGGTTACGGATACCGCAGAGAGTGTACCCGAGCGGGAACTGTCTGAAGAAGAGGTACTGGAAGCGGATGAGTCGCCTGCTGAATCCATTCTAGAGGTGACCTCAGGACTGTATCCAGGTAGTGTTGAGGTTATCGGGGAAGACCACGTTAACCGTCAGGTTGAAGGGCTGGGTAGTAATGGCATGCTCAGTGCCGCTGAGCAGCGTCGTTTAAGTGAACTGGCTGTTCGATACAAGTCATTGCCCAATCCAGTGGGTGAGGGTACATTGGAAAACCTGATTACCTCTAAACCCGAAGCTGTTAAAATAGATTCCCGTAAAGAGAACTTACCTGAACGCCCCGCTGTCCTGGATAAGTCCATGTTGCGTTCTACGCTAAAGGACTTTGATCGCCGCTATGTCCAAGAGCTATTAGAGGCAGATGTCGCAGCTGCCGTGGTCTCGATTCAGAACGCCGGCGTTCTGGTTAAAGACTATGCGATTGAGGAGCGCAGCGATGCCCTTAACCACTATAAGGTCTATACCGTAGATTTAGTACCGATCGCCGGTAAGCCATCTAAGCTTACCTTTAAATTGCCAGTTGTAAATGAAGAGGGTATTTATACGGTTGCGGGTGTACAGTACAAACTGGACCACCAGAAGTTTGACCTACCCATTCGAAAGGTCGCCCCAGATAAAGTATCCCTGGCCTCGTACTTCGGTAAAATCTTCGTAACCCGTAATCCCAAAGCGGTTAACAACTACAGTCGCTGGCTGCTCAGTAAGATTACCAAAGCGGCCATGGATGTAAACGACACAACCGTAACCGACATCGTTTATACCACTAAGCCCCTTCCACAAGAACGCCTTCCACGCCCCTTTACAGCCGTCGCCCGCGAAGTCGCCGAGTTTACCAGTGGAGACTACCGTTTTCGATTTACGGTGGGTGATTGGGTTGAGGTCTATGGGGAGACCCTTACGGTTAAAGCGGTACAGGCTAACCTAACCCCCTGTGGTCAACCTACAAACCGTAGAAAGGCCATGCTCGCCATGTCCATGGATGGAATTCTCCATCTCGTTACCGATACCGCTATAGAGTCTATAGGCTCGCTTGTCGCTGTCGTTAATCCTGCATGGGGAGACGGACCTATCGAGTTTGCGGATATTAATGTCTACGGTAAAGCGGTACCTGTTGCTTTGGCCTTAGGCTACCTCATGGGGCTGGATAAGGTAATCGCTGCACTGAAGATCCCCCATCGTTGGATTGATAAAACTACCCGTCCTGCGATGGAGCCCTACGAAGAACGTATTCGATTCCAAGATGAGTCGCTGATTATCGATACCCGTCATGCTCAGGGTGCCATGGTACTCAGTGGTCTACGGGCGGTAAAAGGGATCACCAGTACCCTACCTGCGTCGGACTTTAACCGCAAGGGTGTCTACGGCGAGGTCCTAGCGTCTATGGGGATTGGTCGTCACATTCTACGTGAGCTTGACCTCATGTTGGATATGTTCATTGACCCCATTACCTTAGAGTTGCTTACTGAGATGGGGGAGCCAACCGAATTCATCCCCCTTATTCTACGGGCCGCTGAGCTGCTAACCACCGATGAACATACCGAGGAAATGGACAGTTCTCAAATGCGCATTCGTGGGTATGAGCGTTTCTCAGGTTTTGTATATAACCAACTCGTACAAGCGGTACGGGAACAGCGCGCTGCCGGTCACCCTGGCAGCGCACAGGTCTCCTTACGTCCGAATGCCGTGTGGGACGATATTCTCAAAGACCCAGCAACCATGTTGGTTGAAGAGTCTAACCCGATCCATAACCTAAAGGAAAAGGAGAGTGTCACCTACACTGGCCAGGGTGGTCGATCTGCAAAGACCATGGTGAAGCGTACCCGTATCTTCCATCCGAACGACATGGGAACTATCTCTGAAACAACACCAGACAGTGCGAAGGTTGCAATCCGTACCTACATGACCCCCAATGCGAAGGTTAACTCACTAAGGGGAACAACCGATCGCTTTGATTTTGATAAAGATGGTACCAGTAGTCTGATCTCTACAACTGGTTTACTAGGTCCAGGTTCGGACCTAATGGACCCAAAGCGCGTACGATAGGTTAAATTGTCACTATGACTGTGTATGGTATGTATTAACAACATGAGTCATGGACAATGGAAACCGAATTTAAAGTCTTAAAAGAATATCCAAATTTCCGCATTTATCCGGATGGCAGGGTCTACGACGTGGCTAGGGGAAAGTTTAGAACCCCAGTAACGTCACGTGGATACGAGTCAGTTTCGGGGATTAAAGTTCACAAATTAGTCGCGCTGGCATTTGTGGACAATCCTGATCCTACTACCAAGACACAAGTTAACCACATTGATGGCGTGAAGTCAAATAACCACTACACAAATTTAGAATGGTGTAGTGGATCTGAGAACCGACAACATGCCATTGACACCGGTTTAACTCCCCATGGCCAGGAAACAAAGGTAACGTTCCCCGACGGCACTGTAAAGATATACCCCACTAGAGTCTCAGCGTCCAAAGCGATTGGCATTCACCCCAGTACAATGGCTAGAGGTGTCAGAAAAACGAACCCTTGGAACCACAACGGTACCCTTGTTGAGGTTGCCGACTTAGGTAAGAAGCCTACAACGGCTGTACTCTGGAGAAACCTAAGAACAGGTGAAGAGGGGCGGTTCAATAAAGTCGTTGACGCTGCCGCTGCAACAGGTCTTTCTGTTTTCACCATCCAGCAACGCTTAGCTGCGCCACTAGAGCTTTTATTTAAAGATGGCCTTCAGTTCAGGCGAGAGCGTGAATTTGTTGGATGGGTAGACGTCTCTGCACACCTCGGCATTTATGAGAGGGAGAGTTGGCGGAAAGCTAAAGTCGGTGAGGTTAAGCTTGCAGTGAGTAGAGGCGAACATCCGGTATACCATGGCAATGAAGTGCTAGTAAAATGGCTATGCACGGGTGAAGTAGTGGAGTACTCGAGTCAGAATGCCGCCGCTGAGGCGTTAGAGGTGACTTCTGGTACGATGACAACACACTTATCCAAAGGTGACAAGCAGCCAGTTTTTAAACTTGGTGACCGCTACGCTCTGGTTAAACGAAAGTCTGACCCTAACCCATGGCGCACTGTAGACGACCCCTTCGTAGATTGGGCTAAGCGGATGCGAGGTCGACCATTTCTGGTGACTGCCGTGGATACTGGGAAGCAGAGATACTTTGCGTGTATGGGTGACTGTGTTAGGGAGCTAGGCATCAGTTACAATGATGTACGTCGTGGGCTTAAGCATCCAAATGTGGAATATTACGGATATTACTTTAAAGAACTTTAGTGCGCCCCAGTAACAGAAGGTACTGGGTACGACGTCTAATTGCGGGAAAGCCCTTTGAGCGTTAACTACCAACCCATGCTGGAAACAGTGACCGGTGTATATTACACCCCATGGGGGCGAAGCTAACCACTTCGATACGGTAAAAAGGTTAACGTGTGGGGTAACCGACGCAGCGAAGTCCCTAAGGCTATGGCTAAGGGATGAGTTCAACGACTAACCGAGTTGCTTCGGTGTAGGGCCACAAGTCAGTGGTGGCTCCAAACGGCGTCCGTCCTTAAGAGTAAGGGCGAAGATATAGTCTGCTCCCTGGGGAAAGCCCAGGGCGGGTGTCTGAGCACACCGGCTACAGAGTCGCGACTGTAGTGGACAGAAGGAAACTTGGGATCAGTACAGCAATCGTCTATGGTATCGGCGAAAGATGCCACGCTTACGCCTGTGCGCACCGGGTATGAGCAGGTCATTGCTGATCGTTGTGGGGATAACTTTGCGTATATTGCCAGTAAACCTGGTAAGGTCAGTAAGGTGAGTCGTGACTCTATAACGGTTCAATATGAGGACGGCGAGACGGTTACCCTGCCCTTGGGTATCCGACACGGTAAAGCCGCGGGTGCTGTCCTACCTCATGATATTGTAACGGACTTACAGGAAGGGGATAGTGTAGCAGAAGGGTACGCGGTTACGTGGAATACACATTACTTCCAACGGGACCGGTTAAATCCAAACGGAGTCTCGATGAAGGGTGGGGTAATGGCGAAGGTAGCCTTTATGGAGAATGCGGATACCTTGGAGGATGGGTGTGCAATTTCCCCTGCACTTTCACAACGTCTGTCCACACCTATCAGTAAAATGAAGACGGTATTGGTGCGTTTCGATCAGGCTGTCTCTAACATTGTGGGTGTCGGAGAAGAGGTTGACCTAGACGTACCGCTGTGTGTGATCGAGGAGGCTGAGTTAGCCACACTCAGTCAAGGGGACGATGCACTGCTAGGACTGTCTAAACTTGCAAACCAAACACCTAAGGCCGGGTTTGTTGGTAAGGTGACGCGTCGTGAGGTGGTGTATTTTGGAAACCCTGACGACATGCATCCGAGTTTAGCTGAGATTGTGAAGGCGGATACACGTCAGCGTAAGCGAGAGGTTAGCTATAAAGGGAGCTTACCGGCTGCAACCGGTGAAGTAAACGAGCCTACCTTTGTCGGGGGTCAGAAGCTAACGCCTAATACCTTGGCCATTACGTTCTACATGGACCATGACATTACCGCAGCGGTAGGGGATAAAGCGGTATTCGATAACGCGCTGAAAACCATCGTAGGTCGTGTCATGGAGGGACGTAATGAGACCGCCTCGGGTGAGCCGTTAGACGCAATCTTTGGGTATCAGAGCGTAGCAAACCGCATACTCTATAGCTGCACCATTGTAGGGACCACGAACAAAGCGTTACGGGCACTGAACCGACATGTAGTGGACGTGTATCGTAAATAAGGTAGAGGGGCAGTAGGGGATAACTGGAATGAATCGTTTGAGGCCTATTGCTCCTTCTCCCGCTGGAGAATCCGGATTCTAAAACGTATCGAGGAGATACATCGATGAAGATTATTGATACCATGCAAGCGCCTTCAACGGCGCAGCGTGAAGAGACGCGACTCACCTTGGCCAATGCGCAGGCCCTGGGTAGTCGTGCAATTGAAAACCTGATCGGGGATGAGCTTGCGCGTGTCCCTGAGGTGGATGTGGATACTTACCTGCTCGCAGCGCTGGCGGATGAGTTGGAAAAATCAGCTCTGCAAAAAGGAGCCTAATCATGCTGCGTACTAAAGATGTATTACACGTTCGTCCTCTGGTTGATGGTCAGATGTACCGAGGCTGTCCGCTGACAGCGATTCCGGGTACCCCCTTGGCGGAAATGAACAATGCCGCTCGCCTGCACTTTATTACTGAGTCTGACGTAGAGGTTTCTACTGATGGTGACGTTACCGAGCTGCAGCCACTGGAAAGCCGTTTGATTGCACAGAGTCAAGCCCCAGATGCCAATGGGGTTGAGGTACACACAGGCTTCATGGTTGAGACCGCTAAGTATGTATCCGATCGTGTATCGGCCAGCCTGAACTTTGCCCGCAACACCATTAACCCGGCTGTGGCAGAGATCATTGAAAAAGCAGAAGCGGCTGCCCGTGATGCCCTGGAAGGTCAGGTAGGGGACCCAGCCATTGAGATGGTTGAGTTGCCGGATGTCTTTACAACAGGCTTTCTGGAAAGCATGGTATCCCGCCACCGTACAAAGGTAAATGATGACGTACCTTTGACGTACCGTTTGGCAGAGAAGCTAACCAAAGACCTGACATTGGAAGAAGCCGAAGCAACGATCAAGACCGGTTCCGGTGCCTTTGACGATCTGGTTGCGGCCCACATTGAAGCTCAGGGTATGCCCGCTGAGCTGATGGATGGCACATGCCTGACTGACATGGTGTCCTTTAACCGGGTAAATGGTGATTGTCCCTTTACCTACACCAATGCACTGTTCGCCTACCTGTTCTTGGTCGGTGTGAAGTCGGGCCGTTCGGGTTCAAACGGTGAAGGTACACTGACTGCGGATGAGCGTAATCAGGTTGCCTACGCAATCAATTACTTCGGGTACGTATTGAACCTTCAGCTGACAACGGTTGCCGGTATGATCGCCGATAACGTACTGCTGGTACAGGCACCCGATGCAGGCCGTAACCCGACGGAGGCCACACGGTACCTGGTGAACGCAGTAACCTACCGCCGTTGGTTGGAAGAGCAGGGCGGTACACCGGAAGCCTTCCTAGGCTGGGCGTATGTAAACCGCAATAACTACGCCTCTACCGGTGCAAACCAGTCGCTCTACAACGCACCTCAGCAGTTTGAGCAGTACTACATGCGCAGCCGTCGCACCGATATGGCAACCGGTCGCATTAAGGCCACAGCCGCTATTAACCGTACGGTCCGCAGTCAGGTCACCGCATTGATTCGTGAGACCTTTGCGGATGATGAACAGACCCGCCGTGCTGCGATTGAGCGCACCATGTCAATGCTGGATAAGGGTGAGTACACCCACACCATGCAACTGGACATGTATGTACTGAAGGCGGTGTGCTGTGGACTGGGCCGTGAGAACTCCGATGCGTACCTGATTCTAACCACCATGCGCAGTTTGATGGCGGATGACGATCAGCTTACCCCTAAGGCGGCTGCACTCTGTGCCGCAACCCGTCTGGTTGCACGCTGGATTGTCCAGCAGATGGCGAAGGCCACCGTATAAAAAAGGAGTCGCTATGAATGTCTCGCAACTAAAACGAGATGCTGCGCGTGTCCATAGTGCTCTGGATGAGGTAGGGGGGCGCCTTGTGGCTAAGCAGGCGCTATCCATCCATATCCCACGTACCTATGCCAGTGGTCAGCTAGGGTCAATTGAGACAGCCGTTCGCTGTGTGGGGTTCTTTGCGGTGGTCGTGGACGGGTACTATGCGGTTTCAAACGTCTGTGCGATTGTGACCTTAGTGCCCAGTGAAATCAATGTGGTTAAGATCGAGGAAGAGGATTACTTGATCTTAAAGTTTAATGTAGGCGATACAATAATGCCGTCATTAGACTTAGTGCGCACCGCACCTTTGGTCTTCAACATCTACGATGAGATTGTTGCAAAGGGTAAAACGCCCTGGTACTTGGACTATGTGGATTTGGGATCGCTCTTTGATACTGCCCAGCACCATGCCAACATGAACCTGAACGCCGACCGTGCCATCTTAGAGATGATCGCAGCCGCACGGGCCCGTAATCCGGACGATCGCACCAAGTATTACCGTAACATCATTCAAAAGGACTCAGATCTTGGGACCTATAAACCTGACATGATTCCACTGCGCTCCGTAGCCTTTGGTGCCACCTCGACCACCTCAAAGCTATTGGGCTCTTACCTGAATGAAGGCCTCACCAGTGCCCTGGTGAACCCCACTGAACGGTTAGAGAAAGTGGAAGAACTGTTGCTGAGTTAAAGGAGTCACTCTCATGGGTGATAGTGTAAAGTACAGCTGTGCGATTATCGCAGGGGATAAGAAGCGACAGCTAAAGCGTGACGACCATGGGTACTTCGAACATACCCTGGGCGCATTTAATGTGTACAACAGTGCGGGTAAGTATTATCCGCTACTGGATAGCGTTAAAAAGATGTTCGACGTAGGCGGTACCCTGCGCCGTCGTTTGGACAACGGACAATGTCGAGGGGAGTTTGAACATCCTGCCCCTCAACCGGGTCAATCCCTTACTGATTTCATTCAACGAGTCGTGACCATTAAAGCCGATCGGGTGTCACATCATATCGCTTCAGTACGACTGGAAGAATCTAAGGATGAACAGGGGCGCCCAGTGGTACTCTGTATTGGCCGTGTAAAGCCTTCTGGTCCCTACGGGAATGTACTGAACGAATCCCTGACCAATCCAGAAGAGAATGTCGCCTTCTCGATTCGCTCGTTGACGAATGAGCGCATGGGGCCGGGTCGACGGGAACTCCATGTCACGAACATTGTGACCTGGGACTACGTCAATGAACCGGGCATCAGTTTGGCGAATAAGTACCAGACCCCGACCTTGGAATCCATTGATACAGACATTCTCATTCCTCGAACCGAGATGGTTAAGGCGCGTGATATGGCCGGAGTCGGTATGGAAGATTGTCGTGAGGGCATCAGCCGGGTCCTGACGGAATTGGGGTGGGAAACCGTACAGACCGTCAACGCCGATAGCAACTGGTTTAAGTGGTAATACGCGCCTATCCTATGCCGTTCTAGGCAACTCAGACGCGAGGAGGCCAACATGGAATCGATGGTTCTTGCGATTTCAATCGTGGCGAGTCTGGTCGTATGGTTTGCACTGCGGGCATGGGTAAACGATAACCACCCCCTGCTCATTGAGTTGACATATCGCCTTTATGGGTTACGACCATTATCCCGTCGCAACACGTATCTGTCGATTCGGCGCAATTCGTTTGTGTCTAAAGACGAGGTACACCGGGCTGAAGAAACTGTACACAAGGTTGTACACTATTTGGCCATCCCTGTTGTCTCAGTCCTGCCGGTCATTGTGGGTCTCTGTATTCACCTTTAACCGCTAGCACTAGCAACGCCCCCCACTCCCTTCGGGGAGTGGGGACCCTATGCTCGAATTTAATTATATTGCCCCCTTCAATGATCTAACTATAGTAAAGGACACTAACCATGCACGACGATACACTTATTATCTCCCAAGGTCGTCCGGTCGGGCGTACCGATGAGACACAGACTGACAATCGACCCGTTTACCCCAATGGGCACTCACAGGGACTCACTAAACAGGAATATTTTTGTTTGGAGCTTTTGATACCTGAATCGGGTAACCCGGTATTGGACCGTTTGATCCGTAAGAAGCTTGAAGGTGATACGAAAGGCTCAGCCGCGGGTCTGAGGTCCATGATGAAGGATCGAGAGGAAGCTCTCTGTATGGCGTATGCCAAGAAAGAGTCTCCTGTAGAAGGCGATACGTTTACGCATAATTGGGTTACTCTCTACTATAAACAGGGTCGCTGGCATATTCTTGAGCAGGTCGACTAAACCATATATCTACCATAATAGGAAGCAGGAATGCGCATTACACGGCTGGTCTTACATGGATACCGTAACTTAGCCCTATCCATGATTAAGGAAATTGATGTACAGCTTGACTCACTCTTGCAGCTTATACTCGGTACGAATGGGTCAGGTAAAAGTAGTCTTCTTAGGCAGCTTAACCCGATGCCAATTTCACCGGGTGACTTTACCAAAGAGGGCTATAAAGAGATCCATATCGAGCACCAGGGTAAGCAGTATATCGGTATCTCCAAAATACACGGTCGCAGTGCGAAGCATACTTTTATCTGTGACGGTCAGTCCCTGTGTGAAGATGCAGTGGCTCCTGTCTATAAGGAACACATGGAACGGGAACTGAATTACACGGCTGAACTACAGAAACTGCTTCTTCAGGAAACCCACTTTACACAGATGGGCCCTGCACAGCGCCAGGACGTCCTCATGTCGATTTCTCATCTAGACCTGACGTATGCCCTAGGTCTGTACGATCGCCTGCGTACGGGGCAGAGAGACACCACTGGCGCCATTAAACATCTAGAGACCAAAATCGAGTCGCTCCATCGGGAGCTCGGACTGATTGAGGATCGCGAATTGGCCGCGCAGCGCTATAACGTGTTAGAGCAAGCGATCTTCGCCCTGCGTCCTCATTCTTTAAATGAGAAAGTGGATATGTCCCGGTACAGTGAGCGTGTATTGAGGGTACGGGATGAGCTGTTGGCGTATATTCAACAGGCGAAGGATGTTAAATCCGTATCCACGAATGGACTTCGTAGCTATGGCGCTGCACTGGAAAGACGGGCCGGACTTACCGAACAGTACCATCAGTTAGAGGGTGAAGCACGTTCTGTACTGGTGCAGCTGGATGAGCTAAACAAGCACAAGGCGATGGTGGAGAATACCGATGCGGGTACCGACCGTCTTCGGCGTGAGCTTAATGAGATTGAAGCCTCACTAGAGAAAATGGGAACACCCAAAGCCTTAGACGTAAGTGTAGAGCTTATCCGACCAATGCACTACGTCTCTAAGGCACTCTATGAAATTGCGATCGACTATCCCGACCAATATCAGCCATGCGATCGCGCTACCTTACTTACGCAACAGGATACCTGTCGTGCACTGGCGACCGACCACTTAAAAGCGAATGAGCAGCTTAAGGTAGAACAGGAACGTTTGATACACGCAGAGCACCATCGTTCAGGCGCACTGACCTGTCCAAATTGCAGTACAAAGGTGTATCCGGCACGGGCATTAGATGATGCTGGGTTCAGTGTATTGGTCGATGCCGTAGAAGCCTTGGGTAGGCGTGCGGAGACCCTCTCTATGCAGCTTACTGAGCAGGAATCCATATTGACCGGTTACCGTAACTACGTGCAGGTCGTTAACCGTATTAAACGGGTACTGGATGCAGAGCCTGCAGTAATGGAATATCTCCAAACACTGGGGTACGTGTCATTGGTGGATATTGAGGCTGACCTACGTACCGTGGTAGATCGCTTGGACCGTGATCGTCGTACGCTAGAGGTACAAGCTAATTATCAGACACTGATTAAACGTAAGCTCGATATTGAGGGGACCCTTAAAACGATTGAGGATGCGGGTCGAATGGATGTACAGGGACAAGCCACTGCTCTAGAAGCGCGGTATGAGGATATCCTCAAATTACAACGCACCTTACAGGTAGAGCTCAATGACACTAAATCCCTGATTACGGTATTCGAAACCCTCACAGCGTTACACACGGAGATTGAAGCCGCAGTCGGAGAGGCGGGAGAAGCCTTTGCGGATTATGGCAATGCCATTGGTTACCAGGGTGTGGAGGAGCAACTTAAAACACTAGAGGCTGAACTGTATGGCATATCGGAACGGGTAAATAAAGCCAAACATTTAGAGGACCATATCGGTCGTCTCGAGGGGGATGTAAAGGAACTCAGGGGTAAACGAGAAGCCTATAGTCTACTACTGAACGAACTTTCACCTAAGGATGGCTTTATTGCCGAGCAGATGCAAGGCTTCATCAATGACTTTGTCTCCCAAATGAATCGAGTGATCGGTGCAATCTGGGAGTATGATCTGTCGGTCTTGCCCTGTGGCATAGAAAAGGGGAAACTGGACTATAAGTTTCCTGTCCGTGTCGAGGACGAAGTTGTGCCGGATATAGGGTTAACCTCAAAGGGACAACAAGAGGTAATTAACTTTGCCTTTACAGTCGTTCTACTGGCTTATAAAGGGTTGAACCAATATCCTTTATTTCTGGATGAGGTCGGTGCAGCGTTTGACCACACCCACCGAGGTCGGTTTATGCAGTATGTTAAGCATATGCTAGATACCCGTCAATGTGAGCAACTCTTCATGGTGAATCACTTCTCCTCCGAATACGGTGGATTGGCCAATGCCGATACCTTGGTTCTATCGCCCCAAAACATCGTAGTACCTAGAGACTATAACAACCACGCCACCCTTCGTTATTATTGAGGTTCATATGAACGCAATCGAAACCACAGCTGCTATGCAGCTGCTTGTCTACTTTAATGTTATTGGTTGGGGCCTTGCGTATATCTACGCCCCTAAAGATGTAAGTCATCCTGGTATAAAGCCCCACATGGGACTATTGTTAACCAACGTATTGGTTAATTCCTTTTTCCTATCAATGGCCATGCTCTTTATACCCGGCATTACCCATCCCGTCTACGTCATTGCAATGTCAGTACTGGTAGTGGTCAACCCGTATTTTGTATTGTCCATTGGGGAGCGTGAGCCTATTAAAGATACGGTAAAGGGTCGACTATATGAGTATTTGATTGTAAGCCTCTTTACAATCACGATGTTACCCACCCTTTCCTTTCTAGCAAAGGACTTCAGCTACTATTGGCCGCTCATGATTTTGCAGCTTGGATGTTTAGCATCAATTGTTGTAACAGGTGCCCCTGCTTTAATACACCAGCAGCAGCGCTTCCTTTTACGGCACCGTAAATCACCGGGAGCCCACCATGATTAAACGCAATGACGTCGACGTTGACCTCAACCAGGTGACCGAGGTACTGACGGAGATATTAGAGGCTGCGTTTGCAGCCCGGACCACACTTCGTAAACTCAATGCCACACCCCTACAGACACATGTCCGTAACCTCTACGCCCTGGCGGCCGGTACACCCTCCCTCCTCGCGATCCTAGGGGATGAGGTACTCTATGGCCGTTTCTTATCGGGACTAACCGACGAGACTATCCAAGACCTTAGATTGCTTTATGGGCGACTGACTGTCAGGGTTGGTAGTAAAGGTTTACAGGCGATCACAGAGCAATTTGCAGAGGCTTCCGTAGTCCACTACACCAATCCAGGGCCTACCCTCAGTCGCCAAATCCTGGAAGAGTTAAAGGCCGCCCCGTATCTGTTGGTACTGCTACTACTGGAGCACCTGACCCTTGCTCAAGTGCGCCGTGCCGGTTGCCTATCGTAATTCAATAATAGTTCACCCCTATATTACTTAGGGGAGTACAGTGCACTATACTCTTTACATCACATGACATTTAATGGAGATTAACGATGTCTAACGATACCATCAAGAACCTGACCGCAGCATTGACAGAACTGACTACCGTTACTGACGGTAGTGTTGAACTCGATGAAGGGGCATTTTGGTCAAACGCCCCTGAAGCAGTTACCCCTGAAACGGTGACTGCCGTACGGCAGTACGAATCGGACTATATTGTCTCCAGTGCCAAGGCACTGGGTACAGCAACGGAGACGTACCTGAAAGATAATCCGGATGCGGATCTGATCTCCGGTACCTTCCATATGGGCCCTGGAGTGGAGGTCAACCACTCCATCCATAAGAACGCCGAAGACGGCGAGTGGAGTATGGTCTCTGGCGTCGAACGTACCCTGACCGGTGAGGAGCTCCTCTCTGGAGCCCAGGCCGAAATAAGCCGTATGTTGGTAGGCTAATTAGAATGCCCTGGCTTCCTTCTGGGAGCCAGGGTATCTATGCTTGATTTAGACTTAGTAACCTTTTATATTTTTGGAGATACACTATGACTATTTTTGTAGGCAACATCAGTGATTTAGTAAACGGGATTGTCGAAGATCGGGGTACCATAACAGTACCCTACGATCTTCTGAAGAATTGGTTTTGCGATAACGTTCCGGTAGAGGGAAATGTATTCGATACTCCCCCCGATTTGGTGATCAGAAACCCCATGGGCCATGTTAGCCAATGGCCCAATGCCCCTTATCCACAAGCAACTATGGGGGGCATTATCACATCCATTGGTTTTGTATGGGCCAAGGCCAATGTATTTGTATCTATAGAGATTAATAACGCTGCCCTACAGCCTAACCAAGCCCACTACCATATGCCGCCCTATGGCGACCTTAACCAGGCACTGACCCGCATTATTGGGAGCTCTAATGGGGCAGGCTGGGCATGATGTGTAGCGATGATGAGGATATTTTTACCCTGCGTAAGGGGTGTTTCCTATTTGATGCGGAGGATGAAATGGAAGACGAAGATGAGCTCGATGTCGAAGCTCAAGACGAAGACATAGCCTATTACAACAATGGGCCCGATGACGATTGATTTAACCCACCCGCCTTCGGGCGGGTGGATATGATTCTTTTTTTTCTTTAGATCCTCTGTACCTAACCACAGGGTTTGTAAAGAGGATTCACTATGTATGAGTATAGGGCACGAGTCACCCGAGTGGTGGATGGAGATAGCTTTTGGGCTGAAGTAGATTGTGGCTTCTCCATTACCATTACCCACAGTTTCAGATTGAATGGGGTAGACACCCCTGAAACCTATCGCCCTTCGTGTGAGGCTGAGCGGGTACATGGGAAAGAAGCGACCGATTTCGTACGCAGTTTAATTGAAGGTAAGGAGGTTATCTTAGTAACCCATAAGCTAGGGGTCTACGGTCGGTATGTAGCGGATCTTTACCTCATGACGCCAGAGGGTACCCGTGAAGATTCACTGGCTGACCTACTTATTCAAAATGGACTGGAGAAATTAAAGGAATACCCCCTTGACAGTGAGGGTGACACTATAACTGGATGACAGCATAAATCCCCATGGGCCGAAGCCCATGGGGATTGTACTATGCTTATCCCTGAGACGCAGCGGCGTCGGCAACTTGCTCAACCTTGGTTTTGTAGCTTTCAGAGTCGACATTAACGTCGGCTGAAATCTCTTCATACGCAGCAGGCAGTGCCGCCGGCTGGAAGCCAGTCTTGTTCAGCTCATCCAGGTAGGTCTGAGCCAGACGGATAACTTCTTTACCGATCTGAGTGGTTGCAGTGAACTCGATGGTCTGTTCAACCGTTTCGTTCGCTTCACCAATGACACGAGAACCTTCGTTGGTACCAGAAGACTTCGGCATCATGTTGGTGCACAGCCACGCATTGGTGATGCGCTTCAGGTCACGAGACGGTTCAATGAACAGCACGGTCATTGAGATCGCATCCGGCAAGAACTCCGGATAACCCGCTTCCTGATAGGCTGTTTTATTTACCAGACCCGGATGCATGGTTTCAGGATCCGCCAACAACTCGACAATCCAATCATTGAAGAAGTTGTAAACCGCCATACCCTCTTTCTCAGGCCATACAAAGGACGGCACTGAACGAGCACGGTTTACGTTGGTCATGGTCTCATGGAACTCACCGGCATTAGAGACGCGGTGCTCACCATATTCCACTTCCAGTGTACTGGTCAGACCCGTAATGGAGGTGGCCATCAGTTCAACCAGAGCCTTCAGGATCTTGATGCGGTCAGCACCATTATCCATGTACGTCATGTGACCAGGGGCCTCAATCAGTACCGGGATCAGCTTCTGTTTAACGTAGGTGGCACTGGACATCCAGTTACGGGGATCCGACATGGCGCCCTGTTGGCCGCCGACGGCGCCGTTCAAGGCACGTGTGCGACCAGCCGACAGGGAATGGTCTTCGGCTACAAGAATGTTACTCATTGTTTATCCCCTTTAGTCCAAATCGCTGCTGCGGCGAGTGATGACGTTAATAATACCCACAGTACGCATGTTGTTAGCGTAAACCGCTACGTCCATGGTCCACGAGTATCCGCGTGCCTCATCCGCTTCAGTGAAGTAGGTGTTCGGTACAATGGTAACACGGTTGTCGTAGCGACCTTCTACCAGGGTCAGAAGTTCACGGTTACAGCGTTCGATGAACTGCTCATTGGTATAGGTGGTGTTACCGGTCATACGGCGCCAGACTTCTTCGGACTGCTTCACAACATCGACTGCGATGAGCATGTTGATGTCAGAGTTCAGTACAGAGGTATCGTCGTCGTAGATAGTCTGCAGAGCCGGATAGAAGAGGCTCTGACGGTCGGCAAACTGTACCCAGTTCAGGCCCAGTTCCCAATCGCGCGAGCGTACGATCTCAGGCTTCCACGGATGGTTGATTTCAGACATGGTTTCTACGCGGTTTGCCGGAGCAACGTCATACGCGAAACGGGTCTTATAACGACCTTCACCTGCACCCATGTACTTGGCACGCTTCTCGATCAGATCGTGAATCAACGGTACCTTGTACTTGTAGTTGCTGTACTGTTTGCGACCTACATGGCCAATACAAACCATGCGACATACCGGAGTACCGTGGATGGTGGATTCCGGGATGAGGCGTGCATAGGCGCGCAGTGCTGTCATAACAGACGTCTCTTCCGAGATACTGTTCGGACGGTTTAGAACGTCCTGAGTACAGATACCGACAGAAATGTCTTTACGGTACGCCAGTACGTTGATAATGGCTTTCTTGGTTTCCAGCGTAAAGCCAGTATCATAGACCACGCTCAACGGGTAACGGGCAGAGTCCAGCAGCGGGTAATCAATGTTTTCCCAGTTGTTCAAACATTCTTCCCGTACCAGCTCATCCAGTACCGCTTCATTTACATCACCGTCAGAACCGCCCTGTCCATAATGAACAGTGGAGGAGGACATGGTAGCGGACGATGCATCCAGTACAAAGCTGTAATGGTCGTTACCGTTGTAATCCAGGCAGTTGAAGATGTTCAGCTGATGCTTGTCAACGACAGGGCCACCGGCAGCAACTTCTTTCTCAAACAGCATCTCCAGGATCTCTTCGATGTTCTCCTGGTAGATGTGCATGTCCTGAACCGGACCGTGTTTGGGAATAAAACCAGAGGTCGGCTCAATGTTCTCGTAGTCGGACTTAATGCGACCGATTGCCAGTTCTTGATCCGTCTTCGGGTTTACCACGCCTTCTTTCAACGTAAAGTCAACGAAGGGTTCAGCGTTCATGCTGTAGGTGGTACGCGGCAGAGAGAACGCATCGTCACGCTCGACCCACTGGGCGCGGTAAATCATGGCACGCTCAGACTCAACCAAAGACAGGTCAGCCGGATCGCTGGTAGCCGGGCCCGGGAAGGAGAAACGGATACCGATGTTGTTACCGTATTCACCGTAGTACATGCCAAAGGCGAAGATCGGGAAACGCTGTGCGGTTTCACCTGCACGACCCGCCAAAGTACCGTTGGTTTTAAATTCACCGCGCAGGTTGTTGATGTCCGATACCGGCTCAACCACCCAACGCATCTTGTAACCGTCTACGGTGACACTACCGTCAATCAGCTTAACGCCAGACGGATCACGGATCACTTCACCATCCGGATCACGCTGGTACTGAGGAACGTCATCGGCGACCAGTTCCAGGAAGAACACCATACCTGCACGGGCAGCATTGTCTGCCAGTACACGCTTAATGAAGACCGCATTACCCGCACCATTACAGGTGGTGACACCCATAGTCTGGTGAGAGAAGTACTTAGACCGCTCTTCAAACGACTTACGGCCGTACATTTCCAGCATGTCACCGCCAGATACCAACTGAGGATCAATAGGTCCACGCTGGGTCTGGATATAGAAGAGAGGGAGGTGCTGGGGAATCTGTTCCCGGATAACGGGTAAGGCGCGACCCGATTCGTCCCGAATACCTGTGAGAATCGGACGAGGGGATGCGTTCTTAATCATTGTAGCCATTGGAGGTTACCTCCCAAAATGCTAGGTTTATGTATGCGCATATTTTTAACCTTTTAACTTTGCAAAGTTATGAGTGGCATGGACTCCACATGACACGCCATATACCTAAATACAAGGCAGAGTACACATAGAATCCAGTCCCAACGACACCCTGCGGCGAGTGATCAATTCACCGACATAAGTGAGATACGTAATGCGAGCGGGATGCCCATTAACCACAGGCAAGCCAGTGGAATCGTATGTTCAATAAAGCCAAAGGCGAATAGTAAGAATTGGCTCTATATACTGCTACGATAATTTTTAACAGGCCTATACGATTTAACCGATAACAGGAGTACCCGCCATGGGACCATACGGCACTACAATTGGACGTCAGTTTGCAGGGCGCATCCAGCAGATTAAACAAGGCATTGATGAGCAGTTGGCCTTGGGGGGAGAGGGGCAACTCAAGCCTGTATCGAAACACATTTATATCACCACGGCTGAGAACGAAAAATTGGACCACTGGAGCCATCCGATCTTTCACGATGGTAAGGTGTTCCTGGATGGTCGTCCTTTCTATAACAAAGCCGGTGGCATTCGCAACATGCCAGAGTACCGTAACCTCGTGCAGCGGGGATACCTTGAGTACCTCTGGCAGTCAAATCCCGATGCCTATGACGCCGTGATGCGTCCTACAGCGTTAGTATTCAGCCAGTGGATCTCTAATGGCTTAGCCAGCCGCTTTGCCATGCCAGCGACCGACGGCGCCACCATCCGCATTCTTGCAGCGGTTTACTATCTGGCACTCTACCTAGAGGCCAGTGGTCATAAGGCGCGTAAAGATTACCGTGTCGACCCTGAAGAACTCACCGCGATGGCAATTCGACTGTTGGGTGCACGCGGTGGCTGGGTACCGCCACAGATGGTCATGGATACCTTAGAGAATGCAGAGGTACAGGAGTGGTTGAAAGAACGGCCTGCTAACCTAGAGGGTTTGTGTTTAGCTATCCGACAGAGCGTTACCACCCACATGGGTCAGTTTAACTCCAATACCCTTATTCAGTTAATGGGCAGTGGGAGCTGGATTGGTCATGAGGCCGTAGGTCTATCCGTTATGGCACTGGAGTACCCACCGGTATTCTCACAGATGGTAGCCCTGGCGGAAACCACGAACATGTACAAATCTAAAACTCGCATCGGGCGTACCTGTGCTTCAATGCAGCGCACCGCTAACTTGAAGGCAGTCGTGTCCTTTTTAGGGGATATTGAAGATGCCGACGAATCAGTTTGAGCAGGACCTTATTAAGGCCGCTGCAGAAGAAATGTGGTTTGACCCACACGATGACCGACACTTCACCATCGTACCCGCACGGTTTAACCGCCTGCGGGGCGATCGTGTACGCATTAATCTAGGCTATACCGACCACTATTTACCGGATAGTACAAACCGCTACGTGGTCTATGGCTTTGGACAACAAAGCAGTGCCTTTCTGGGGCTAGAGTACAGTCGCTTGGAAATGCTACGCTGGATTCGTCTGGACGAGGTGGCCCGGGATAATGAAATGGTGGTCAACGTCCATATCGCACAGCGACAACTCCCCTTGTCCAGCATCTATATTCGTCGTAATGAACGCATGCAGCTAACCCTAGCGGTTAACGCGCAGATAAATGAGATACTGCTGGAAACGGAGCAGCCTCTTTATCTGCGAGTCTTTTCAAATGACTGGCTACAGGAACAGGGACAGCATCTAGATACGCCCATTAACTATGTGGGCGGACAGCTAAACGTGGTGGATGACGCAGGTCCCATTATTACGCGATGGCGGCTAGAGGAAGAAGGTCATAAGCTCTTATTCCATAATGGCTACTATGTTAACGACATCAGTGTCAGTGAACTGCAGGCGGGCGATACGTTAGCCGTGCATGTGGATAAGTCTGGGATGGGGTATCTGGATTTACCCATCAACGACCTAATGCATTACTATTCTGAACTCGATCAGGTCAATAAGTGGCTGGTGTCTTTAAACTTGGATGACCCTGAGCAAGCGGTACCGGCCGATGAGCTCGATATTTATCTCGTAGGGCGCCAGGCGAATGTAGGGAGTTATCCTCGTTATAAGGGTATCTTCTTTAGTCGCATTCAAGATGCTGATATCCGACAGCTTACCCATCAAGATTTTGGGGTAGATAGTCGTCGGGTCGAGGCCTTGATTCAGGAGCATTGGGACACGTTGCCGTTGGTAGAGCCTTTCTTCAGAATCTTCTTCCGTAAGACCACCGATGCGGTAAAGCGGTTCCCTCAGGTCGATGGCCAGCATACACTGGACCTCTATCGGGTGGATGAGACATACCGTCGCAGTCTAATGGTGGGGACGACGAGTACCTTTACAGGCTGGCAGCCCACCCAGTTGGAACAGTCTGCCTACATGCAGTGGCAGAACGGCATTGCTGGATCCCTTTCACTGGATACGCTTGCAGGCCTCTATAGCTACGATGAGGTGAACCGCCGTGTATTGGAGGGACATTATCCCGAGTCTCACTTTGTATGGAATGCAAGCTCAAATAAATGGAATTACCGCTTGCCCTGGATAGCCACCATCGGCTGTATGGTCTTGGGATATGATGTAAACGGTGTTCTGATTGAAGTCGTGCAGGTACCCGAAGGTAATTACGGTAGTAGCGTTCAGTTAAGCGAAGTGGTTAAACGGGTACGGTGTATTCCTGGGGATGGACGTGAAACCGGCGATGGGATGGATCGGGATACTGATTACATTACTCAGGCGGATTGGTTTGGGGATCAGTATTATTGGCGTTCAGTACCGAGTGAGGAATGGCACCCGGCCTACCTGGATACCGACTATAGCGTGGATCAGTCCACAGGTACCTTAACGTGGCTGGATCATCATAAGAACGATGAGCGGATGCGTCGCTCAATCCGTGACAGTATTTACCGTGACCTGTCGGTAGACCCTGAACTCCTTTACCACCCATTCTCGATCTATGTCGATGAAGGTCCAGCCACACTGTTACGTCTTTCACATCTAGAAATCTATCTGGATGGACGGCGTTTAGTAGAGGGCATTGACTTTAAAGTAGACTACCCCAACATTCAGCTCTACGCTAAGGAATACCACCTAGGACATTTAAACGATCGTGTACGGGTACAGGTCTTTCATTACGGTCTACCCGATCAAACCGATTATTGGTCCGAGTCAGGGTTTGTCCGTAACCGTAGAATGGTGGACGGGCAGTCGACTCGCTTCAGTGATCTTCGTTTCCATACCCTCGTGGTGGACGGTACACTCTCGTCAGTGGATGAGTGGGATTTAGCGGAGCGTCCAGATCAGGTCATTGCCCCTTCAATCCGTGAAGGAGGACTCTACTACCGAGAGACACCGGTACGGACCCTGTCAGAGTGGGCACTGGTACGCTACGGGCTAGACCAAACGTCAGAGTCAGACGCCAGTCGTTTGCTTTATCCCATCTTGGAGCGACCCTACACAGAGGTGCCGGTCTTTATTACACATGCCCACGCGATCCACAGTCCTTTCGTATACCGTACGGTACAGCGTATTCGTGATAAAGTAATCGACGTAGCGCGCATCGGACTGAGTCGTGGGGGCGCCGTTGTGGCCATGCATGAGTACTTAGGTGAGCTTGAGAGTGATGTTCTATCAGAAGACCTGGAATGGAACATGATCGACGTCCATCCCTGTCCTGCGAATGAGCAGATACAGGTAACGGAAGATGAGTTCATGTTCTTACGGATACTGAATGAACTATATTTCCACAAGCGGCTGGTCTTTAATACCTACTTCAATGTAGTAAAAGCATAAGGTGACAGTATGTCAGTTGTATACAGACGGGACCCTGAACGAGGGTTTCGCGTATGGACCTTGCGAGAGGTGTATACGGGTGAAAACATTGACACGTCCGATACGCTATATGTCCCTAACGTAGGGGACATTGTATTTGACGGGTTTGACCTTTTCTATCGAGTGGATGCGGTGGATGCGGTAACCGCAATTCCTACCCTGGTACCCTTTAACCCGGCCGCTCGGTTTGAGAATGAAATCAAAGATCCCGATAACCTGCACGAAGGGCTTAAACTTTACCAGCCCCATATTGCAACCCGCATCTTTATTGATAAGATGACCAAACCCTTTACCCTGTCCATTGATAGTCGGTATCGGGTATACGGTAGTGAAGCGACTCAGATGAAACTCTATCTGGGTACCGATACCTCGCCAGAGGGCACGGTTATCTCTCAATCCGTTGACAGTCGGGGTGCGGTTATTTCAGAGTCTGTAGACCTTGTACCTTTGTTTCAGGGTAACGCTACGCTCAAACGCCCAGCCCGTTGCCATACCAGCCAGGATCTACAGGACGGTGAGATTGTCACCGCGATTATCTACAATGCCGCAGGTCGAGCCTGTGGGGAGCATAGTTTCATTGTACGCAATGCAAACATGATTGCAGGTCCTACTGCCTCTAACGTCTATGTAGAGGACGTAGAGCTTATTTCCCACCTGCTCTCTGACCATGACCCGCTACTGATTGAGAATCAACTTAACGTACCCTTTAACACGTCCATGTTGACCTGTCGTGTTCACTATAGCGATGGGAACTACCAGGACCATGCGATTGACGGGGTGCGGGTAAAGCTCCATGGGTTAAGTAACTTTAACACCAGTTTGTTAGGGCCTACAACCCACGTAGTGTTAACCTACTATCCGAGTGCACAGGAACAATCGATTAACCTGTCGGGCACACCTACGCCCTCGATCAGTAAAACCTATAAACTGGCGAACGTACCTACCAGCCAGAGTTTTGCGTTTAAACTGTACGTTATTCCGTATTGGACTGGAACCCAATACGAACTGCGTGTGCGGTTAACGGACGTGGAATATACACTGAACCTAGATGTGACCGAACACGTTACGGTCAAACAAAGTAACGGTTGGGATTTTAACGGACTCTCATTTGGCATTACACAGATCCTTAACCTTACACTGGACTTGGATGCTGTAATGCCGGGCGCATACCCTGGGCACATCCATACACAACAGGTGACGCTGACTCTGAACCCGCCCAACGCCACTGAGGTGGATAACTGGATCATTGACTATCTGGGGGACGGGTATACGCAGTTTGGACATGATGTCTACGCGGTGGCCAGTTCACTGGATGAGAAGCCGTTCAACATTAGCTGTAACCAGGTGGTGGTCTACGATTGGCTATCTGTGCTCTATAGTAGTATGGATCCAATTTACGACCCACAGCTACTGGATGCCGCCCCCACGCCAACCCATTTCCGTTTAGAGAATGGTGGGGACAAAGGTGACTGGGAAATTGGCACTTACTCCGTAGACGACTGGAATCAAACGTTCCGCTTGGGAGTGGACCGCGAATGGGACCGTGCGTGGCCACTGAACATCGTCTGGTTGGTTATTGCGAACGGCCGTGAAAAGGTAGTGGGGATTACGCCACTGTCTATCGAAAACGACATTTAACACCATACTCTCCCTATCCCCACTGGGGATAGGGAGAGTATCTTTAAAAGGTACCGTGCGATTGAATCTATTAGTTAACTTTACCTTTAAGGATATTCGGTATGATTTTGTTCAAATCTGATTGGAACCGATACGGTACCGCCATTGCAGATACTCGCACGACAAACGAGTCCTTCTTACGTCTAGCAGCGGTCTACCGTGAGATGGGGGTTGAGAACCATGCGTTTCACCTATCGTTGTTAAATCCCGCACTGCAAGGCATAAATCCCCATGACCCTAATTTGGATTTTGAAACGAAGGTCGCGATTGCCACTGAATGTCAGTGGAACCCTTGGTACGTTGTACGTGAGGTAATTCGCTTGCCGCCACAGGGTGGTCCTGCCCCTATACCCTTTAAGGCTAATCGCGGCAATATCTCCATGATGTGGTGCTTCTTCAACCACATCGATTATGCACTCATTCAACCGCGTCAGACCGGTAAATCGGCATCCACAGATGTACTCATGGTCATTATCCTGGCCATGATGGCGTGGAGTACCAAAGTACAGCTTATTACCAAGGACCATCCCCTACGTCGACAGAACGTCGCCCGTATAAAGGCCATACGCGATCAATTGCCGAATTACCTTAATCCGACAACCCGTAACGATGCGGATAACACCGAAATCATTACCATGGTTGAGCGCTCCAATGAATACCTCACCGCAGTGGGACAGAAGTCGCGTGAGGGGGCGGATAACCTGGGTCGTGGTTTGACGGCGGCTATACTCCAAGCGGACGAGCTACCCTACATCCCGAACATCCACATCTCCTTGCCGGTTGCACTGGCGGCGGCTACAGCGGCGCGTGAGAATGCGAAGATGGCACGAGGACTCTATGGGAACATCTTTACCACGACAGCGGGTCGTAAGGATACGAAAGAAGGACGTTTTGCTTATAACCTTGTACATAATGGCATGTACTGGAATGAATGCCTGTACGACTGTGTGAACATTGAGGATCTAGTGCGGGTTATTAAAGCTAACTCTACCTCAAACAGTCCCATGATTAACGGTACCTTTAGTCACCGTCAGTTGGGTAAAACGGACGAGTGGTTACGAGAAGCGATCGATAACGCCCGTGCATCTGAAGACTTGGCAAACCGTGACTTCTTCAATATCTGGACCAGTGGTACGGAGAGTTCGCCTCTCTCTATACAGTTAAACCAAGCCATCGCCTTATCTGAGATGGATCCGCTTTATATTGAGCGTAGTAGTAACAACTACATACTTCGGTGGTACCACCCACATGCGGACATTACACGGGTGATGGAGAGCCATTGGCACATCTTATCACTGGATAGCTCGAACGCCGTAGGGCGCGATAGCAATGGACTTGCGGTACTCGATAGTCGTGACCTTTCGATTACCGCAGCCTCCGATATTTCAGAGGCTAACCTGTACCGTTATGCAGAATGGTTATTACAGCTCATGGTGCGGTTCCCAAAAACCATCCTGATGATCGAGAACAAATCCTCAGCACAGGGCATCTTGGACTATTTGATTGCGAAACTACCGACGTACGGTGTTGACCCCTTCCGTCGCATTTACAATCGATTGATTGACAATAAGGCTGAGTACCCCGAAGACTACAAGGAGCTGTGTCGTCCCTTGAGTCAGCGTAAGGAGGAGTTCTACTTACGACATAAAGGTAAGTTTGGCTTTATGACCACGGGTAACCGCAGGGCGTTTCTGTACGATACAGTCCTCCAGCAAGCGGCGAAGACCACCGCACATAAAGTGCGAGACCGCACCCTGTCCTCTGAGATACGGGGATTGGTTACCCGCAATGGGCGGGTGGACCATCCAGAAGGGGGCCACGATGATTTGGTCATGGGGTGGTTATTGGGGCACTGGTTCCTATCCCACGGACGCCACTTGGATGAATACGGCTTGGATACCCGGGACGTAATGTCATTGGTATCGGACGACGGGGCAACTCTGTCAGAAGAGGATGCCGTTAAACGGGGTGAGCAGGCTAAACTTAGATTAGAGATTGAAGACCTTAAGGAACAGCTTAAAGACGCAGATAGTCCGGCAGAACGTATTCGTATTGAAGCAAACCTTAAACGGTTGGTTGCGCGTACGGAGGTGGATGGCGGTAGCGCCATGTCAATGGACAGTATTTTAGAGCAGGTCAAAGAGTCCAAGCGCAAGACAAACAGCTTACGAGGGGCGGTGTTGCGAAATAGAGGCTATTAATAATAATACTCCACTCCCCGGGTGGGGAGTGGAGTATTCGTGTTATATGCTGTGTAGCCATACCAGGTTATAACCATCCCACATTGCCAGCCCTAACTTCACGCGCTTGAAGTGATCAATCGTGTCGTCTAACGGCCAGCGACTGAGGAAGTCATCATCGGGCATTGGAAAGATGCAGGCAACGACACCGGCCTGTTTGATTACCCCTGTGCAATGGGTACACGGCGGGTGGGTTACAAACAGAATGCTTTCCTCTACCCGGCTGCCACTGGAGAGTGCATTTAAACAGGCATTCGTTTCTGCATGCAAGATGTGTTTGTACTTAAAAGCCCGGTCATGGTAAAAGGCTGGAGTATCATCCATCCCCCGTGGAAACCCATTGTACCCCAACGCCAGTACATTCTTATCCATGTTCACTAACAGTGCGCCTACCTGCGTTGAGGGGTCCTTTGACCAGGTAGCGACGTGACGACTTAGCTCCACAAATCGCTCTGTCCATTTAGTCGAGATCATGTATTTTTCTTCACCCGTTTAATACAGATAAGGTTAACGTCCCACGAAAGCTGACACAGGCACCCTTCTTCTGTAACCGCCTGAAGGGGCCAAGTGGTTACAGCCCAGCTATATGGGCCTGCCACCTCTACACTGATGTCCCAGTTATGGGCATTCAGCGTGGGTTTCAACAGCTCTACAATTGTGGTATGAAGATTCGCCTCATTCACCGACTGGGGGAGAGGCTTCACTTCCATGATGGTGTTATTGAAGTCAGTTAAGGCACAGGTCAGGGTATAGGCGAAGTTTTCACTGTCGATTTTGCCGGGATCCAGCAATGCCGTAAGGGAGGTCTTATTACAGAGACATTTATCCGGTAAACAACTCATGAGGGATACTCTTATTTGAAATGATTAAGGGTGAGTAGGCGAATGGTTAGGTAAACTAAGACTGCAATACGGGTAGAGGCCTGCACCGTAGTGTTACGTTTTTCCAATGCCTTTTCTATAAGATCGGCCGTCAGGCTACGTAAGGCAATGGCGTCCGAGGCGGCAAGCTGTGAGGAGCGCATCAGGTTACGCACTTTCATGACCACATGAATAAGGGTACGTTCACTAGCCGGTGCACGACGCAAATACCCCTGGATAAAGATTACTAACGCATCGACCAAGGCCTCAACGGAGGCCCGTTCCTTGCTACCCATCGCGTCGGATAGATAAAGGAGTGCGGTACGCAGATACCGTTCATCTGCGGTAGTGACCATCTTCAAGGTACTCTCTAGCACCTCATTGCGAATAAGGTCCTGGGGATCCAGTATGATATCCTTAAGCGCACGTTGCAGCCCGGCGGCTTTATTCTCAAACTCCCGCAACACCGTCTCACCCTCTCGGGTCACTAAGGTAGAGCCCTGTGACATGACCCGTGCATCCTGATCCCGTAGACGCATGTACTCAGACTTTAACTTCTTAACGACCTCACGGATACGAGACTGGATGTCACTGATAGCGTAAATGATCTTCTCGTCATCTGAAAAGTCAATTAGGGTCTGGTAATGAATGCTACCCTTACTGATAATGTCTTCCGACCGCGCCCGTACAAGGTTACCCCAGGTATGGTACTGCTTCAGCATAGATTTACGACTCAAAGAGTCATACAGTGCCAGTGCAATCGCCTCTTGTGCCCGGTACGGGAATTGGTGGTACAGTAGGGAGGATAGGAACTGGTAATGCATGTGTGCAAGGATTGCCACCGCAACCTCTGTACGCTCGCGTTCGGGTAGATCACCGGTCAGTACCCGGTGCACTGCGTATAGGAAACTTGCGTTTATCGGGTTCCCCACGACATGGAAGTCAGGGTTAATGGTCGGAAGGTCGTGGAAATCCTGTTTCAGGCTACGTACGTCATCGATACGCAGTCGCTCATACCACTCTGATGCATCATCGGCACGCCAGTGTAACCGATAAACACCTACCAGATTTCCCCCTAGGAAATTAATGTGTTCCTCATCACGACCTTCAAAGGCCCGAATCGTCGTTAGGGTGAGCTTACCCCATCGTCGGTCGAAGGTTACCGACTTACAATACTCATCGTACACCGCTTTTATATTCACATAGGTGGACTCACCCCGTGCTTCCATCGCAGGTGAACCAGTCGGGTGAGGCGGCAGTACATTGGATGTCGTGGGTGGTGCCGGTGAAATGGTCTTACACCAGTCACCTAACGTCCCATTAAACGGCGTACGTGTCTCCCCGTCTACGTACTCTACGCGTACACGGTTCTCGACGTCTGTGTAGATCCACACCTCAACGGATAGCGGGTGGAGTCGGCCAATGGGCAAATACCATCGGTTATCGGTAGCAGACTGTTTATTAGCCAGTAGAGTCTCAATGCGCTCACTGATTTCCAGTATGCCATAGAGCTCTACTGTAACACGGGCACCGATATAGGGTACGGTATAAAGGGCTTCTTTATCGATACCATTACCGATGGCGACTAAATGGGTTTCGAGTTCAGGGCAGGGCAAAAGTTTTAACCCTTTGAGACGGGATACCAGTTTTGCCAGTACCACGCGTGGTACTAACGCGCCACTGAGGGATAGGGTACTGGTACGACCTACTGCCGCGTGGAGCCTAGACAGTGTAGACTTCGCCTGGGCGACAGCGTCATTTTGCATAAGTAATGTGTTCATAGTCTACCTTGGTACTTAAGGGAATCTATAGCATCGGCCTAAGTAACTGCTTTTGAATATTAACGTAAACCTATATTACCGATACGTATAGGCGGCATAAAGTGCGTCCCTAACGGACGCCAGTGAGGTATATAAAAAGAGAGGACATCTCAACGACATGTCCTCTAAACGAAAAGGAAATGTAAATGATGCAGGACACTTACATAGGATATCGAGTAAGGGCATAGGGGTCCGCCCCTTGGCCGGGGGCGGACGGATCAAGGAGCTTACCGTAATGGCTAAACGGTCAGCGTGTCACTAACGGAGTAACATATGATACAGATTAAGGAGATAGGGTGTGCGTAACGTAGATCTACCTGTCACGTTAAAAGAAGACCTCCACCGCTTACATTGTGGAGTGGACGGTGACAGAGTTATTTATTTAGGTGGTGACGTCACCTCAATGGTACAGCATGAGGTGGATTTGCTACAGCTGCGCTATGACTGGTGGTTAGACAATTTAGAGGAGGCTGCAAAATGCCGAAGGACCAAAAAGAACTGATCGCCCTCCTGCGGGAAGCGCGTGAGGTGTTAATGGCACAGGGGTCACATTCCGACCTGTGCTTTCGTTTAAAGCGCATGCAGCGCAGGATTGTTAAAGGAGAGACGAATGAACGTTAAACGACTCGTTTCACGTGTCCCGGAATCTGTCAAGGCACTGTTTGTCTTACTCTTTATAATTGCAATGTACGGCCTGGCAGATGCCGTAGATCGCCTTCCATTATAAGGGGGTTAGCATGTATATCAAAGATGGTCGTTATGTTAACGCTGTACGATCGACTGGTGTTACCCGCGCTATGGCGGAATACCACCGTATACGGCGTAACCTGTTTGCTGGACTACTAGGTCGGTCAGTGTATAGTTATCCAATCGCAGATTACACAGACAGTTACTGGATGGTGGATGCGGAAGGCACATGGTGGATAGGGGACACTGTAACAGAAACTTTAACTTTACGGTACATTGGATGGGCGTGTCGTAAAGCTGACTGTAACTACGTGCATCCGGATGATCCGGTTGAGTGGCACGCAAACGGTGTAAGGGCGATTCTAACAGAGTCAGAGGTACCTGAGATTGTTATCTTGGATACAGATAAGCAGATACCAATAACGGTGAGAGGATATTAAGGTGTTAGAGAATCTTTATAAACGTAAGTTGGTTTGGCTGGATATGGAAACGGGTGGTCTGAGCGGCTATCAGGAGGGAGGCTTCTATGGGGCAGCTACTTATCCAATCTTGGAGGTAGCCTGCTTTGTCACCGACCTGGAAATGTCCGAGGACATCGAAAAGGTTAACGTCTTTGAGGTAGCGATACATGCCTCCAGTGATGACATTGCCAAGCTCCACCCTTGGGCACTGGAGCAACACACCAAAAGTGGCTTACTGGAGAAATGTCAGCAGTCCAATACTACTCTGAAGGACGCAGAGGAGCAACTCATTCAGTTCCTGAAAGAGCAGGGGATTACCCAGTTCAATCGGGATAATCCAGACAATAACGGTGTACTGACGGGCAACAGCATCGGCTTTGATCGGGACTTTATTCGCCACCAAATGCCCACGTTGGATTCATACCTGCATTACCAGATGGTGGACGTATCGGGCTTCAAGTACGCCTTCCCGGGTCTACTTAAGCCCATCGATAAAGTTTACGCCCACACCGCCCTGGCAGATATACGTGAAACGTATAGAGAGCTCAAGGCTTACCGTGGGCAACTCATGTTCTCCCCCGTATGCTTCGCGTGTGGTGGAATGTGTAGCTGCTCATCAATCGCTGATGAGTAAATGGCGCATTCTGTAAAATACCCAATACATAGGTGAGGAGTCTATATGTTAAAACGCAACGTGCTGGTAGAGAAAATCGCACAAGAGGCCGCTATGGCAAACGATAAACAGTATCCCGAGATCTTTTTGGATGCCCGCCTCTACAACATGGGGATCTGCCCCATCCTGCACCGACACCGCATTACTACGGGTGAGTCGCCTGATACCCTTACGGGTGCGCTGGGGGCATTGGCACGGGCAATCGATAATCAGTGCATGACGATGGGGGCGGCCATTTATGGACCTCGCACAGTCGTCCTCTATAATCGGGACGACCCTAATGAACTGGTTGGCCGCATTTGCGTACGGGAAAATACTCACGGGACGTTAACCGTCGTTGGAGTCATAGACGATGAGTGGGAGAAAAAATACCTGGAGATGATGAATAGTTGTTTCACACTCGCCACACAGGTAATGGTCAACGTCTACCGTGTTAGCGCCCGTGGCATCACTAGCAAGGCACTACCCTTGACGGAGGATAGTGTTCCCACCTTTAAAGCGGAACATTATCCGTATCTGGACCAGTCACCGGAGGATTTGATGGCCGCCTTTATGGGGTCGACCTCCAACGTACTCTTTATCATTGGCCCTCCGGGTACCGGCAAAACCAGCTACATCAAAGGGTTAACCATGGCGGCAGCCAGGCAGGGCGTAGAGAATGTCAGCCTATATCAGGACGCCGCGGTATTGGAGCACCCCGGCGTGAGCACTAAACTTGCAGAGGACATGCAGGACGATGAGGTGGGACTATTGATAATGGAGGATGCTGATGCATTTGTGCGCACCCGTACAGAAGGCAATGTCCTTATGTCGACCCTACTGAATGGTGCGGACGGACTTGTGAGTACGCGCGCTAAAATCATTATATCCACCAACCTGGAGAGTACCAGTAAGGTAGACTCGGCCCTACTGCGGCCGGGTCGATGCTACGGCATTTTGAAATTTAGACCACTGGAGGGTGAGGAGGTGACACGTGTACGCACCCACATGGGTCTTCCGCCGGTTGACCTTACCACCGCTACGTTGGCTGAAGCTACCTCCACCTCAATGGACCTTAACCATAGAGTCAAAGGGTTTGGCTACATGGGCCATTGAAAACAAGTAACTAAAACACTGTACGCCTACTGAACGTATGGTAGGCATTGCCCTAATGTACGAGCTGAAAATAACTTCATTTTCCATAAAAGGACACGTCATGAAACATCAAGAACATATTTTCGCTGTACCGGCTAACATCGTCCCTAAAGCGGACAATACGAACCTGGTCCCCTTTACTGTAGAGGGGGGTGACATCTTTATCGGCCAGCGGGCTGGACTAGAGGTTAATCCTAACTACCGTCAGGTTCTCCCCTATGTCCTCGTAGAGTGCAACGGTAAGCTCTTTACCTACCAGCGCACTAAAGGCATTGGGGAAGATCGCCTGCTGGGCAAGCACTCCGTAGGTCTGGGCGGCCACATTGATATGTCCGATTTGGCCTGGAGTAATGGTCGTTCTGAGCGGCTAGATTGGGACACCACTTACCATCAGGCTATCATGCGTGAGTTGATGGAAGAGTTGGTACCGACGGCTGAGGTCAATGCCGGTGAGTTTGTAGAGGGTGGCTTTGGCTATTATCAGAAGACCGATAGTGGCTGGCATGGACAGATTGCATCGGTACTGGGCTTCAAGGTAAAGTCCGTTCATATGCGCAATAAGATTGCAGCTGAAGGCGGTGTTGAAGCCGTTCACCTTGGCTGTCCTATCCTTATCTCGGTGACGACTGAGGAGTGGACGACCGCTGAGGATGAGTTGGTATTCAATGGCTTCATGGATCCTCAGGATATTCTGGATGAGTTCGACTGTGAGCGTTGGACCGAGATCATACTGGAAGACTACCTGTACCACAAGATCAAGTGTGGCGGTGAGTTGACCCTTAAAGAGTGGTTCAGTAAGCGCTAACTATTATCCCTACCTGCCCTTATGGGTGGGTAGGGACTATCTATTTTTTTTTTTATTGTACATTCTTACTATAGTAAAATAATCGGTGCCGCGCGCGCCACCCATTTTTGTGACCTCAGGCCGGTAAGGCCAATTTAGCTTACGCTGGGTTAGGTGTAACGCTTCGCTGGGCTACTGGTGTTTATGTCTACTGCATTCTAGTGTACAGTGTACTCTACTACAGAGTACCCTCTATTCAAACCTGTAAAACCCTACACCCCCTAAAAGGGTGTAGGGCTAATTACTGTTATCGGTAGTCGTTCCTCCTACCTCTGATTTTATTGACTATTTTACAAGTCTTGTGAATTTTCACAAGACGTATGTATTTTTTAGAGAGAAAAAAAGACCTCAACCACTTCCAGGCTCGCCCTGGGAGGGGCGAGCTGGAAAGCGAGACACGAACCAGGAGAGACGACCGGAAGGGGGAGAGGGGCCTTACAACTCTGGATTTTCGAAAATCCCTTTAAAATCAAGCACTTAAGAAACCAGACCCCTGTAAACATTGGGGTTTGGGGTATATGCTCTATATTCTGGTTAAAAAGTGTACATGGTAAGAATCAGATAGAGTCTTTAATAAAGGAAATGTAACCATGCGCAGTGTCATTTTAGAGATCGGTACTCCAGAGAAGGGTCTAGCTATTATCTATTCTGAGACAGTAGAAGGACCTAAAGATCATTTAATCCAACGATTTGTACTTCGAATCGAACCAGCCATGATAGGGGGCAACTGGTTTACACGTACACTGCGCCGTATCTTCATGACCCCTATAGAGGTACCCTTGGTCGAGTGTGAGGACGATCGTTATATGCACTACTGGTATAGCCGTGGCCAGTTCTCTATCTACAGCTACGATAAACGTCACGGTCAACGCATTACGCGGGTGGACTTAGATACAGCAGTGCATAACTACACACTGTCGGTTACCAGTACTGCAATCGAATCCCAGTCGCCACCCCAGATCGTAGATATTAGTAAGCCCGGACTGGATACCTACCTAATGATAGTCTGTGAGGATGAGGTTATACCGGATATTTACCTGATATCCAATCGAGGGGAGTTACACGAAGGGGTGGTTTCGGATATTACGCACATTGGTTCGATTGAGGTGGACTTTACCATTGAGGGCGAAGAAGCGCGCGATCTTTTGGTCGGTTGTTTAGGGGATCGGTATACATTGCGGGTCAATGCACCGGAGGCGACTCCAGAGGCGGTCTAAGGGATAAAGGTAATGAAGAGGGGTGTAGGCATGGATGTTACGATAAAGGCGATAGAAACGCCTCTGGGGCGATTAGAGTACTGCATCGAGCAGGCGAAGGATGCCGTGGACGAGGTCTGTGGGTATCTTCGGGTTATAGGTGTAATGGGGGATGAAAACTATAGCGTACGTATTCCGCTAGGGATAGTGAGCCTAAAGAGTTTACCGGCACTGGCGTACGATATGGCAGGGTTCTACATTGGACATTATACTAAGGATCATGTTTTGGAGTTAATGGTCTTCAGTGTGGAAGAAGGCACTATAGTGGTTGCACGGGGGGAACGTGGCCCTACCCACGTTATAGGTGACGAGGCGCTCCATACCTTTACGTGGAAAGGCAGTGCCTTTACAGTGAGACGTGCGGGCAGTACGGGCGCATTAAGTTTTATTCAGATACGACATTGAGGGGCAGTATGGATTATTTAGAGTATAGTTATAAAGAAAACGGTGCCTGGCTAAAGGTACGTAAACGTCACCTGTTATGCTCCACCACGGTCTGCGAAGGGCGGGTATTGTTTGAGGAGGGGCTGAACCATAGTGCCGGGGTGGTTGTGGTTCGTCCTTTACTGCGTTCAGTCGAGCAGGGCGATATGCTAGGTGTCTACGGGCAGTGGTTCTGTAGCGAAACGGAAAGCCTCGTAACGGGTTACAGTGAAACGGCTCTGTATAAAACTGAAATACAGGGTGTTACACTGCACCGTGTGGACGAGTGCAACATTCTGTTAGTGGTCACATCGACCTACGTACGTATGCCGATGGTGGACGTAGTGGGGTTTAGTTTTACCCCTACTGGTAAGACGCTTGATGTAGGTGTCCGACCGTTTATGATGCACCGTACGAAGGTAACAGAAGAAGGCACCTACTATCAGTGTCGCAGTGCGGATGATAAAACGGTATACTTACATAGTCCCGACGGAGTCGTCACTCCTACATTAGTAAACCTGTCTGATAAGCAGTGGCGTTTGTTAGGGTAGGGACGATCGTATAGACGTACTTAACAAAAGCAGCGGCTAGAAAACGGTTACTCAAACATACCGAAGGGACGATTGGTTTCTATGGTAGCGGGGGAGGAAATATGGAAGATACGATCGAGATCACACAGGCTGAATATGAGCGACTGTGTAAGGTAGAGACGTTGTATCGTTATCACCTGAGCATGTTACGTACTATTGTTACGCAGGGTGAGGGTACTGGTCGTGACCCTAACAACGAACGTGGATTGGATCCAGACCGATCACTCATTGAAACCAACCCAGAGGCTAAGGCATTTCCACATGTCAGTAACTGAACCGCATCTACAGCTGTGGCACCTTTCGTTCGACCGCACCCTGGAGACACTATGGTACCCCCGCAAGGAGGTAATAGGTGAACCTGCCCATATCTCAGTATGCCCCACCATCGAACAATGTGTCCAGTCTATGTATCCAGGCCTGGGTCGTTTCTTTAAAAATTACCCAGCTTTAGAATACCTTATCTTTCATGTATACAGACCCTTAGGGGTTTCGGATACGCACCTGCTTACAAGCGACGTTTTAACACAATGCTCACATGTCGCAACCGCCCACATTACAGGGGAGCACTGGATATTGGAACCTGTTAAAATGGTGCACAATGGTCGAGTGAAGGTGTATCGCCCTAGGGGGTTTGAGCAGAGTGAGGCGTACAACACGCCGAGGAGAGGGTACTTTATATACCCTACTGATACTACTATCGAATGGCTGGATGAAGTGTAATGGATGGGTCAGTTAAAAAACTTGCACTGGGATGTGAGTGGGTCGGTCGACCCTTAATGACACGTACCCAGGGTGAACATCTCGCATGCCATATGGGGCTAACCCCGCACTCTACGCTAGAAATACACTTGTCAGAAGGCGTCATAGCGGTAGGGGGTTTCTGGTTAGGACTATGTTCAACTATAGTAGAGAACTGTAGTACGTTAGCTGAGGCATACTCCCGTATACGGCTCATGGAGGCCGGTGCGTGTCAACGGATGGAATTTGAACGTGCAGTCTGTCGCGCTATGGGAAAGGTGTATACGGCGTCTGATTAATTTCTACATGCGCACTATATAGTTTGTAGAAACAGTGCCCGGATGATGGAATTGGTAGACATTGGTGTTTTAAGTTCACCTGCCTTATGGTGTGCGGGTTCGAGTCTCCCATTCCGCACCATGTAAGGTAGGGGTCTAATCACGTAAGACCCACCATATTGAATAGTAGTCTCCCACTCCATTTAGGAGTGGTAGACTATGCTGTTAAACCGAATCCTCTGTGCATGGCACATCGATATCGATATCAGTTTATAGAGGCTTATTATGGCTACAAAAATCATGCGAGAGCCTTGGCTCTGGAAACGGTTTACGTCCAATGCGATTGAACAATATCTAGGGACCCCGGGTGAACCGATTATTGACCTGCGCACAGGCGTACCCACACTTCACATCTGTGACGGTGTTACCCCCGGTGGCGTGGCAATGTCAATGGACGTGTCCTTCGAGGGCATCGCGCGCCCCACAATTATTTCTCCTTTGAACGGTGCGACTGGGGTAACTATTCGCCCTATCATTACGGCCTCCAGTTTTAATGGGGTGCTGGCAGACGGTACTCAGGATACCCACGTTGCATCTATCTGGAATTTCTATGGGGATGTTAATAAAACTAACCTTTTGTTTACCAGTGGTCGCACCACCACCGCGTTGACAACCTTTGATGTTGAAGGGTTTTACGCATTCGCAGCGAGCACCGCTGTGTATGTAGAGGTTATTTATGAAGGCAGTACCGGCGGAACAGCTACCTCTCCCCTAACCACCTTCACGACCACGTCGATTGCACCCAGTACGCCCTCTGTGACAGGCCCTACAAATGGCTCTACCGATGTAGTATTGCGTCCTACACTCAGTGCATCTGCGTTTGCAATTGAGAACAATGAGGTCCATAGTGGCACCCAGTTTCAATTAGCAACCAACACCGGTTTTACGACTGGACTGGTAAACAGTGGTGAATTGGGTGCCGTGAGTAGCTGGCAGCCTAGTAGTAATCTGGCAGAAGGTACCCAGTATTACGCCCGCGTACGTTATAAGGATAGTACGGGTGACTGGTCAGCCTGGAGTGCCTATATTGGGTTTAAAACTGAAACGCTGATCGGGGTAGGCACTACGCTGCCCGATGGCGGTATCGTTTTCGGTCAGGAGGGAGGCGACTGGCTGGTCGTTGCACCCGCTTCACAGCATCAGACTAAAGCATGGGGTCTCTACGGTACCGATACGAGCCTTCCCAACGTAGGGTCCGGGGCCCCACCGAATGACCCTAACTCCTCAGAGTACAATACGGACGTACTGGTTAATAACTACAACGGCGCTACCGCTGCAGAATACTGCCGTAGTCTAGGGTACGACTTACCCAATGCTAAGGATCTGCAGCTTATCTACAATAATCGGACTCAGATTAATGCAGCGGACGCTACCGGTAACCTACCCACGTCGTACGTCTGGTCCTCTTCCGAGTACAATTCCTACTTCGCCTGGTGCCTGAACTTTGGCAATGGGAATTGGTACTACAGCACCAAGAGCAACAGTTACTGGGTAGTGCCTTTCCGGAGAATACCCGTTTAAACGGGTATTCACTTTCAATACTCTGTCACTGTGAGTGTCCTTTAAAGGACACTGCTTTTAGGGCTTGCCCTTTGTAGGGCTGCCCTTACTACCCTTACTCCATTTAAAAGCCCTACAGGCTACCCAGCCCCTTTGTAGGGACTGGGTCCAAAATGTATGCCCCCTGTAACCGCGCGTGGGCGGTTACAGGGTGTTTTTTTTATTTACCAACCCACTGTATTTTGTATGACAAATCTAGAGCATCAAATTCAACCTCACGAACGTACAAAATTATATCAGCTGGCAAGGAGTATACTCAAAGACACCCACATTTTAGTATCACGAATGCCTAAGCAGTTTAAATTTACCTTAGGTACGAAGCTAATCGATCAGGCCACTAGTCTGACTCTTTCAATATTCTTAGCCTACGAGGAGGTTAATGACAGAAATAGAAAATTGCAACTAGTAAAGGAGATAAATCACCACCTCCAAGCATTGCTCTTATCATATCGTATTGCCTATGATGTGCGTGCGGTGTCGACTGGAGAGCGCGGACAAATTGGGTTTGGTAAACAAGTCCAACGACTCGTTGCCTGTACAGTACAGCAAAAACAGTGGGCTGGTGCAATTATAACCGACGCCAGAATTTAACATTACGAATGGACTATCGGAGACACAGACAGAGTGCGCTTAGACCAAGGTCGGCGTAGACGTCCACTATCTCGGACCATAGCACCCATGCGGTAAAAGGCTAAAAGCGTCTAACCGAGGTGGCGACATGTCGGTGTGATTCGAGTCTATGGTCTAACACCACGACGAACGTCTGGTCCTCTACCGAGAACAATTCCAACAACGCCTGGAACCTGAACTTTGGCAATGGGAATTGGAACAACAACAACAAGAACAACAGTAACTGGGTAGTGCCTTTCCGGAGATAAAGCAAGTGTCTACACCGATAGTCCTTCGGGACCGGTACACGTACGAAGATATACTTTATGCCTATCTAGACTGTAGGCGTTTGAAGCGCAACAAGCGTTCAGCCCTTGAATTTGAGCTAAGGTTCGAGGACAATCTTTTAACTCTATTAGACGAGGTGAACAACGGCAATTATGAGATAGGTCGATCCGAGGTCTTCGTAGTAACGCGACCTAAACCTCGGGAGATATGGGCGGCACAGTTTAGGGATCGTATCGTACACCACCTTATCTACGCAGATATTGGCCGATACTTAGAGGAACGCTTTATTGAGGATACCTACAGCTGCATTAAGGGTAGGGGTACACTAGCCGCCTCGAATAGGGTCACCGCGCTACATCGCAGGGTAACCCGTAACTACGCAACTGACTGCTTCGTTCTACAGTTTGATATAAAGAACTTTTTCGTATCTATAAACAAGTACATACTGTGGGATAAGTTTGAACGACATGTGGGTGAACCTTCATCGTCCCTCACATCTAATCTACTTTACCTGGTACTGTGGAACGACCCTACGGTAAATCCGATTATAAAACCGAATAGCCAGTTTGAGCTCGTACCTAAACACAAGTCACTTTGGAACGTACCGTATAACTATGGCTTACCGATCGGAAATCTGTTGAGTCAAGTTGCAAGTAACGTGTATCTAGATGACTTTGATAAATTTGTCAAGCATGTTTTAGGCGTGAAAGCCTACGTTCGCTACGTAGACGACGCGGTTATTCTCTCAACCAACCGCAGCGAGCTGGAAGAATGGAAAGTACAAATCGGACAATACTTGAAACAACGACTTGAGTTAACTGTCCATCCAGATAAATGTACCATTACGCCGGCCTCACAAGGCATTAATTTCGTAGGATACGTCCATAAACCATGGAGACGATATACGCGGAATTGTATATTGACTACAGCTAATTCAATTGTAGTCGACTACAGTGATTTTTGGACAGAGCGGGATCGTGTACAGTCAACGATTAATAGCTACTTAGGGCACATGGTGCACTCTACTTCATTTAATGTCCGTAGACGTTTAGTAGAGCAACACACTATCCCTGGCTTTTTTACTACCGATTCAAACTGCACCCGTTTAATAAAGCTATAACCATTACCCATTCTGGGGTAATGGGATTTATGCTTTCATTTCAATTTTACACCTATATCACCTTAATGGATACACCCAACAGTCTAAGGAGACTACCATGAACATTCAATCCCCTACTTTCAATGTCCAACATGCCATCCGCTCACTCGAGCTTATGGTAGGCGACAAGCGCCACCTCAATGAGGAAGATTGTCTAGTTTCTGCCCTCCTTAAAGAGGGGCGAGATTTAATTAAGGCCGAGGTTGATCTGGAGCCTTGGCTTGCCCGAGTCAAGGAAATTAACCGTGCCCTCTCACTGCGCCAGGTAGGAGTACATTTCTAATGAGTAATAAACATAGCGTTAAACTTACCTCCATAAAAGGTAAGGCACTTACGTCCTTCCAGCGCTCTCTGGTCAATAACATGGCCCGTAAGGTTCTTATTGTCGGAGGCCTACTTACCCAACGCGTAGAGGTGTATGGGTGTGAGGCCATTGGCAATTATGTAAATGGTACTCAAAAGCGAGCGGAAGCTATCCAGTTCGTCCTTAATCACTATAAGACCTACCCCCGGAACTGGCAGTTCTGGTGTGCAGTCTTTTATAAGGATAAGCCTACCGGAGTTACCCAGTACAGTTCGGCTCTGTTCGAACCCCTCTATGGTACGTCTAAAGACATTGATTGCCATCTAACCCCGATGGTGGATCAGTTTGTAAAAGACGGAGATAACGTCAACCTATGTTCCTATGGGTGGATCGCAATCCCGTCTGACGAGGTTGAGATTGACGACGACGCCGAGGAGGCGTTCGTTCGACTATTCGAAGCGAAGAACTGCTATGACAAAGAGCATGGCAAAAACATGCTGTTGGCGCGTAAGATAGAGTGGGCCGGTAAGGCCTAAGGAGATAAGATGATGAAGAAAATGGAATTGGCCGTATTGGCTGATATTGAAGAACAACTTACCATTCTGCAAGCGATTGGTAAACGCAACTTACAGACTGATAACCGACATGCCCTGACCGACTTATCCCCCACCTTGAATCTCAGCTTTTCAGAGCTTAAAGACATGATGGGCCGAGAGCGCCTGCGCAGCGCCTTCTTGACCGAGATCGTCAATAATTTGACCCAACGTAAGTTGATCGTTAAGGTGCGCAAAGATTCACTGGCGATTATTAAACCATTTATTGAAGAGAATGGTGAGTACGGGTCGTTAGATGACGTTAAAGCGCGTATCCGTAAGCACGTAAACAAGTAACACCTACTTACAAATACCGAGTCCTAAGGAGGACACCATGATCCCATTAATGGAAATGGCTTTGGTTATTGAATTGATGTCCGGACACACAGACGCACGTGTGTCTCTGGAGCATAAGTGTCTGATCGAGAACGCCATCTACGAGGCGGCTGATCAGGGACCTAAGGGCATGGCCCTGGCCACAGAGGTTGCCCTTAACCGTCTGGAAGCCGGTTACCGGTACAAGGACACCTCATGCACAATCATCCACGACCACAAACAGTTCTCGTGGACCAGTACGCCGGCTGATAAGCGTCGTGTGTATACGCTTGAAGAGGAGCGTGCTGCAGCGCAGGTAGTGTATACCTACCTGTATGAAAACCCGAAGCGTATGTTACCTAAAAACACGCTTCATTACCTGAATACCCGTACTGCGACGGACATGTCGTGGTACGATCCTAAGAAAGTTGTGCTGACCTATGGTGGCCACACCTTTCTAAAAGACATTAAATAATTATACCACGTCCTAAGGAGGACACAGTTATGGCTATCTTTGCAGAAAAAAACGGCGTGCTGTACATGCGCGCCTCAGGTAAGGACGAAGAAAACGTCTATTACCAAATATTGTTAGGGGAGAATGATAACTCCCCCTTCATCCAGACTATCCTAATCGAGGACATTCTGAATATTAAACATAAGCCCAGTGGGTTCTACCACAGGGCACTTGTCCCTAAGGGGGCTATACACACTGGCAATGGGCACATGTACCCGCTGCGCCTACTACTGGGCTCCCACGAGGAGCGACAGATTTCGTCTGCCCGTCGAGGCACTCGCATACCCGATAGCGGGTGGATTCAGAGATCCAAGAAACGCATCTTCAATGCATTGGGTATAGATGCGTTGGTGGACCTTACCCCTGATGATGAAGGGTATCGAGATACCCAACGTATGTTAGCCCTAGAGTACGTCTTCGAAGAGAAAGAGGCACTGATCTCAGCCGAGGCATGGGGCCTTATAGAGGGAACACCTGGTATTGAATGTAAGGGTCAGTTTGATACGGGCTATCACGTTCGTGTTATTCCGAAGGTAAAGGCCCTGTAATTAGCGATCCAGTGATATTTAAGGCCTATATCACTTTAATGGAGATACGTGAATAAACAGTCTCCGTCAGCATTCTATTATACCTAACGGTGACGCTGACCACCGCAAATCCCTAAGGAGGGAATTACAATGTACTACATCGACTTTAACGACGTATTCGAAAACATCGATAATCAGGTAGAGTTCAATAGCGAATGGGCAAACAGCACCGGTTACATGGATAATGCCGTTTGGGAGCCGGTCTCTGAACCGGTTAAGTTCGAAGACAATGCTGGCCGGAAGGGGGTAATTCTTCCCCTTCTGCTGGCGAAGTCGCCGGCTAACGTTGTAATCTTCCAGCGCTACGCTGGAGGTAACGTAATCGTCTCTAATGAGGCGCCGGAAGTCCGCCGGGCGGCATGCCTCCAGGGCGATATCACAGCCGATGCAGGCGTGATCGCCAACGCCATTGAACTTATGAACGGTGCCATCGGCACTGAGTTCGAAAAGATGGCAAAAGATGCCTTCTCCAAAGACGGCAGCGCATTCTTGGATGTTGCTGCAGAGAGCATACGCGTGTGCCGGGGGGAGGTTGCCTCGGTTACACTACCCACCAATGTGGCCAAGGCCCTTATCGAAAAGGGTCTTGTGGTAGGCGCTAAGCGTCACGGCAAGGCAGTGGGAATTAAAGTTGAGGATGGTGAAATTATCCTTAATGATGTCAAATATGGATGGGAGGAGTACACTCCCATCATTGGGGACGAAATACGGTATGTACAGAACGAGGCCAGTGCTAAGGTAATCCTTAGCACACTCGCCGCTTAACCTACAGCCCCCAGCCTTCGGGCTGGGGCACCTCTCTTTATTTTTTCTTTTATCCTCTCCCCTGATCCTGTACGAGGAGATTCCAGACCGAATCATGTGTCACAGGGAAGACCAAAACGATTCCCACACCCCTTTACTAGGAGTCTCTATAGCGATTGGCTATAGAGGCCCTTATTGCTCTCACCTGACCACCATTAAGGTTGTATAGATGGATATTAAAATACTCAAGCGTGATGGCCGATTGGAAAGTTACCAAGCGGATAAAGTCAATAAGCCCGTCCAGTGGGCCTGTGAAGGACTGAAGACTGCCTACCCGTCACAGATTCTTATGTCCGCCAGCCGAAGCATCTACGATGGCATTACCTCCGATGCACTGCACGAAGAACTCATTAACGCAGCCGCTGGTTTAATCTCAGAAGAATACCCTGATACGCAGTATGCCGCTGGTCGCCTCCTGATCTTTCAGATGCGTAAGCGGGCCTTTGGGCAGTTTGAGCCACCACATCTGTATGACCATGTGAAGACCCAGGTTGAAGCCGGTCGCTATGACCCAGATCTACTGAACACCTATAGCTGGGAGGAGTATCAAGAACTGAACTCCGTACTGGACCACACTAAGGATCTGGACCTTGCGTATATTGCAGCCCGTCAGCTGCAGAAGAAGTATCTTCTACAGAACCGTGTAACGGGTCAGCTATTCGAAAGTCCACAGCAAGCGTTCATGCTTATCCCCATGGCCCTGTACTCGGGTTACCCTAAAGAACAGCGTATGGATTTGATTAAACGCTTTTATACAGCATTGTCTAACGGTAAGATTTCTCTGCCCACTCCAATTATGGCGGGTGCCCGTACCCCAACCCGTCAATTTAGCTCCTGTGTTAAGGTAGACAGTGGAGATTCCCTCGACTCTATTAACGCTACAGCTTCAGCTATCGTAAAATACATTTCCCAACGCTCCGGCATCGGTATAAACGCAGGTCGTATTCGTGCGAAGGGATCGTCCATCCGTAATGGGGAAGCAGAGCACACAGGACTCATTCCCTTTATTAAACATTTCCACAGCGCTGTTAAGTCGTGCTCGCAGGGGGCTGTACGTGATGGCTCTGCCACACTCTTCTTCCCACTCTGGCACTATGAGGTGGAAGACCTCGTGGTACTGAAGAACAATAAAGGTACTGAAGAAAGTCGCTGTCGTGGTTTAGACTATGGGGTACAGATTAATGACTTCCTCTATACCCGGCTAAAGACCGGTGGGAACATTACGCTCTTCAGTCCCTCTGATGTACCCGGCCTCTATGATGCCTTCTTCCAAGACCAAGTACGCTTTGCAGAGCTATATGAAAAGTACGAAGCGGATCCTTCTGTACGTAAGAAAACCGTAAAGGCGGTTGATCTATTCGGCTTAGTGGGGATGGAACGTGCGGCTACGGGCCGCATTTATGTGATGAACGTCGATCACGTAAACAATGGTCCCTTCGATCCTAAAGTCGCTGCAATCTACCTCGTTAACCTCTGCCTGGAGGTGTGCTTGCCCACAAAACCAATGAATGACGTCAACGGCGATCAAGGTGAAATTGCACTTTGTACCTTGGCCGCATTCAACGTCGGTGCACTAGAGGACCTGAGTGAGTTGGAGGAACTTTCCGAACTCATCATTCGTTTACTCGATGCACTGCTCGATTACCAGAATTACCCAGTGCCAGCTGGACAGCGTGGTGGGCTGGATCGACGTGCCCTAGGCGTTGGTGTAACTGGCTTTGCCACATACTTGGCTAAGCATGGTAAGCGGTATAGCGATGACAGTGGTTTAGAGGTGACGCACAATCTGTTTGAGGCTATGCAGTATTGGCTGCTCAAAGCCTCGAATAAACTAGCACAGGAATTTGGCCCCTGTCCTAAGTTTAATGAAACTACGTACAGTCAAGGTGTACTTCCGATCGACCGTTACTGTAAGAATGTTGACAAACTAGGTGTCTTCGATTACCTGTGCGACTGGGAGGGATTGCGTAAGGACATTCTTGCACATGGTCTACGTAACTCTACAGTCACCGCGATCATGCCGTGTGAGACGTCATCAGCGGTTACCAACTCCATCAATGGCATTGAGCCACCGCGTGGTCTGGTCATGTACAAGACCAATAAAGACGCGATTATGGCACAGGTAGTAGCCGACTATGAAAACCTGAAAGACATTTACGAGTGCGTATGGGACATTAAATCTAACCGAGGCTATCTGAACCTAGTGGCCATCATGCAGAAGTTTGTCGATCAGGCAATCTCTGCTAACACCAACCATGACCCGGCTCGTTACCCTAATGGCAAGGTGCCCATTCAAACGGTACTGAAGGAAATGGTGTATGCCCACCACATTGGTATCAAGACCCTTTATTACCATAATACCCGTGATGGTAACGACGCTGATGCCATTGCGAAGATGGATGATGGTTGTGAGGGCGGTGCCTGTAAGCTTTAATGTAAACCGGGGAGGGTAGCCTCCCCTACGTTTAAAGGATGTAAAATGAATAGTAAATCTACCCCAATGCCTACCTATGTAGAAGACCACGTTGCTTTTCTGGACGATAGTGTAAAAGCTGCGCCGGTTACCCATAAGCCGTTTTCAACCTTTAATAAGAAAGCGGTGGATGCGACTACACAGCCGATGTTCTTTGGCGAGTGTATTAATGTTGCACGGTTTGATCGACGTAAGTACGAGATCTTTGAAAAGCTATCCGAGAAGCAGCTCTCGTACTTCTGGCGTCCAGAAGAGGTTGATGTTACCGGAGATCGTAAAGACTTCGCAAACCTGGATCCGCATGAGCAGCACATTTTTATCTCGAACCTAAAATACCAGATTCTGCTGGACTCTGTACAAGGTCGCTCACCAACGATTGCTTTCTTACCAGTATGTTCTCTACCCGAATTGGAAAACTGGCTTGAGAACTGGTCGTATTCGGAGACTGTGCATTCTCGTTCATATACCCATATCGTGCGAAATGTCTTTAATGACCCCAGTGCGGTACTGGATGAAATCATGGTGACGCCTGAGATCATCAAGCGAGCAACCGCCGTTACAGAAGAGTATGACCGCTTTATTGAGCTAGTTAATATCTACTCAGTGGTAGGGTCCTTTGGACAGCACACTGTCGCTGGTATTACCTACGACTGCAGTGAACGCAATATGAAGTACCACCTGGCGCGGGCAATGGTATCGGTTTATGCACTGGAGGCTATTCGCTTCTACGTGTCCTTTGCTTGCTCCTTTGCCTTTGCCGAACGCGGTGTAATGGAAGGTAACGCTAAGATTGTACGTTTCATATGCAGGGACGAGCTCTTGCATAAGACAGGCACCAAACAGATTTTGAATCTACTGATTGGGTCGCGTGAAAATGATCCTGTGATGCAGGAGATCTTTAAAACCCATCAAGCTGAGTTTAAACAGATTCTGGTGGACTGTAAGGATCAGGAGTCTGAATGGATTGAATATCTCTTTAAAGACGGAAGCATGATCGGCCTTAATGCCCGTATCCTGAATGAGTACCTAGAATGGGTTGCCGATGAGGCATCCGATAACCTGGGCTGGGGGCCCATCGTAGGGCATCTGAAGTCAAACCCCCTACCCTGGATGCGTAGCTGGGTAACCTCTGATGCGGTACAACCCGCTCCACAGGAAACAGAGTTGTCGTCTTATCTGGTTGGTCAAATCGACAGCAGTGTAGACGTGGGTAGTTTGGGTAACTTCGATGATGGGTTTGATTTTTAATCGCCTCATTCTCGCCCTTCGGTACCTCTTAGCGGACGGTGCGTTCTTATTACGGCATCGGTTTACACTGGATGCGGTTATAGTCACCTACTATGTTAGGCGGTACCGGAGACAGGCTATCCGTAAACACGTCTGGGTGAACCGTAGGCTAATCATGATGGAGAAGGCAACGCGAAGGGGTGAACCACCGGGTAATCGCCTTGCCCCTAAGCGCATAACGAAATATATCTACCCCAGTGGGGTCACTAGCCACTACGTCGTCGAGTGGCCCACTGACACGACCTCGGTTAACTGGCTTCACCCTGTCTACTATCCTGGACTCGTTAGCAGGGCAGGGCTAGACTACGCATTACGCCCCATCACTATGTTCACCGCATAAAGACACACTCCCTCCGATCGGAGGGAGTGTGGGCTTTAATATACTTCCGCTAACTCGTCTATTGTACGCAGTACTTCAGCAATAGCTTTCTGATCGCCATCGACGTGGGTGGCTGCGCGCTGTGCAAGTTCGGTAATTCTAGTGCTGACTTCATTTAGTTTAGCGTTAAATTGTGTCCGCACCTCACCATCCAGTTCATAGTCTTTCGCTAACTGTTTAAAGCGCTCGGTCAGCTCCTCCACTACTTTGGTATGTGCTTCCATTTGACGACGTGTGTCCTCATTTACACCAGCACGCTCAGCTGCCTTTAGATAGCGCTCTATGGCCCTGTTACAGCGTTTAAGCGCCATTACAGTGTTTGTTGCATAGCCTACCGGCTCTGGTAACTTGGGATCCATGTCCCGACTCACCCATTTCTCTTCATACTTCACAAGATAAGGGCCATCACGTGTGATCAATGCAACCTTAAACTTCTTACCCATGCCGTAAAGTATAATAAACTCGGTTACTAGCCCATTGGCATGTTTTTGTACACGATAAGGCTTCTTACCCCTCAAGAGGTCACGGTCCATCATACGCTCAACTCGCTCAGACGTAAGTGCCTTAGCTTTATCCCGTACAACCGGATGGCCTGTGCGCTTAATGTCCTCCATAGCCAGTTTAAGGTCTTTAGTCATCTCCACAATAATGTCCGACTGAAGTGCCTGGGCCTCTTTAAGTAGATCAATCTCAGCTTCCATCGCCTCAATGGTCTTACGGACGTCATCGATATCCTGCGTTTCTCCACTGTCCGTCGTGGCCCTTGCAGTGATCGTCTCGTCCCGTTTATTGAGGTCCGCTTCCTGTGTCTTTTGTTTACGTCTGTTACGGGAGGCTCTACCCAATGCATGATCTACCAGCTTTAGAAACCACTCCTTTAATCGACGCAGTAGGGCAATGATTGCATCTGCGGCATCCTCCAGCCAATCTTTAAGTCCCTCTATCCCTAAGCTGGTCTCCACGGCACGTACCACCGGAGAGTCAGCATCACCCTTTATGCCTAACTCCACAAGACCTGGTAAAGTATCCGTTAACCACGTCAACTCATCTACACAACGGTTAAATTCAACATCTGAACTGTACATAGTCAATCCTTAATCGTTTAGCCCCATGCCAATAAAGCGATGGTGCCATTTTCGATCCTGCATCATCGAGATCTTTTTAATACGTCGCTGTAGCAGCTCACCGTACATCTGCGCCGCATCACTATACCCATCGATAATACCCCGCAGCCGACCATCCACTTGACCGCCGGTCATCGCCGTGATTGTGGTACTAACCGATAACTTATTATAAACATACATCTTTGCAGCCAATACAGCGAGGTCCCCAAATACATACATTGCCTTCTGGCTAATGTTTGTCAATTGTTCGTCGTTTTCGAGTATACAGCGCAAGAAGCAATTGAGGTTACCGGGGTTAATCGGTGTAAAGATAACGTTAGGGCCCACGAGGTACACTTCGTTCAGACCGGTTGGCCCGGGTTGTCCAGGCATGCTGCCATAGGGCTCAGAGTTACGATAGGTCGTCTCAATTGACAATACGGACGAAATAGGGCGATTCAATGTCATTGACATTGGAATTTCAATACGTGCACCGTTCTCTAACCATTGCCATACCAGTCCACCCAAGTTCACAACGTAGGACTCACCGCCTACAATATTGCAATCAGGCAGTACGATGCCGTTAATCACTTCTCGTCGAATACGCTCTTCAATACTGAGTTGGTTAAGGTAGTTATACCACTCATTCGAGCCAAAGGCCTGATAGAGCACCTCGTGCGGAATCTCTCGCATGATGCGGCTTACCGCATATGTTACCATGTTTGCCATAAGGGTCCCTTAATATTGTCACGTGTCATAGGATCGACTCAGGTCAATGGTTTCTAAGGAAAACCTATATTACCCTTAAGCCAGTAGAATTAATCTACGCAATAACCACCTATTCAATGTAGACAGAAGGAAGAGACTATGTACTTGAATATTGCAGGCGACAAACGACTGGAAACCTATGAGGAGTGTCTGGCACATCTTCAGAAGTTTAAAGACGACAGTCGTATGGCACTGGTAGTAGAGCGCATTCTGGAGCGCAACAATTACCTCAATCTGTATACGGACAGTAACCGTCAGATTAAGAGCCTACAGGCCAATCGGTACCTGTATCCAGTAGGCAATTTGCTGGCCGCCTACCGTACACGATTGGCGGATATCGAGGCATCTCGTATGCCTTTGGGCTGGGTAACGAAAACGTCTAAAAAATAAGGGCCTACCCTTATCGTATAAGGGCGGAGCCCTGTAACCATTAACCAAGAGGAAAACACATGTCCACAATGTCAATCTATGCCTGCGGCGGTGCAGGTATTAACTTACTCAAAGATTTTGTTCGTCTGCCTCAGGATACTGAGGTGTCTTACTATCCCACTGTGCGAAAATATGCGCTGGATACCTCGGATTCAAACATCCGTGATCTGGGTGATGATATTAAAACCTTCTTGGTACCGGGTCTGCGTGGCGCGGGTAAGAAGCGCCAGCAAGCTTTCGAGGGCGTGAACGATCACGTCAACAACATGTTGGTGGAGCACAAACCGTCTGATTACAACCTGGTTATGTTCTCTGCCTCAGGTGGTTAACGTCACGTTGTGACATAAGCCCGCCGTACAGGTAACTGTATGGTGACACGTCCCTTAATTGCTGGAAACTCCTTAAGTGCAGGTAGCTACAACGTAGTCTGAAAAGGCAAACGTGAATGCTTGAAAATATCTGCAATTGGACAATCAGCAGCGAAGCCCCTAAGGACTGTCGGGAGACAGGCTAGGGGGAACGTCCAACGACTAACGCATTGACCAGCGTGTAGGGCCCAAGTGGGTGGACATTGATCCTTAAATCGAAACGGGGACTATCCTAATAATGACTGAATAGTGTAAACCAAAGGTCGATTGGGCGACCTGAATATGGAGAACGCATTATTGGAAAAGTGGAAGAAAATAACAGGGTGTTCTAATTATGAAGTCAGTGACACTGGCCGAGTTAGAAATGTTAGAACTGGCAAACTCTTGAAGCAGGGCATCGATAAATACGGGTATTTGAAAATATCCATACTCAACGATGACGGCGGCAAAAGATATAGTACCATCCATCGATTGGTGGCAGAAGAGTTTGTACCGGGTTGGGACGCCAATCTACAGGTCAACCATATTGATGGTAATAAACTAAATCCCCGCGCCGACAACCTAGAGTGGGTAACGGCACATAAGAACCACATACATGCGGTTGCCAACGGATTAAATGCGAATGCGAATAGAACGTTAGTGGAAGACCTAGAGTCCGGACAGACATTAACGTTCAACTCAATCAAGAGTGCTGCTAATTACATTAACATACATGCCAATAACCTTATACCGTTGATACGTCGATCTAAAGACGCACCCTTGCTCGGTCGATGGATAGTTAAATTAGAAGACGAGCAGACACTGTTTTGTTCCTCGAACAGTGCTAAATTCGGCACCAACGTATTTGTATTGGATTGTGTAAACGGAGAGCGCCTAGTATACCCTAGTTACTTTATAGCTGCTTACTTTACCGGTATCCGATCACTTTCTAATATATTTAAGATTAGAAAGTGCGCATATATTGCCGGATACTACGTTGCACTCAACGAGGATGATCTCCCAACTGCAACGGACGTATGTAAAGAAGAGGCCATGGCAATTAGGGAGAGCTATCAGTTGGTACCATATCGGGCCAAAAAACAGTACTACGAGCTCTACGACTATTACACAAAGACGACTACAAAGTTTTACAGTACAGAAGCTGTGGCGAAATTTGTTAATGAGCATTACGGTGGAAACTACGATCAGCGCGACGTTTCGACTAAACTTGGCGAATGTAAAGGGCGTAAGGGAACTACACTCATACACGGGCTGGGTTTAAGATCTAGCCTTCATAGGTATGCGTGGTATCCCTTTACTGAGGAGACCATACTCTCCAGTTACTTTAAATGTAAGGCCCCTATGCGAATGTATAGGGTAACCAATGGAAGTACCACTAAACTCGTCCAGGGCGACGAGGCTCTTCTAGATGAGCTTGGTATAGCAGATAAACGTAAATACTTCAGTCTAGAATATGTTTATAAGCAACTGAATGACCCAAACATTCACATAGTGCGCTTAAATAAACCTATTCAAAATTAGGATATTGATATAGTCTCGTCTCCCATTGAAAGGTGGGAGCTGCAAGTAATGTTGCGGACACTGATTAACGAACAGTGTTGAAGATAACGAGTGGTTCTGTGGTGGGCCCCCTTGTAACGGCAGAACTGTTGCGACGTGGTGCAAACGTCATTACGCTGGTGGTGGGCAGTACCTATTCAGGTATTGAGGCCAAGAATACGCTGCGTACACTGGAAACGCTACAGTCTATGGCCATGGGTAAGGCTACCAACAATCGTCCCATTATGATGATCTATCAGGAAAACGCCGCTAGCGATAATCACGCTAACGATGGATACCTGGGCTCTCGTCCGGATATCGATAACCGTGTCGAAGAGATTGTACGTCAGCTGGGTCTCTTGTTCTGTGGCAGTCACCATGAACTGGACCACACTGACCTGGTGAACTGGTTGGATCATAGTCGTAACCACGCCGATATCCCGTCTCAGCTGATTGAGGTACTACCCTTTAAACAGACATTTGGTGGTAAACCCGAATGGCAGGGTACCGATATTACGGCCTTGGACGGTGCTGTTATCTCGACAGCCTCACTGCTCAATAGCGATGGCGATGAAATTCCATCCTTGGGTCAGCCGTATAGCTGTGTCGGTTACTACGATGGTAAGGTCTGGGGTGCTAAGGACCTGCCTAACTTCCATTTCGCAACCTCAGCTAGTCGCATTGGACAAATCATGGGGGGTGTTGAAATGGCAATCCGTGGATACGACAGCGTACGGGAATCACTGGCGACCGCTACCCCAGTGGGTGTTCATCAGGTGATGGATAAGGGTGACCGTACTACGGACGACAGTGGTATGGTGTTCTAAATAGGGTGCAGGGGGAGCCTCTCCCCCTCTTAACGAAGGAGCTTGGTGTGAGTAAGCTTCCCTTTACTACGATTATTCATCATTTTGATCGCAGTGTAGATCGGGACATACGGGAAATCATCCACGCCTGTTTGCAGGTTAGAGACTTTACGATGGTAGAGCCTCAGGATGATCGGGGTAACAGTGTAATGGACCTCTACCGCTACTGGCTGGGGCGTAGATTAGAAGACATGTTCTTGCTTACCTACGTACCGACCCGGTATCGGCCACCTTGTCTGGAGATGGAGGTATCCATTAACCGTGCGTTGGAGGAATACTCCAGTGACCTCTATCGTGCACTCTCACCTACCCCTGAGTTCGGTGAGGCGGCGGCTAATCTAGGATTTGATGTTGAAATCCTAGGGCCAGGCGACGTTGCATTGATTCTAGCCCATTCACCCACTGCAATCATTCGACGATGAGTGACGTATCAAGGATAGACGTATGTCTGAGAACAAACGTGTTATTTTAGACCTTAACCGCTATGGCGCCCTGTTACACAGCTATTTTGTGGGGGGCGCTAAAGCGGGTCTCATCCCGAACCTTAACTATGACAAGGCCTTCTGTTACAATCTCGTCGTTGCCCATGTACGTGACGTCATCGAGGCGCCGCTCGCCCGAGTGATGGGGTGGACTGTACCAGAATACACCCGTAACCATGTGGTGGCTAAGGTACGGGGGGCATTGGCGAAGAGCTATGTGGAGACCGGCACCTACCGCAATGTAATGGAGGACGCCATTCTCCTGGCGGCCATAGAGGACTATATTCAAAATGGTCCCAGCTTTGGTCTACAACAGGTGCTCTCGAAAGCGAAGGTTAGCCCTGTTCAAATGGCGGAACTTGTTCGACAGTTGTCGGGTGAGGATATTAACTTTAACAAACCTTCCGAATCAGAAGAGGACATTGTCCGTCAGATAGAAGAGATCCTGTGTTTCTTTGACGACATTGAGCCAATCTACCATTTGAATGATGCCTTGAGCCGTGTGCGTAGCGAAAACCCATATGACGTATGGAGTTTACATCTAGCGGGTAAGCTCCACGTTTTAATCCACGATGGGGACTATCGCATACAGGACTGGCATCGAATGCGAGGTGAGTGATGAGTGAAGGGTGCGGAATAGTAGGTGTAGTGCCTACAGCTAAGGCTTTGTCAGATTGGCTTGTACAATTCGACACAGCAGCCTCAGTGGTGGATACGTGCGACATCGTACGCCATGAGGTGGATTGTCAGCTTTACGGTTCTATGTTCCGTACCCATTGTAACGATCCCCTTACGGATGTAATGATCGCACTCTCCATCCCGACAGACTACCGTACCTATATAGAGAAGCAACTCTATGATGCGGTAGATGCACTGTTGCAGTCCACAGTAGGTGCTCCTCAGTGGAATTACACCTATGTGGTGGAGTGGATCTCACAGGGAACCGGCGTCATTAAATGGTGGCCCGATCCCCCGGTCCGACACGCGATTGCACCTACCCATAACAGTGGTTGGGGACACGCATGAATATGACACGACTAATAATACATCGCCAGCCCATACCGCCACAAGTCTTGCAGGCGGGTACCGACTTCATGGCATTGGCCGAAGACCTGTATGCGCTCTTTTATTTGGCTGAGCAGGATCCGGATGCACGGATGGACGATGTGGTTACGTACGTACTAGACAGCGATTGGATGGGCCACATGCCGACGCTAGAGTGCGGGTGTCATGACTGTGACGTTTGTACCCGTGCCTACCAATGGGAGTCGGTGGCCTACGAGATACTGGAGGCGGTTAAAAACAGCGTAGTACCGGTACCGATGTCGATCTACATCCATGAGGATAAAAGTGTTGCGCTACTGCCACCGGCTGCAGTGGCGATTAACATTGTGCCAAACCTTACTGTTGATAACCCGTATTGGGCAGGAGGGTCCAATGAGAGGCTACCATAGCCTGATACTCACGCATTACGGTATAGAGGAAAACACCATAGACCCCCACTACCATCCGGTAGTGGGGGGTATATTGCCTATCCTTTATAACCACCTTTTATCAGTAGACGTTATTGATCGCTGGCGTCCAGACGGACTGCAATCGGCTGACATACTCGCCACCCATCTTTTAGAGTCAGATCAGGGGAGGGTTATTCGGGACGCCCTTTTTATGCTAGAGTACGACGTTATACAGGAATGGCTAATGGAACTCATTGCAGGATTCGAATATCCGCAAGAGGCGCTAATCATGCCGTATCTGGGTAAGCCTGTTACCCGTGCGGCTATTATCGGCCCTAATAATGTCGTGGTATCCTTTATTTAACGGAGGTCGTTGGTATGGCTTCGATTGTCATTATCAGTATCCCACACCTGTATCATCTATTATACCCACTGCAGGCTGAGGTAGGGGCTAACCCCGCAACGATTAACCGCTGGTACTACTATCTGTTCAAACCCCTCCCCGGTGCAGTTGAACACTTAGCCGCAGCGATTAACCATGGGTGGAATGAAGACATTGTGGATGAGGTTATTGACATAATTTTATCCGACACCTATGTCGATGATATAATGTCATTTCTAGACACAGGCTGGCGCAGTGACTTGGAGGAGATGATATACTACTGCCTCCATACGCTGTGCTCAGAGATTTACGAGCAACTCAAAGTGATACCACCGGACCATGCCCTCTACCTAGCCCCTATCGCAAGGGTAGAGTTGTTGGGTGGGAACAGTCTGTTAATAAGGACGGAAGATGGTTACAATTATAATAGACCGTCGGGTCGAGATAGTGCCCCTCATCATGACGTGGCTATTAGAAGACTCACCTGACACCCCCATCACGCCCCTTATCATTGCACAGGGGCTAGAGCGGTTGACGGAGGTCGTCCTAGCCTTGGATGATGGAGATTTAGAACCTCTGGAGTCGCTCCCCCTAGCCCTTCAAGAACCCTTGGTTGAGATCATTGATCAGTGGTATAAAGCTGAGCTTGATCTATCTACTTTAAAGTTCATCGATGCGCTCGGTACCTACGCCGCGCGAACACGGAGATTACAACATGTTAAACGCCGTCACGGTACACCAACTCACCCTGAACGATAACGTACAGATGTCGCTGTACAGCGCTATGTCTGGACGGGTTGAGATTGAAGGTAAAATACTGGCCCGTCTAAACAGTGACGGGGTGCCCGCGTCAGCCAATGCAGCTACGCATCATGCCAACATCTATCGGCATTTGCCGGATAACGTTAAGGCCATCTACCCGGATGACTGGACAGCCTATAACTACCTTATGATTAAGGCAAACGACAGTGCTATTCTGTATGTCGGAGAGGCCTGGATTATTGAATCTGCCCTGTACGTCAATACGGTGTCCAAGGCCACTATCACCCTGACTGACTTTCGGGATCCCGATACAACCGCGATCCGTGCTCTGCTGCTGTCGAATGGATACAAGATCGATAAAATTGAAGTCAGTGAATAATTACTCATCACCCCTATCTCATGTGGAAGATGTACATGCTTTACCCCTTGGTTAAAGGTCCCACTACGGTGGGTTAGCCGTTAATATTAGGCACCCTCACTCCTTCGGGAGTGGGGTTATTTTTTTTTCTATTTAGATCGGTAGCCCCTATAAGGTAGTAGAATTGATTACTCGACCCTTACGTCTGGAGTATCCCTAATGAAAGATCCATTTGTACGCGCACCGTCAGAGTACACGCGCGACATTAATATCCTGAACAACTACCATGAAAACATGGCGCAGTATATAAGCATTATGTCGGGTAAGCCTAAGGACGTTGCTTTAGAATGGCTAAAGGCCAATAGTCAGTTTCAAGAGCCGGTTCTCAAGACCCTGGCCCGCAGAGACGGCTCGCCCGATCGACGTAAAGAGAAACAGCCGTTAACGAATTACCTGAATGAGATCGAGCATACCGGTCGCATCCTGGGCCCTAACCTCATCATGTATTCGAATCCCGATAAGAAGTTGGGGTTCTTGCCTGACTTTATCGATCAGGGCTTGCAGCGGCGATCTAAGGTGAAGAAAGAAGGGCAGAAGGCTAAGATGGAAGGTAATATGGAGTTGGCTACCTTCTGTAATAACCAACAATCTACCATCAAGATCCTGAACAACTCTATTTCGGGTGCCCACTCCAGTCCACATAACCCGATTTATAATGCCTCTGCCCATACGACACTGACCTCCATCTGCCGCTGTGCGACTAGTTACTCCAATGCGGTGGCTGAACGACTGCTTATGGGAAACCGACATTATTATAATAGTGAGGTCACCTTATCGGAAATGGCAGCCTCGATTCGACTCGCCGACGAGAGTTTGGTTAAAGAGGCACTCGCAACCTATAAGCTTACAGCCCCTACCCCCGACTACCTTAAGGACCATATCTTTAGAAGCTGTCGTCGATACTGGCGCTCCCCTAAGGGTGTGGAGCAGGTCAGTGCTTTTATTGATAAGATGGAAGATTGGCAACGGGCGGTCGTAGCCTTTACCTATGACCTTAGAGCGATGCGGGATGTGAATGAAGGGTTCATGCGTGCCTTTATCGGTCAGTTGGTGGAGAAGCCTCTAGAGGGTGTAGAGGACCCTGATGTCTATGTACAGGGTGCACATCCTGATTTGGTTGCCATGATCGGGTTGGTGATGTCCGAAGAGCTCAGTGGTAAGACTGTTCGCGATATGGCCAAGGATAATCCTGAGGGATATAAGCTCTATGGTGCGGCCATTAAACAAACACAGGAGGCATTATCTAACTACCAGCTCTACATCGATGCGTTCCTTAAGTCAGACCACATGCCACACGGTGTACACAGTGTCCCCACCATCTTAAGGGACTGTGCGGTGGTTTCGGATACTGACTCCACGATCTTTACCACCGAAGACTGGGTGGTCTGGTATATCGGGCAAAATGACTTTACCCGTCGAGGCATGTCGGTAGCGGGTGCGATGGCGTACATTGACTCTCAGGTCCTTAAGCATGTACTGGCACAATTATCCAGACACTTAGGGGTCAAAGACGATAAGCTCTTTAGACTGGCAATGAAGTCTGAGTTCTATCAGCCGGTATTGGGCGTTACGAATATGGCGAAACATTACTTTTCGTACATTCGTGCCTGTGAGGGCAACGTATACCCAGAACCTGAGTTTGACTCTAAGGGCGTAAACCTTAAGAACTCTCGTCTTCCGAGTATCATTACCGAGACACTGGGTAACTACATCAAATGGATTATGGATTCCATTATGGCGAATAACCGCCCTACGATGTATGAGGCCCTTCGGGTACCCGTTACCCTCGCCCATGAGGTTAACCGCTCTATCCTGGCCGGTGAGTCCACGTATCTAGCCTCTATGCAGATAAAGGCCGCCAAGGCGTATAAGAATGCATCGAAATCGAACCACGTTCACTATGACCTTTGGAATAAGGTCTTTGCCTGCCGTTATGGGATGGCTGACCCCCCTCCTTACGCAGCAGTGAAGGTCCCGGTGGACTTAGGTTCACCCGTTAAACTTAAAGAGTGGATGGAGACATTGGAACCTGAGATGCAGGAGGGGTTACGCGAATGGCTAGCGGCTTCGTATAGTTGTCAGTGTGAGGAGACGAGTGAGAAGGATGCCGTCTGCCCGACCTGCGGTACCAAGGCAACAGGCCGTAGCAGCTTCAGTAACTTCTTGATCCCTCGCTCACGTTTACAAAAGGGCAAGGTACCTGAGGAGATACTGAAGGTAATTAACGTCGAGCACATTGAGTCGGAGATGATGGCCGGGTTCCTGATCATTCTTGAAACCATGGGTATCTACCTTAGAAACAAAAAGAAAACGCGTCTACTCTCGAAAGAGGTCGACGTGAATATCTATAAAACAGCATAAAGGACAGGACTGGCTAAGGCCAGTCCTGTCTTTCTTATGTCAGTAGGTTCACAATGTCACTGTGCCAGCTTTCCACCTTATCCACATATCCCTTACCCAACTGCTGATGGGTGAAGCGGGCCCTTACTTGACGGGACATGGCGCGTACCCGTTGCCCGTATTCCCGTGCATCCGAGGGGGATAGTTCCAACATGGTTGCAGTACGCACCCATGCAACTGCTGCCAAATAACGGCAGGTATAGAGCGGGAATACCTCAGGGGCGGCGATATGGGGAAAGTTATCCAGTAACGACTGTCCTTCTTGGATAGCGCCAATAAGGTAATAAAGGTACCCTAACGGATAGTTACGGCTATCACTGTCGACAATAATGTCGTGTAGAATCGATTGCAGTTCACCCGTGTGATCCGTCATACCGATATTCGATCGAGTGTCCAATTTAGGTACACTGTCGTCCATATAGCGGGATAACATATTCAACCGTACACTGTTTGCTTGACTGACCAGCATACCCGGTAACACGTAACTACCTACGAACTGCTCAATGGATTGCTTCTGTCCAGCCGGTAGGGCTTCATTGTACTGCATCCAGGCCTGATACATCAGTGCCAGTGCAGGGATATCGACGCCGATCACCGCCCAATGATTACTGCCCTTCCCTCCCTTAGGGATATAATGGACGGGTAGAATGTAGGGCTGATATAGCACTGTAACGGGTGTCGTGTTGAGCAGGATCTCATCCGCCCCATTAAAGGTCATACGAATGTGGCTAGGGCGATGGGTCACCCAGTACTCATCGCAGTCTGGATAGCATACCGACTCTAGTGGTTTACGGTGTTGGATACTGTTACTGAATCCCACCGCCTGCGCGAGTTCAACTTCATTCTCAACCGCCCACTCATAGACCGCCATAGGTTCCTGATGCGGTGAGAATAGAAAGGAGTACACGAGTCGAACGAGGGGGTGATTACCGTCTGCGGCCTCTAGACGGCTGCGGTAGTGGTCCTGCACCCGGGTAATCTGAGTACGCATTAAACCAGAGACGCGGTTTAATTTAGACTGACTGATTTGCCCCCGGTTAGTATGCGAGGGTTTAAGTATAGCGTGCATAATGGCTCCATGAATACGGGGGTGTCTATAGGATTCCAGTCGATAATCATTATTAGAATGTGTGAATTGTAAAAAATAATCACAGTGACACTATTATATACAAAGAACTCGCCAGTGCCGCAAGGCATTGGTGTACGACCAGAAATACGCGGTGCGCGAGTTCTCGATGTATTAATTTTCACCTTCTAACCCGATTGGATAGGAGCAGACTGACGTCTACTTCGCCTAATCGGTGTAAAACTGGCAATTCAAGCGAATTCAAGACCTATATTACAATAGTGGTCTAGCATCTGTTAGGCTATTCGAATAGTTTAACCGCAATCCCTACACTTTCATGAAAAGGAAGAAATCATGCGTGTGAATGACAACAACCCGAACAAAACTGCTGACCAGACTGCACAGCCGCAGGCTGCACAGCAGACTCAGCAGCCACAACCACAGCAGGGGTATACCAATAATACTCGTTACAACGAGTATGACGGCGCGGACCCGTTCGAGGGTCTGGGTGTAGCCACCCTGAGTGGTGGCATGGATACTGAAGGCTTCGCCGCCTTCAGTGAAGAAATGAAACGTCTGGCAGCGCTGCCAGAGATTTCTAACATGTTGAAGTTGGAGGTGGTTTCCGTTTCCAGCCAGCAACTCTACTTGCCGGTGCTGGCACTGTGTGCAGTATCCAGCGCCACCAAGCAGGTTGTCGTATATGACCTCTTGATTGAGGGCATGATGTCCTCTAAGCTGGAACCGATCGTGGAAACCATCCGCGATTATTCTGGTCAGAAGGACGTGATCACTGATCGCCCCACAACCCGCTGTTTCGATGAGAAGCTGCGTGAAGTGGTATCCACCTTCGTGGCTAACCAGTACAAAGTGAATCCGGCCGAAGTGGTTCATATCGGTCACTGTGTGGTGCCCAAGGCAGCGGATCTCTCCTCAGCAGAGGTGACTCGAGTGTACTTTGACTCTGCACATCTGGCCATCATTGATGCCGCAGGTGGTCAGGGTGTGGGACGTGTTAACGCGAAGCACCTGCGCAACCCACAGGTTGCAGTGCGTCAGCGCACTACAGTCACTCCGGGCGAATGTCGCCTGAACCGGATTGGTCAACCAATTGCAGCCGACTTCAATACCTCCATCAAACTCACCCGCGTTAATCAGAAGCAGGGTGACATGTACCAGGTTCATACTGGTACTCAGGAGCATAACCTGGCTGAAGTGTCTGGTTATGTGGATTTCAACATTATTACCCAGCAGCAGACTAGCCCGTACGCTCAGCTGCAGCAGCCTCAGGTACCCAAGCCTGGTTACATGCCGGTCGTGGTACTGACTGAAGTCGCCGGTCTGGCGAACTCTGGTCGCTCCATTGAGGATCTGCGTACCCAGCTGATGGGTCTGGTTGCAACTCTGGCCATGACCGCTAATCACGGTTGGGTCCGTGTCTTCGAAACCTACCCGGGTCAGAAGGTACAGAAGCAGTCCATTGGCATGTTGGGTCTGGAATACGATCCCTACGGCCGTGGTCCGGAAGCGTTGGGTAAGGTGCCGGTTGAATCGGTATCCCTTAACAAGGCGCCGGAAGAAGGCAAGGAAACTCCGTTCAGCATGGCCACTAAGTGGTGTACGCAGAACGTAGCGGTTGCACTGGATGTGGAGCAGGGTGGTCGTCTGGAGTGGGTGCAGTCCGTATTCATTGCGGCAGCACAGAACCCGCGCTCTGGCGCCAATGATGACATCATCGCTGAATGTGATGCGTTGACCGGTGGTGCCTTCTCTCAGGTCTGGGCACAGGCTAACAACGGCAACGCTAAGGCGGCAGTGATGCACCACGACACTGTGACCGTTCACCTCGGTACCTACACCGATAAGGATGGTCGCGCTCGTGACCTGCGTACCATCGACTATCTGACCATGCTGTCTGCGTCTCCGAAGGACCTGCAGTTCGTAGCTCAGGCTACCGCTGCAATGACTCCGGGCATTGCTAACAACATTAACCTGTCAGACCGTCGTCGCTGCCTGATGTCCGTTGCCGGTGACTGCAACATCACTGGCATGGCCACTCGCGTGTACTTCTCACCGAACTTCATTCCCTGTCTGGTACAGGCACTGATCAACAATGACGTCCGTATCATCTCCGATGACATGGTCGCCTACGATCAGGGCATGCAGCGTCAGGGTATTGACCCGAACTTCGGTGGCACCTACAACGCGGCTGGTTTCTACCAGTCTCCGTACGGCCAGACCGGCCCGATGGGTGAGCAGATGCGCGGTAGCTACATTAACCCCGTATTCAACAAGCCCTACGGTCAGTAAGCACGTCCAGGATTAAGGAGGCCCTTCGGGGTCTCCTTATTTTTTTATGTCTTTTAGTGTAGAAATAAACTTTAACCCCCTATGTCTATTTCGTATAGGAGAAGACCATGGATAAAAAGAATACCTACTACTATCTCAGGTGGGGACATAAAACCACCCTCGCTACCATCGTTTTGCCCTTTCGCAGTCAGGAGTCCTACACTAACCGATATACCAATACCTACCCACGCCCTATAGGGGATCCCACACTCTTCGTCAGAGACGCCGATCTCCACACGTTCATCCGCTACGTAGACCCTACCTTTAACCTTTAAGGAGTCACCCATGCATGAGAATGAAATGATTGCGTTCTCGATCCATGACCATGACCGTGCCTTCCACTCTCTACCCTTCACTCCGATCATCCTGAATGATGTTCCGGCCCGAACGAAGGAAGAGCGGGATGCATTGAACGCTATGATCATGACGACCTATGATCACACCGATACACTGGACTCTATCCCCTCCTGCAGCTGCGGACACCTCTCCTATGGCTATAACCTAGGGCAGCTCTGTCCTAAGTGCAATACCCGTGTAGAAGCCGCCGGTGATCAAGAGATCGTCTCGAACGTCTGGTTCCGTGCACCACAAGGCGTCCACAGCCTGGTAAACCCCATGCTCTGGATGATTCTCTCTCCCCTCATGACCGGATCCCGGTTTAACGTACTTCAATGGTTTTGTGCCCCACTCATGGAGGATCCCCCTGAGTCAAATAAGAAAGCCTCGATGATTATGCACCGGTTAATGAAAACGGGGATACCCAGAGGCCTGAATAATTTCATTGCACATTTCGATGACATAGCCGAAGCCATTCTAACGCTAATGCCCCGACATGAGCGCGAGTCGATGCAGGCGTTCTTCACCGTCTACCGGGACCGCTTCTTCCCACAACACCTCCCCATGCCAAATAAGATTGCATTTGTCATGGAGAACACGGCTACAGGTACCTATGCCGATACGGCTATTCGTGAAGCGTTAGACGCGGCCCGTACTATTACTTCTATCGATGAGGAGACCTATGCCAACGTACGCCGCTTAGAAGGCAAGATTACCTCCATCATTAACTCATTGGCTAGCTACTACAGTGACATGTTTGGTGATCCTTTCTCCAAAAAGGAAGGTCTCCTCCGTAACACCGTCTTTGGTGGCCGCACACCGTTTGCATTCCGGTCAGTAATTGTGTCGGAGTCAGGGGTACACGACTATGAGCAAATAAAGATCCCGTACTCTCAAGCGGTTACGATGTTTAAAGTCCACTTGTTGAATAAACTCTATAAGAAGGGCTATACCCATCGAGATGCCTGGGAGTATATCGACCGACACACCATCACACGTGATGCCTTGCTAGAAGAGCTACTCTATGAGATCTTCCAAGAGGCCCCGGGTGGCAAAGGCGTACGCTGTCTGTTCGTGAGGTATCCGACCCTTGCTAGGGGAAGTATCCAAGCCCTCCATATAAACGATATTTCTGATAATGTTAGCAGTCTATCAGTGCTATGTACCCGTGCACCAAACGCAGATTTTTTAGTTTAACAAGTTAATTAATACGTTGTGCCGTTATCTTATATCGACGGTCAGTGACATGAAATGAGGTGTAAGATAATGGAAAACCTATCCAATGAAGTATCTAGAGGGTTTAGAACTCCCGAGGAGTCTAAAGAATTCCCTGGATACTACGTTGTACCTAACCATCCTGATGTGCTAGTTAACGGCGTCGGGGAGGCGATATCTGCCATTAACGGGGAACCGTTGGGTAGAAAGTGTAATTCCAATGGTAAGAGGGGATACTCCACTGTTCAGACGTTTGATGAAAAAGCCGGTCGGAAGAAGAGCGTTGCGGTCCATAGACTTGTGGCTTTGACCTTCCTAAAAAGGGAGTGTTCCACGCATGTAGTTGTAAATCACAAGGATGGCGATAAATTTAACAACAGTCCATTTAACCTAGAATGGTGTACCTGGGGATACAACTCCCACCATGCGTATCAAAATGGCTTAAGGGATGACAATAGGGCTATCATACGGCACGATCTCGTGGACGGCAGTACCCGTGAATGGGTAACCTTAAACGCCGCCGCTAGGGACAACGGCGTTGGGCAAGAGAACATCCACAGGTGGGTAAATGGCGAACCTAAAATTAGGTTTGGACGCTACGTTTTCAGATACCTTTCAGAGAAACTCACAAAGACGGAGTTGGCTAGGGTCGATAGGGTCGAAAGTACCTCGCATCTTGGCATCGAGGTCGTTGCCATAAACGCATGTAGTGGTTCGATTACCATATACCCAAGCGTCGCAAGCGCTGCGAGGGCACATAACGTGTTGCCGGCCACTGTGAGGGACATTTGCCGTTATGGTAGAAAGCACGCCATTAACGGACATGCCTTTAGCTTCATTGGCAACAAAGACGCCCTACCTACGGTGAGCGAGATAGCCGACGCCACGGTCAAATGCTCAAATGACGTTGTGGCGTTAGACCTCTCCAACGGCACAGAGATCGTCCGACCAAACTGCATAGCGCTGGGCGCGGCAATTGGTGTGCAACCTGGAACTCTTTCAGCCTCCCTAAGACGGGATAACTTCTACCCAATTAACGGGTACCTAGTTAAAAAGCTTCTAGACGATAGGGAGTGGCCCTCCTTGGAGGAGCTATCCACATACACTAGGGGTAGAGCTCGGCCGGTAGTTGCACTTTCTGTTAAGACACAGCGGCGACATGATTTCGATAGCGTCAATGAGGCCGCAGAGCGTCTTAAGATATCTAAATATCAGATAGCTACAAATGCCAGGAAACGAAGGGATTGTGACCTTAAAGGGTATGTATTCAGATACACGGACGAGTTGGAGAAGTATCCCTTCCCGGAAATAGACCTAGAGTACATTACAAAGGCTAGGACCGGTAAACCTTTAACCCTTAAGGTTAAGGACTACGTAACTGGGCAAGAGTTCTGCAACCTGGATACGAGTCAGGCCTCAACCATATGTGGGGCCAAGAGGCCCAGCATAACGGCAGCAAGAATTAACAGCAGGCTGGTAAGGTCAAGGTGGTTAGTTAGGGTACAGAACGATTATAGGCCCTGGCCGACTATCGAAGAGTTAATCAAGTACCGGGACGCATACAGCATTACATATGCGTACTCGGTGACTGCCGATGACAGTGGTAATCGTACACTGTATCTACGGTTAGAGGATGTAGCCGCTGCGGTCAACATGGAGCTAAAGCGATTGCGCGACGCACTGTCCCAGCACGACGGCGTATATAGGGTAAATGGACTCACCGTTAAGGCTACTAAGTGGGTCTTCAGTGAAGAGGCTAATGTCACCGGCACTGCCGTAGCCTGATCACTGAAATTAATAACTTGTTAAACAAAGTCCCCTTAGGCAGAGATGTTTAAGGGATCCTCTCTAACTGCGGGAAACCCCTTTACAGCTCTAAGGTACCCCTTACCCACCGAAAGGTAGGGTAATCCCTCTCCCAGTAATGGAAGTGAGAGGTATGGTAAAAACCCTTAGAGATTGGGCAACCGACGCAGCGAAGCTCCTACATTACCTGTGGGTAACACGGAGTGAGTTCAACGGCCATCCGGTAGCGCGGAGTAGCGGGCAAGCGCCTGCCAAACGGGAGGCTTCCTAACCACACTGTGGAAGGAAGGTGATATGGTCTGCTCCCCTGTGAAAGCAGGGGCGGGTGTCTGAGCACACCGGCTGTAGTGTAGCGCCTACAGTGGACAAAAGGTTCGATGGTGATAAACGTCTTTAACTAAAGACATGTGTCCGCTATACGGGTAACTGTATAGTGATCGCTCTCTAATTGCGGGAACGGGCTAAAGCTTGTCTAACCACAACATAGGTCGAAAGGCCAAGTGTGAAGGTTACGAAAGTAGAAAAAATAGACAAGATGCGCTATGGCAATAGTAAGCCTAAGGCGCGTGACAATGTTCAACCACGCAGCCAATGACCTAAGGACTACTGTGAAGTAGGCTAGGGTCCAGGTCCGACGGTCAACCGGTAACCACGGTGTAGAGCCCAAGTGGGCAGAAATGGGAGCCCCCTTCTATATGGAGGGTGAAGATATGACCTCGACGTCCGGGTAACACCCGGAGAAGTTCATAAGAGAACTGCTTAAGTCTAACGAACTTAGGTGAAGACCTCGCAACTATCAGGCATGATAGCGCTCTCGAAACAGCAACACGATGCGTTTGAGTATTACCGCCCACATTACGGTATCCATTCGTATACGGATCCTGGAGAGTTTAACGGGGCATCGAGTCTACCGGAGGTAGATGTTGGTGTACTGGCTAACTGGCTGGAAGAAGAAGACTATGCAATAAAGGACGCAGCCTCTTAAGGGCTGCGTTTACTATAGGTAGGAGGAGGACTAACATGAATCATTCTGCTGCACGAGCCGCACTAATGATGCGGGTAGGGCGAAGTGCTGTCGCCATGGGTCAGCAAGAGTTTGCAGACTTATTAGGGCTGGCTAAATCTACGATTGCACGCAATGAGATACTGGAGATGGAGATGAGACTGTCTACAGTTGAACTCATGGAGGAGTCACTGGCGGACATGGGGGTCACCTTCAGCAAGGAATTAAAAGACGGTGGGTTTACTGTACGGGTGAGTGAAAAGGCCGTTACAGAATTACTGGCGCGGCTGGAGGACCCGAAGACTAGGCGCAGTGATCGTAACGTACCTAAAGGAGGTGGCGTATGAAGCTCTTTGATGATACCGAGGAATACCTTAACTACCTCAGCGTATGTGAGGTACCTCGTCCGGCCAATGGGGGGTCGTCTATGATTCACCCAGGGGCAGGTATTGTAACTCACCCCATCGAAGAGGGTGGAGTCCACATCGCTATGGGGCGTACGGCGGACATGGGTACGGTTACACTGTACCCCTACGGATTGGGATTTGATCGTAGCCGCATTATGCGGGAGCACATTTCCTTGTCAACGAGTGAGGACGGCACTATTGGCACCTGCTGTTTTACAGCACTGCTAAATGATGGCGGCATTCGTAACTACGTACGGTGTTTTGAGGTAACGGAATTGCAGGGCCAAACGCTGGGTACCCATGCAGACACAGGGATGCAGGGTCGGTTTCAGCTACCAACCGTAAAGGGTATTCAGAGCATTACACTGGATGCGGCTCTCTCTAGACCGGGAGACACCTGCATTTTGCGTACGGTAGACCTATACACCGATGAAATTAAACTTGTGCACTACCGACGGATGGTAGGTGAGCAAGGGTTAGCTTGGTATCCGATTAAGGTAAACCCAGTCCCTGAGTAAACCTATATTACTATATTGAACCTTTAACGAAGGAGTAACACAATGGCAGTAATATACTCCGATCCCGACACTATGGCTTCGGCGCTATTTGCGCCCTCGAGTAATGACGCCATGAACTACATTCAATCGGGAATCCAGTCTTATATGGCTGCGATACCGAATGCACCGTCCTTTATCCGTGACCGGGTAATGACGGGGTTTGAAAAGTTCAGAGAGTCTGAGATCGGTCGACACGTACAGGCAATCCGGTACAAAATCCGCAACTTTTGGCAGGACGATTCAATTCGCCCTATCTGGGATGTGGGATCACTTCAGCAAGCACCCAATAGCATGGTGCGGTGGGTGATGGCCAACCCAACCGTACGGGAATACTATCAGGATGACCGCATTGAAGGGTACGGTAAGCGGTATGTAGATCCTGCTCCGGATGCCAATGGGCGAGACTTCTACGATTATCGACAGGCGACTGAAGGGATTATTATGCCTCAGTATACCCTGCGACAATTAGATGAGATGGAAAACCCACCCGTGCAGGTACCGGAATGCTACGTAAATTACTACGAGCCTCTGATCGGTATGGATTCACGCCTACAGCACCTCGAAAAGGCGGCTATCCAGATGGCGTGGGCGGTTGCGGAGGATGCACTGGATGAAGGGCTATCCGATCCAACGTCTGAGTGGAATGCCACTGTGGGGTAAGTATGTCAAACGAAATAGTGGAATGTAAAACCCTGAGCTGGGAAGAGGTTGTGCCTAAGGGCACGCCTCTTCAGGCGATCGAATCGCGCATTACAGAGGGGATTGTCAGTGAGCTTTGGACAGGGTTAGAGACCTACTCGAACCACTACGGGAGGAATACCGTACCGGAGTTCCATCCGTACTATAAGGGCCTATATGTTGCGAATGCTGAGCGTATCCATCGCGGCATCGAGGAGGCGGTAGAGGACTATCGGGTAAATGCCTTCTTTATGTTGCTCGGTCATTTAAACACGGAGCGACGATAGCCCTTTCGGGGGCTATTTTTTTTGTAGTAAATAATGAGGCGGTGCATGGATGCTATATAAATAGGAGATTGACTGCAATGACCACAACACTGCCTATGTTGTCGGGTGAAGGCTGGCTACAGGATCCAACCCTCATTATGACCCGACTCTTTTCCCATATGTTTTTAACAGACCACTCACAGTCCAACGTGTATCGCGGTAATGTAACGAGTCTGCAGTACGTGCTGTCCCAGCACGGTCAGAATCCAACTGAGCTGACCTCGGAAGTTGAGAAAGCGGTTAAGCTTTACTATAGCCGTTACTTCTCCAATGTAGATGTGAGCTTTACATTGAATGACGGTGCCAGTGAGGGGGCTAAAATGGCCTTTGACCTACACATCAGTGGTAGCTGGGAGGGGCAGCGCTATGACCTTCAGCGCCTCTTACAGGCGGACAACTCAACCGGCACCTTGCAATTTATACAGGCCTTTGATGCGAACGGAGAACTACATGGATAATCCGAATCCCTATGGAAAACTACTGGATGAAATAGAAAACGGGTTTCCTAAGGTACCCGAGTCGCTCTTTCGACAGTTTATACCTCTGTTCTTTGAACCCACGACTCTCCCCGCTGAGGAACAGGAACGTCTACGCGAAGAATGGCTGAAGCTCGCGATTGATCCTCGCCTGTCGGTCTGGGTGATGTCCGAAGATGGTAAGGATCGACTATTCCGTGTACCGCCTATCACATACACCACGCAGGTACTGACGGGACGTAACATTGCAGGGCTCTTAAAAGAATGGGCCCTTCGAACAGAGGCCAGTCCCATGCACGGTGCCCGTTTTGCAGAAAAGCACATTACGAATGACCTGGTATTGGGTGCGGTGCCAGAAGAAGACGTCAGTGCCTGGCGTGAGATCATGGCGCGTTACAACATCGGGGGTGCCGGTGTGGTGAGTGAAACGGATGTAACCTTGGAGGATGCTGATGACTGGTAAGGGTACCAAACCCCTGCACCTTGCCTTTGTCTCGGATATACACCTGTGCCATAGCCGGGTCTCATCAAAAAATATCCTTAAATCCCTTAAAGCCGCGTTTCCTGATAACCGTGAAACGGGTGCACTGGATGCCATCTTTATAGGGGGCGACCTGTTCGATCAGGTTGCTCACCTTTCCGATGCGGACGTTCAGGCAATTGAGCTCTGGATGGCGGATTTACTGTCAGTCTGTAAACGGTGGAACATTATCCTTAGGGTGCTCGAAGGTACGCCCTCGCATGACCGGGGTCAATCCGTACTCTTTGAGACGATCAACACCATTACCGGCATACAGGCCGACTGTAAGTATGTGGATACGCTTTCTATAGAGCGTATGGAGTCACTGGGACTGGATGTACTCTATGTGCCCGATGAATGGCGCATGGACCCTGAAGACACCTGGCAGGATGTACAGGCGGTACTGCTACAACACGGTCTGGATTCAGTAGACTATGCCATCATGCATGGGATGTTTGAATTTCAGTTACCCACCAACGTAGTATTGCCCTGTCACGACTCTGAACGGTACCAGTCAATCGTTAAGCGATACATTTCCATTGGACACCACCACGCTGCTCGGTTTCATGGGCGTATTTTTGCACAGGGGTCCTTGGATCGACTGGCACACGGTGAAGAGGGTGCCAAGGGACATGTACGGGTTACAGACTATGGATGTAAAGACCATGCTGGGGATGAAATCGTTTTTGTTGAGAATCCCCACGCCACTCGGTTTGTAACCTATGAAGGTGAGGCGCTCAGTGATGAGCGTGTCGAAGAAACCTTGAAAGAAGCCGGCAGTCTACCACCGGGTTCACATGTGCGCTTTACCGTACCTCGAAACGATGCGTGCTTGCCGCTACTACAAGCCTTTAAACACAATGCCCCGCTTATACACTGTACCTTCAAGTACCTTAAGTCAGAGGAGGCTGCGCAGTTTAAACCGGTACTGGGTCAAACCTTTACCCCGACACCGTTGGGTAGAAACGATGCAGAAGCACTTATGGCGAATCGCCTTGCACAGAAAGGGGTCGAGGCCCATCTGTCTCAGAACGCCTTAGCGCTACTGCGCGCTCATCTATAAGGAGGCTGTATGGCTAACGTACAAGACCGAGCAATGGGGGAAACGCTCGCTTTTAGTGTCCCTACGGCTATACCGCTGGAGGAAAACTTAGCTGACCTGGGTAAGAAAGTGGACCATGTATGGATGAATATCTATACCCTCTTTCGAAACTACCATGGTAGCTTTGAAGATCCCTTGCTCGTGGACCGAGGGGAGTTTATACAAGGCTTTGCAGATGAGCTAGCGACCCTGCATGGGTTCGTCAATGCAGAGGTACCTACCCACTATTACATTACCGCGGTAGATGCCCTAAAACATCGACTGCCACTGGCTAAAGTAAAGACTCCCCATACCCAGCGTCAGCTAGTCTATAAAAACCTGGAACGATTGGCGATTGATAACCTTAAACGCCAGCAGGGCATTCCGGTGCTACAACTGCAACATACGTTACCTGAGATGCGGGGACGTGGATGGGTACTCACTCACCATGCTATTGACTTATTGTCACGCTACCAGTTTAGCGACATGCAGTTGCTAGAAAGTCATACGGGACACATTCGTCCCCCCGTAGAATGGATCCGTAAATTAACCACCAACGAAAGCTACTATCATTTGCCATTTAACCTTCTAACCATGCAAGTGCTGGGTGACCGTGGGACCCTGTTTTACGCAGGTAGTCACGCCCATAAAAAGGCATTGGTAGCCTGTGCCGCTGATGGTAAGTGGAAGCCCACCACGACCCGCGAGAAGGTACGCAGTGATGTACGTACCATAACCGATTCCGATATCCAAGAGCAGTTTACGAAAATGTTAGCTGTCCGACTACCCTAGGAGTATACCTCATGGCTGATAATAAATTTATCCCACCCAAGAATTTCACCGATAACCCTAAGCTCTCCCTGGTCGGTGATCTTTGGGATCCGAACATCAAAGGCAAGCGCCCCAACATGAAGCTGCGTGTGGTGAACGGGAACATCCGTATTACGGTATATCCTAACCACCCGGACGATGGTGACAATAGTCCGCCGGTAAACGCGAACATGGATCCGGTGATCGGTAACATCTTTATGCGTATGCTGCTGGAGGCGGCATCCAATCCCAACTTTACCGTTGAAGGGATCAAAAACAAAAACTATGATTGGTCAGGCGGTGTTAAGTCTGAAAAGCTCGAGGTCATGTCAGAGGTTTACGTCGGCCGTGATGCAGAAGGCGTGGTCTCTATCATGGTGGAGTGTAAGAACGCCCCGCGTTGTGTGTTCCGTATGATGCCTAATTTCTACTATGCCCTGGTCGACAAGAACGGCAATCCGCTGGACCCTGCGGTTACGTCTAAGCGTGTGGTCGAAGGTTACGTAGACGCCATGCGTGAGGTGCTGGGTCCGGTACTCATTGATACCCATGAGAAGAAAGAAGCCCAAGACGCTAAGAAGCGTGAAGGGGGCCAGGGTGGCGGTCGCGGCAATTACGGCGGTGGTAACCGTGGTGGCAACGGCGGCGGCTACAACAGATCCTCCGGTAACGGTGGTGGCGGTTATAAGAAAACCGGTTACGAAGGTAACGGTCGTTCTACTGACGTGTTTGCTGACGTATAAATACCCCTACACAGTGCGCAGTGCGCACTGTGTATGTATCTATGTTATTTTTTTATATACAGCGACACCACCAATGTAATAGGGCGTTATCGGAGAGAATGAAAACCTATATTACCGGTAAGACAGTATCCTTTTGTAGGTCAAGGAGTGCAGTATGGAGATAGAGATAGCGAACACCGGTACGACGGTCTTAAGAACCACCCATCGTGGACAGGAGTTGATCTGGCCCACCACGATGTTGTGGATGAAGCTCAGCGGCGGGGGTACCGATACGGCGTCAGTATATGGTCCTTTGAATGAGTATTGGCATACATTGCCGATGGATCTTCAGGACGAGTACCAGCGGGTCTACGAGGAAGCCTTTGAACTCATAGAAATGGAGACGTCCTTTGAGCTGCTGCAGATAGAACTGCGCTCATTGGTAACACGATTACTGAATCTAGTGAACCACGAACATCTCCGATCGTGGACACTGGAATATGGACGCATAGCCTATAACAGTGATATCCATGATCGTTATACTGGAGAGTATCCCAGGCGCCAGACGTATCTCAAGGATGAATACAATGAGCTGGTCGTGCTGAGCATGTACTTTAAAATGGTTACCCCTATCTGGGGTAAGTTCATGTACGTAGCCCCGCCACTGGACCCGGCCTTTAAAGAGCTGGTAACGTACGATCTCCTCAAAGAGTCGTGTGTTCACAGACTTCCGGCCATGGATCGACTGAAGGATTACTGTGAAGCGCTGGCGGAGAAAGACTCAAAGGCGTTGACTCCGGCTATCTGCACCCACATGGGTACCTCTGAGATACCGAGGTTCTATCTGGCAATGGTGATTGTACGGCGAATCTCCATTGGGGAGTTCCGTGATCCAGACAAGACGCTGATTAAGATCGCGTACAAGTTTCTGGAATCTAAAGCCAAGAATCTTTCCAATGGGGTGCGTGATAAACGCATCACGAAATCAGAGTCAGATGAAACTGAATCCGTTGTGGAGCGCTACCGCATTAGTCAATCGGTTCCTGATTACGCCGTGGTAGCCATGACGGCGTATGTGGATAACGTACCTGCCTTTGTGACGGGACTTAACCCACAGGGGAACGTAGATAAGGCGTTAGGGTACATCGATGCCATTCAGCAGAACATGGAGTTCTCTATAGGCGCCTACCACCTCCCTTTGATTGGCCTTGTATGTAAGCGGGTGATCTACCCGCGCACCTGTCAGCTGGTGAAAAGCCGAGATACGTATCTACGTATGATCGGTGTAACGGCTGCATGGTTGAGTGACCATGGTTATCAGGGCCTGGCAAACATGATGCTAAGCTGTCGTATTGAAAAGGATCCATCGACAGTGGATCTCTATTCGGTGGGCGGTGTAGCACTCTTACCGCTATCCAAAGGGTTCATTGAACCTCTAGAGGAAATATACCCTCATCAACGCATTGATGTACAGGGTCGTAGTCAAGGAAACCCTGGCATTATGTTGATCGACAACATAGTGTCTGAAATCAATTTGTACGAGTGGCCAGATAAGGACACCGTACCAACTACCCTGCGCAACGACATTGCTCGACTGATCTGTCAGGTCGAAGATTATGTGTTGCCAACCCCATAACAATATTGACCTTTAACCACCGAGGAAATTATTATGCTATCTAACAGCGTTCGTTTGGTTCGCGCAGTATTCATCGCCGTACCGACAGTCCATCAGATGCACTTCCGTCCCTACGAGTCTCATATCAACAATGAGACTCTAAATATGTTGGATCAGGTCACCCAAGGTGGCCAGTACACAAACGTAGAGCGATTTTCAGCGATCTCGGGCCGCATTCTCTCCCCGGCTTCCCAATCTAAGGGCATTGTAGCTATTGCCAATGGCTGGGACACCCAGCGCTACTCCGTACTGATGGAGTTTGAGGTGGTAACGCCCATGGGTATCTCCCGTGAGGTCATTACGGGTTATACGGGCTATGCTGATATGTCCTACGGTGGACATTTGGCACCGGATACGCCTATCTTCACAAACTCTCATACGGAGGCCAGGGTCGACCAGGTAATGCAACATGGTCATCGTTTCGAGAAGTACGGATCTGTCGGTGCACGGCAGATACTCTCCCCGGTGACATACCTGGGCATGGATCACCAGCTCCATCAATCAGAGGCGCTACTACGTCCAGTGGATGCCATTACGTACCAGCAGCGCGAGTACCATGGCTTTAATCAGCCAGGTGTACTGGATACCCGAGTTGCTAACATGTACGGTATTAACGCCAGTGCGCGTGACAACGTAATTGGGGGACGTTACCTACATAAGGTATGTGAAGGGTATCGTGAGGGTGTCGTCAATAACTATGACATGGTGGAGTCGCCGGATTACGTCATGGGGGCAGCCGCGGACAGCTCCAAGGTTGCAGAGGCGGATGTGTGTATGTCGTCTATGGTGTTTGCACGCCTGCGCGACCAGACGGCGTATACGGAAACCTTCTACGTGACCGTGCAAGAGATACGCACGGCGTTCCAAGAATTCGACCACGTGCTTCAGATTGCCCATCTGGATACCGGTACACCCACCTCCATGACGGAGCATACTGATCACTGGGGTGCGCCTAAGGTTGAAACCCGGATAGCACACATGCTGATTCAAGCAGTTCCGGCACACCTGGCCCTTTACCTGGTGGCACGGTATAGCTTTAATATGGAGAACCAAACTGCACCGGATGGCTCGGTAACCGTCAAGACCCTGGGGGCCCAGTTTATGGTCGGCGTGGCGGATGACGTACGCCGTATCCAGAACATCGAGGCTATTATACGCAGTACAGTTGCAGCATCTGTCCAAGCAATGGGGGTAGGGGACTACAACATCACTATGTACTACAACATGGTAGGTAACACCACGGTCTCCGTAAGTGTCAACGGCGGGATGCCAGTTGACTATGCGGCACCCTGTTACTGTGATGCCCTCTACAGTCCGGTAGTGGGGGATTCCACACAAAGTCTCTCTACCATTGCAGGTGACCTGGGCAATATGCTTAATACGCTATATCGTTAAGGAGTAACACATGAAGCCGATTGTAAAATTCTACCAGTCTCTACTGGAGGATGTCGGCTGCACCATTGAAAAGGATGGTGCAGTCCAATATCCGAATGACAAGGGGGAGCTTGCTCCCCTTAAAGTAAAGGTTCGTCGGGGACGCGGTACCGTATCCCTGCCCCTGTACCTGCCCACCGAGGAGTGGGTGAATGCCGAGGAAGACGGTAAGCGGGTGTTCTTCCATCCTGCTGCAGAGTCTGTTTTCCGTGGACAGTCAGAGGTGTTGAACAAGTTTCTACACTTGGTCTCCAGCCGTACCTACATGGCTACACTGAATGTGGTGGACAGCATTATTGCTCTAGCCGCCCATACCGATAAGCATGCTAAGGTGCCACAGGCCGCTATGGAGAAGATTCTCTCCAAGATGCCAACCACCAGTACGAACACACTGGATGCCTGGCGTCGGATTCCGGCTAAGGTTCTGACGGGGTTTGTCGGAAAACACCCCATGATCCGGTATCAGTTGGAGCGGGTAGAGGGGGACTCCAAGGTACAGCGTCGTCGCTGCACTTTCTCTGTTCCCTTCATGGAATCGCAGACGCTCTATAATGCGCGCCTACCGTCTAAGGTAGCGCACACGGTTATCCGTACCGCCTTTGAGTTGGCGCTAGGGGATGTACCTGTAGTGGAGTCGTACAATAGCCGTACAGCTCCCTACTTTACAACCCTGTGTAAAACCTTCTATGAAGTAATGTCACGGCTGCAGGAGGTGGCGAGCCTTATCACCAGTTACCTGACCCAAGACTTTTACTTCTCAGGCCACTGGGTGAAGGATCTTTCCAATCTGGATGACTGGTACCATAATGACCTGTACATTCAATGGGAGGGTAACATTGGCTTGGGTGCAACTGTGGAGGAAGAGAAATCCGAAACAGTAACGCCTGCACAGGCACCACGTGCAGCGGCGTCCGCGCCCCCAGCACCAACACCACCACAGCCACAGCCAGTGGCCCCTGCACCGAAGGTAGAGGATGATGGTATCCCGACCTTTAAACCACCGGCAATGACGCCACCTAACTATGGCCAAGGTGCAGTGCCAGCACCCCAACCGCCAACGTATGGGCAGCCGCAACCTCAGTACCAACCCCAACCTCAATACGCACCGCCACCGCAGTACAACCAACCTTACCCCCCTCAACCCCAATACGGACAACCCGTACCCCAACCCCAGTATAATCAGCCGTATCCGCCCCAGCCCCAATATGGGCAGCCTGGACCAGGTGGATATTACGGCCAGCCCCAACAGCCACAAATGTATCTAGACCCTCGCACAGGACAATACCGTCCGATGTCTGGTTACTAACGGCACGTACACCCATACGCCCGAAAGGGCGCATGGGTGTCTATTTCTTTTTTTGTTACAGTCGTGCTTGAGTGGTGAGGTACTGGTCTAATATTTCTTTAAATATAGACGGTGTGTAGGTATAGACTGTATCCACTTCCCCATGAAAGTCAGCTGGACTATGATAACCGTTCGCCCTTAACGTGGGCCATTGGTGGGGCACCGCTACCCCTAGCTCGGATAATAATCCATAAAAGTCACCCGCGTACATGCGTTTTTGACGTTCAGTGATGGAGACGTGCTCTTGAATATTGCGCCGGATGACGGGCAAGTGGGTTTCGATTGCCACTCTATATCCAGCTTCATAATAGTTAGCCTTGCCGCGAGGTACGGCGAGCTTATCAACGTTCATAATGACCCTCAACCTTATTTCAGGTACTCTATAGCATCCACTCGTTATCGTTTAAGCTGAAAACCTATATTACCGTACTGAGCAGTAAATGTCACAGGAGTGTACAGATGGAAAAGACGCGCAATAATCTCCGACACTTGGGCACTATGGCGGCTATATCGCCCATGCTTAAGTTTAACTCGGGCAGCCGCATGCAGATGGTCTGCTCACAGATCTCTCAGGCGGTGATACCGAATAAACCGGATACCCCTCGTATCCTAACTGGGTTAGAGGATCAACTCGCAACCCATACGTTTGGGGTGAAGGCACCTGAGGACCTGCAGGTCTATGCAGTGCTCCATAAGTATACGGGCGGTGTAGGGGCGAACTCCATTGCCTATAACCCACTGGTTACGGTAATTTACCGTAGTTTGGAAACGGGGTATTTTGGAGTCTTCCATGTAGAGACCTATCAGAACCAACTGGAACGTGTACATGAAACCTTCGGGTTTAAGTATAAGTTCACCCCCCTCATGCATCAGCTTGCACGGGGAATGACTCTCGATAGAGGGGATGTACTTTCGTATAGTCCTACCGTTGAGAATGGGTACTACTCCAATGGTCTCAATTGTAATGTTGCGTACATGTCCGTACCGGCTACAATTGAGGATGGGTTCGAGGTATCCCGTGACTTCCTTGAACGCGCCACACCCATTGCTACGGGTACCCGTGTAGTAGAATGGGGTCGTCACTACTATCCAATTAACCTCTATGGGGATGACCGGATCTATAAGCCGTTCCCTGAGATTGGAGACACTATACGTGAAGATGGGCTAGTCTTTGCACTGCGCAAATACGACCCTATGTTAGATGGGGTTGAAATGTCCCGTAGGGAGCTTCAGACTCCGGATCTGACGCATGATAAGTTAACCTATGGTGTACCGGGTGCTAAAATCATCGATATTACGGTACACACCACGACCAATGAGGGTCGCAGAACGTACCATACGCCATCGGGTATGGAGGATGTCGCTAAGAAGTATGCTGATCGGCATGCGCAGTATTATGACCGCATCGTGCAGGTTTATCATCAGATTAAACAGGAGACCAATTACAAACCGAATCTAACCCCAGAGCTTCTGACACTGATAGAGCGGGCTATGGGCGTGCGCCCTAATGAAGCGGTTAAGCGTCTAGAGTCGGTGAAGGGTCGTAAAAACTCTATCCAGAAAACATACCGTGCTAACCCCATGGATGAGTGGCGAGTAGAGGTCATGTACGCGCACCGTTTCACTGCCGACTTGGGTGCTAAGATATCAGACATGGGGGGCGGCAAAGGCGTGGTTTGCGGTGTACGGGAAAGCCATGAAATGGCGGTGGATGACTTCGGTAACCGTGCTGACGTTATTGTGTACGGTAAGGGCGCAGTTGCGCGGCTGAACCCCGGTCAGTTCTATGAGCAATACATCAATGCGGTGGCACGAGACGTTGCAGGCGATATTCGTCAAATGATGGATGCTGGTCAGAACGAACAAGCCTGGCTACATTTTCAGACACTGGTTGCCTGTACCTCTACCGTAATGGAAGAGAATATCCGTGACCTATCCGAAGCAGAGAGGATGGAGGTGTTGGATAGCATTTATAACCAGGGTATCTATCTGGTTATCCGTGCAGACGATGAGAAACTTTGTCCCGACTTGTACCGTAAGCTTAAAGCCTTCAGACCACCAAACAAGTCACCGGTCACCTATGTCAGTCGTACCGGTGAAACGGTTCGCACTAAGGACCCGGTCCTGATTGGTACTAAGTTTATGATTGTACTGGATAAGTTGGATCACAAGCCCATGGCGGTTTCTGGTATCTTAAGGCAGCACCATGGTCTGCCAGCAGTACAGAATAAAACTACTAAGCACTCAACTCCATCTAAGGAACAGCCACCTCGTGTCATCGGGGAAACTGAGTTGCGTAGCCTGGTATCGGTTATCGGTGGCGATGCCGCTGCTGAAACCATGGATTTGGCGACTAATCCAGAAAGTCACCGCATGGCGGTCAATTCAATACTGCTATCGGACCGACCTTCAGACATTGAGTGTTTGGTCGATCGAAATGTAGTACCGATTGGTGGGCGTCCGATTAAGTTTGTCCGACACATCGCCGCGTGTGCCGGATGGGAAATCATTCGTGTCCCCCGACATAAACAATAAGGAGTAACCCTAATGGCGAACATCTATGCAGCAAGCACCCTGTGTATGCTGACAGAGAAGGAGGTATGGGCCCTACCTGAGGGCCCTATGGTGGTAGAGTTTGCCGACGGATCCACCTTGGAAACTGGTAAGCGTCGTACTGTATTGAGCTGGTACTTTTGGCGTATGCACCGTGAGTTTCCAGGATGCCCTATATTGCCCACTCACCATGTTGGTAATAAATCCCTTACCAAGGGGTTTGATCAGAAGCTGGGGGCTAAGATTTTCTGGGATGTCTATGAAGGGTATCCGGATAAGCGGGAGAACTTGGTCTGGGAGATGTCAAAGGTCAGCTATGAGATACTTAACACCGTCCACAACATCACGGTCGCCCGTCTAGCGGGCTATGTGACAACAGTGGACCTGGAAGATGTAATAGACCTCATGGATGACCCGGTAATACGGGAGGTGAAAGATAAGATCGAAGCGGATGAGATGGAGTTCAAGGAGGGATACGAGCTCATCATGCAGGAGCTTAAGAAGGACAAGCCCTCATTACGCAATAATGGGGTTGCTAAGATGACCCGTGCGAACCTGCTTTCTGAGAAGCAGTTGGTGCAGTTCATTGGTGCACGTGGTAATACCTTTGCTACGGATGGCTCTATCTTTATGTACCCCATCAAGAAGTCCTATGCGGACGGGTTCGATACGTTGTACGATAGCATTACGGAATCCCGCAGCGCGTCTCGTGCACTGTTGATGAACGATGATCCGCTGAAGGACTCTGAGTACCTGAACCGACGAATGCAGCTTCTTGCAGCTGTCGTGCGCAGTGTCGTGGGGGATGATTGTGGTACACCCCACACCATCCCATGGTTGGTATCTGAACAGGACATGCATGGCCTTAAGGGTAAGTACCACATGGTCGATGGTCGACCGGTGCTGTTTGATCCTAAGGACACGTCATTGATTGGACAGGTCATTAACATCCGTTCTATCACTATGTGTCAGAATGACGATACCGGTACGGTCTGTAAAACGTGTCTGGGACAAATCTCCCGTATTGTCCCCCCTAGAACCAACGTAGGGCACTTTCTGACAACCGACCCACTGTCCTCACTCTCTCAGCTAATCCTTTCTACGAAGCACGTTGAGACCTCTCAAGGCGCCTTGTATTTCTCATTGGATGGTGAGGCCGGTAAATGGTTCCGCTATGACCCCGATAACCGGTCAGCGGTTACACTGAAGCGACAGAATGCAGCGAATACCTTCCTGATTCGCTTTGCTGAAGAAGAGGCCCCTGGCCTTAACAGTGTCCTTCAAAGTGGTGATCCCGCAGGGTTACTGCCGCAGCGTGTATCCTGTATTACGGAGTTGCAAATTGCAAACGCCGATGGCCACGGGCAGCAGAAAGGGGACTGGAGTATCTTCAACCTGCGTATAGGGGATGAAGGCTCTGCACTCTCCTCGGATGTCCTGGAGGCCATTGCCCGTAATGGGTGGAAAACCGTTAACGGCGTTGTGGAGGTACGCTTGGACGGATTTAAAGGTCGGCCGGTCTTCATTACCCCCAGACGCAGTGAGAGCATGCTGACGTTCCAGCGTCGCATTAAACACTTTGTCTTTGGGTCTGAGGAAAAGGATGAGGCCATTGTCTCCCATAAGCACCCCGGTCAGGCGGTGGCGGCAATGAAACGCCTCTTCGATGAAAAGATAAAGGTCAACCTAGCCCATGCGGAAATCTTTGTACGTGCCTGTATGACGGTGAACGCCTATGCTAACGACTATCGCCTACCTCGTGGTGGTGATCCATTTGTCTTTATGTCCGCCCGTCGGATTATATCGAACCGGTCCGTGTCGGCGGCTTTGGCCTTCGAGGGACAGAAGCGGGTCATTCTTAACCATAAGAGTTACTTGACCCATGAGCGTCCAGTGCACCCGCTGGATCCCATTATTGGGGCCGATGCCCCGTATGTAGATAACCGCTAAAGGACGTACCCTATGTTTGTACTGGATACCGGTGCCCGTGTAATCTGCACGGATAAGAAAAGGCGCAAAGGGGAGTCTAATCCCGCTGCGTTAGAAATCGGTAAAACCTATCGTGTGACGGCGGTGCACACAGATGCTGCCCCAGAGCCATTGGTGGAAGTCGATGGCACACTGGGGCAATTTTCGGTCGAACACTTCACCTTTGAATACGTATCACACTAACCACCTAAAGGACTATTACGATGCAAAAGCAACTGATGAATGCTGCCCGTGAAAAACTGGAACGTCAGTACCAGATCAGCCTCCCCAAGACGCGTGGGGAGCTGGATAATCTACTCAATACCCTGCGTCCAGAGGGACAGGATACACACCTGTGGGCAGGATGTCGCAGTGCAGTCTCTGAAGCACTGGAGATCCCAATGTCGGATACCCTTTTTCAGACCTGGTTTACTGCGACGGTTAATCAGAAGGCATAAATAGTTATAGACATGCACTGGGCGAGCCCAGTGCATGGTCATTATTTTTTATTGCCACTAGGGCTAGGCATCCTATAATAGGGGATTATGGCTGTCATGGGAGGCAGAATGGTTAAGTTTAAAGTAGACGTCTACAGTCATGGTGTACGTATTCAGGTACATTACCCGAATGAGCGAGAAGCCATCCTTAAGTACTGTGAGCGACTGGCGATCTTTGAAACCGTCTGGATTCCAAAGCTTAAGCGTCGAGTTAAGAAAACCAAGGCCGTCTTTGCAACGGCTACACATGACCGTAAAGAGTTTGGATTTCTGAAAGCGGAGATTACAAAGGTTGAGGAGTATCTAAGGGGACTAGGGTACACTAGTAGTGACTTTCAATACACGTACCACGAGCCTATTGAAGGTACCCCTATCGAGATAGCGTTGCAGAAGGGAGTAGGGCCTCGCAATGAGGAGCAGGAGTTGGCCATGTCCTTCATGAAGGAAGGTAAGGCCATTAACCGTGTACTAAACCTTCCTACTGGCTTTGGGAAGGCACAGCCGCTTTCCTCACAGGTGTTAACACCACACGGTTGGGTCAAAATGGGAGACCTTAGTGTAGGGGATCCCATTAGCGGACCTGATGGTAGTGAAGGTGTGGTTGTGGGTATCTATCCACAGGGCGTACGTCCAGTATACTGCATCACCCTAGAGGATGGGCGACAGTCAACCGCTGACGCTGAACATCTCTGGTATACCATGGAGAAAGGGTTAACGGGTGAGGTGCTAACAACAGCAACCCTCAAGGATCGGGTGGAGAACGGTCGTGAGCAGTATTTGCCCATACATGTTCCAGATAGCGACTATTTGGAAATGTCTAGGGTTATCGACGTACAGTACGTAGGGGCGGATGAGGTCCAGTGTATAGAGGTATCACACCCATCTCACCTCTATGTCACAGATGACTTTATCGTGACACACAACACCGCCTGTGGTCTCATGACCACTGCACATTACAAGGTAAGAACAGCCTTTGTAATGGCCTCGGGGCATTTTAAAACGTGGATTGACTCCACTAAGTGGGTACTGGACATTGATCACGCTAAGGACATCTGTGTGGTACAGGGGCGTGAGCATTTGGTGAATCTGGTTAAGTTATCGTTAGCCGGACAGAATGAGTATAAGCTCATCTTTATCTCCATTGCTACCATCCGGGCCTTTCTCAAGGACTACCTTACAGAGGGATACACCATTGAGGGTGTGACGCCCTATGAGCTATTCCCCACACTAGGCGTGGGCATGCGCATCGTGGATGAGTCACATGAGAATATCCATGCACTCGTAACCGCCACCACCTTCACGCATGTACGTAGAGCCATCTACCTATCTGCGACACTGGTGTCGGAAGATGAGAAGATCAACAACCAATACCTTAAAATATTTCCTATGGAGGATCGTTTTAAAGACGTAAGTCAAAATGAACACGCGCAATGTGTCTCCGTAACCTATAGACTCGAGCACCCTGACAAAGTGAAGTGTACGGGTACTAAGGGATATAGTCACGTCGCGTATGAGCAGTGGTTAATGGCGAACCGTACCGCGGAGACGCGCTACTATGAGTTCATAGAGAGTTTAGCGGAGCAGGCATTCGTCTCAGACTACCAGGACGAACAGAAGCTTCTTATTTTCTGTGCAACCACTGAAATGTGTGAACGCCTGGCCAGTCGACTGAGTAAGCTCTATCCGCAGTTTAAAACCTCAGCCTATACAGCGTCCTATGCCCCAGAGGTATTGTACGCCAATGACATTATCGTCAGTACACCGACCTCGGCGGGTACTGGTAAGGACATACCTAACCTAAGGGCCTGTATCAGTACGGTGGCTATTGGTTCGGTACAGCGTAACTTGCAGCTACTGGGGCGTCTAAGGCCTATAAAGAAATATCCCCATATTGCACCTGTTTACTACTGGCTAACCTGTCTGGACATCCTCCAGCACCGTGAGTACGACGTACGTAAGCGAGAACAGTTTTCCGGTAAATGCGCCTCTATTGGGGACATGCCGACAAACGTTGTCGTTTAGATAAGGAGGTTCACCCCTCCTTATTTTTTTTTGTCTGGTAGGGTTGGCAAATCCTATTGATACGACCTTTAAAATAAGGAGCACCCTTGTGAAAGTTATACTGGTTAAGTCGGTAGGTCAACTCTACCTGGAGTTACTGGCCCACCTAGAAAAGAATAAAGAGATTCCTCTGACACTGCAATTTGATACAGTGTTTTTATGGGACACTGAGCTACTAGGTATTCACGACACCATCGATCTGTTTGCGGGTAAACTGGATATGCAGATCGAGGTACTCTACGATATGCCGGTACACTTTGCAGTGGTATTGGCGGCACTGCCAGTCGAAAAGCGACGTTGCATGCCTTCTACTATCGTACACTTTGTACGCCAGACCCAATACGCGATGGGTACCGCAACCGACATTACGGCCACTGGTGAGCAGGTCATTCGGGTAGAAGAGCGCATTGCATCTATCATCGCTGCTACGACGCGTTTGGAGACAGTTGACATTCGCACCCGCTGTGACCGACATGAATACATGACCGCCGATCAGGCGATTGAGCTAGGTGTGTTTGGAGGATACGTTCATGGCTAGAGTCATTGTAGTCGAAGGGGCCATTGAACGTAAAATGGGACGTAAGGTTATAGAAGCCTTAAGGGACCTAGAGTCGACCGTAGTCGCCCCTATTGTGATGTTGATTAATAGTCCGGGTGGCGACGTTGCAGTGGCACGCTCCATTGTCGATACGATGGAGGCGATCGAGTCTCCGGTCTATACACTTTCGATCGGTCTAGCCGCTTCAGCCGGCGCACTCTTACTGTGTTCAGGTCAACCGGGTAAGCGATACGCCACCGTGAATACTGAGATCATGATACATCAGCCCAGAGGTACCAGCGCTATAATGGCGCCTCGCCTGGAGTACATGAACTATATTAAGGATACCTTATCCAAGCACATCGCCGATCGATGCAATCGCAGTGAGTCTGAAATTGCAGCATACTGTGAGACTGACTATTACCTAACCGCAGAAGAAGCACTGGCGTTGGGACTAATCGATGAAGTTGTGCAACATAATTATCAGCTTGAGGATTATTGATGTCATTGAAATGGATGGTGTGCGGTAATGCGCGGCATGGGAAGGACACCGTCTCCCTGTACCTCACCGTAGTCTACGGACTGCAATACGAGTCCTCCTCCTTATTTGTATGTCGGCGGTTTATCTTTGACAGACTTGCCCCCCTCTATGGATATACCACTGTAGAGGAATGCTACGCGGATCGAGGTAACCACCGTAAGGAGTGGTTTGACCTGATCGTCGAGTACAATGGGGAGCACCTAGACCGTGTCTCCAGAGAGATTTTCGAAGAGCACGATATTTACTGTGGTCTTCGAAACATAGATGAGCTGAACGCCTCTAAGGCTAATAAAGCTCATGACTTTGAAATATGGGTAGATGCCAGTAAACGTAAGCCATTGGAACCGGCCTCCTCCCTAACGATTACGGCGGATGACTGTACCCATTACGTTGACAATAACGGTACGTTAGTAGAGTTGTTTGAGAACGTGGATGACCTGATGCAAACCGTGGGCACCCATCCAGTTCCCTTTAGCGATTTCAATGTACATGCTATCGAAGTACACCTTCCAGATCCACTGGAACGCGCCTACTTTACACGGGCGCTGTTAGACCACCTTGAGCTTGCATAAACTATACTCCCAGAGCCCTAAAGGCTCTGGGAGTATATTAACTGTTATTTATTTCTGTCATTAACTCATCCGCTAACTCACCCTCAAGGTGATTAGAGGCGGAGCATGCATTGGTTACCAGCCGATAGGTCTCCACTGGTAAACTGAGTATGGCATCTAAACCCATGCCAGTTTTCTGTGGGACCTTTAATCGAATCAACCGCCGTATTTCATTCGCATATAGCGAGTACGGAATGGTTTGACTGGCTGAGGTATGTCGCACCAAAGGCGTAGCGACGTCGTAGACGACGGTGGAGTGGTCGTGGATACCTAAAATTGTTTCATATTGTTCCGCCATTAATAGCTGGAGTACAATATTGCTCTTAGGCGTCTTTAGCTCCAGTAATGCCTCTGACAGTGCGGTGCTTTGTTTCTTGGATAAGCCAAAATCTGCAAACAAAGTTGAATGGGGTGTGGGTCGCTTAAACAGTGCGGTATTCGTGGTTTCTTTCACCACGGTATGACAATGGGGACAGACACGTCCTTTCATGTTGTCCCCATTGCTCTTCCCGCACAGACAGCTGATTATGGGTTGGTTGAGATAGTGGCCTCGTGTTCCCATTTCCACACCATGATGGTAAAAAAATACGCCACCATGTCCATTGGAATCAGCCCATGTTCTGCTTCAGCCGGATCCAACTGCGGTTCATTACAGGATGGGCATACATAGTTCGGTATACCTGTAAAGGTCACCTGTGCTTCCACCCGGTGACGGTCAACCGCTTCGATGATGTTCCTCGCTAACGCCTTGTCTTCAGCCAACGTCTCCAATGAGCTGAACAAGGTATCAGTATCTGAAACAATGCGTGGTTCATCTTCACCCGGCACATGCATCTGGAGGTTCTTTATCCACGCAGCATGCTTTTGCAGACGCAGTGCGTGCTGGTAGTTGCGGATAAAGCTAATGCGCTTGGTGCGACGAGTTTCACGGTCCGCATCCGTAATGCGATCCATCGCGGCATTGACCATTTCCATTACCCCGTTAATCCACAGTCGACCTACACGCTCATAGGTTTCCAGGTTGGGCTGGTGGAAGGCAATTTTTACGATGGCCCCACTGTCAGACAAAGGTGCACTCAAAGGCTCCAAGGTGTTAAATTCATCTTGATATTCTTCGATCTGCTCGACAGTATGTACATTGTTACCGGCTGACATAAACCGACGCGCCTTCGGACTAACTCGGGTGCGATCCGTCCAGACCACCTTTTTAAAGTCCAGCAGACTGTCGACTTTAAACTCAATACCGTCAATATCGACTTCCAGGGTAGGATTGTAGTCACACTTACTAGTGCCACTGTTCTTACACTTATGGACTGTTGGGTAGCCTGAGGGGTAAATAGATGCCAGAGCACCCGCCAACAGTGCAGGAATATCCATGACCTTCAGCAGTTTCTTCAGAACCGCCTTATCCCCGACCATCCAGCCACGTATGTTGGTGGCAATAACGTGATCGAGGATGAAGTCCACCACCTCAGAGATGATGTTCACATCCCCACCTGAAAACAACATGCCGCCGGTTTCATACCCGATCTCAGCGCGGGTCTCTGTCAAGGCTAGGTTCAGTGAGAGAATCTCTGAGGTCTTAAAGTTACCTAGGGTTAGTACCAGACCTGACGACCAGCAGGGTACCTTAGTTGGCTTACCAATACCCAGTGCATTCTGAATCGCCATAATGGCAGAGGGCCCGGACATAGCCTGACTGCTACCTAGTGCAACGTTCTGACCACCGATACGGATAGGACCTTTATCAGAATCAATCGCCTGTACAAACTCAGCTCCTTCACGGGTGAAGAGGTCGGCGTACTGTCCATGCCGCCAATGTCCAAGATAGGTCTGGCGAAGGTGGTCCGCATAAGCCTGTACCGCAGAGCGTGCTGCGGATTCAGACATGTTCGCCTCGGCTTCCAGCGCATAGTCACGAATCAGACGATCGAGGGTCTCAACGGTTGTTGTTTCCATGGGTACTGGGAACACCCAATCGCGTACTCGAATACCCGGTTCTGCTGAAAGGTCTTTGAAGGGGTTAGCCTCCAGGATAACGGTAGGTTTATGGGTTGCTGTACTGGACTCTTCACCAACCACAGCGTCTTGAGTAGGAGTCTCTTCGGTGCCGTTGAATGGATTCTGTTCTTCAGTGCTCATCGTTGATAATTCCTTGTACATCAATGTTCAGTCCTGCATCGGGTACAGCCCGTGCGGTAAAGGCATTCGCCATCGGTACAATTTCATCAAAGAGACGATCTTTGACGTCTGAAATCTCGACAAACGATTTCAGGTACAGCGGATGATCGTCATCAGATACATAGGTCATGCCCTTGGGCACCTGTGCCAGTGTCTCGGTAAGCGTCTCCCTGACCTCAGTGAGTGCTTGTGCTAGCTCATCATCATACTGCGTTTTATCCTGCTGCACCACGGCTACCATACCTGCAGCGATGTGACGAACAATGTCATCACAGCATTTCGCTAGCTCTAAGATACTGCTCCACTCTGCCAGCGGCATTGCGTCTTGGGGGGTGTGCTGTTCCATTGTATTTCTCCGTAAACTGCTATTCTTGCTAGAGCATATACTAGGGTTATAATTTTTCACGTATAATTCCTTTAGGGTGGTTAAAATGATTTTATTTCTGAAATCGAGGGTCAATGTTTCCGGGGGTGTGCCTGTGGGCAAACCTCGATGGGACGGGGGTTTTTGGCAAGGTCGGAATTACGGAAAAAGTAGTATATATAACCAACACACTGCACCCCTCTAACTGTGGGGTGAAATGGTATGTTCCCAGTCTATAGGAGAGACGTATAATGGATACGTTATTTGATCGCATTTCCAGTTTTATACCCTTAGAGCATCTCAGTGTATTTATACAGACAGAGCAGTTACTGCAGGGGGTAGGCTATACCGACCATGAACTCGACCTAGAAGAAGCCGATGTAGGGTTAGAGGAAAGTAACGACATTATCGCCAGCATTAATTACCGCTACAGCGAGCACCTAGAGCGTTACCTCAGTGGATTAGGGGTATGGCTCAATGCAGAGGAGTCTCACCGCTTGGATCACCTCATTCAATTAGCCGAAGCCTGCACTGTCCTTACAGACCCCCTCTTGGTGGATGTTAGCCTAGCACTCGACCCTGAAGCAGTGGATGCAAATGAGCGACTCATTTCGGCGCTGGTACATATAAATGACCTTAGTATCCATCAGCTCAGATCCTTAATCGGATTCACAGATGGTCGTCTGTTAGATGCCTATACGGGCATAGAGCGTATTGAGCCGTACGTCAATGAAGGGGAGGAAGCAGAGGCACGGTTAAAACACGCGATCACATCCGAAGAAACCGGACCAGCCTTAGACTTTATCCGCACCCGTGGCCGACTACCTATTCATTTTAAGGCCTCAGCCCGTGCCCTCTACGTCACTCTGAATGATCTTACCCCTAAAGAGGCTATACGGCAGTGGTACTTACTGGCCCTCGCCTCTGAACACCCCACTGAGGCCTTAGAAGACATCCTCAGTCAGGCTATCGAGCAATATGTGGAACCCGAACTCCACCCCGTATTCTACCGTGAACTTACCCTTCAGTTAGGTACTCGCCATGACCCTGTTTGAGTATTTTGTACTGGCATACCGCCACCGCTTTATTTACAAGCGCCATTGGCTCCTCAGGGCCTTTGCCATTGTAGGTGAAACCCCTTTAAATAAACACCGAGAAATCGGCGACTTCTACATCGCAGACGGTGCAGCTTATACAGTAAACGAGGACGGGGACGCCACCATCATTGATGGCTATATCCAAGGCTCGCCCCTGTTTAACTACAGGGAACCTATTACGGTGCCTCCAGGTATCTTCCCGATTGTTAAGGAATCTGTAGAGACCTACTACTCTACTCTGCTTACAAACCTTATCGTTTTCGAATACGCGTTTACCGATGCGATTCCGTATCAGAACCAACGCTTAAACGGTAAATATATCGATAAGCTGGTCGCTAAGGCCCTAACCGAGAAGACCGTTACCGTAGAACAGTATCGTGCCTTTACTCGAGCCATCTCGATGATGACGGCCCTAGCGAATGCCGTGGTACCCTCTGCTACCCGTAAGGCCATTATCCCACCCAGCGATATGGCCGAACGGCGACAAGCGGTACTCGAGAAGTATAAGGGTCAACTTCATGACCCTGCTATCATTGCCAAGGTAGAAGCCGAACTCGTAGACTACTACCGCACATATCTGGAAGGCGATGACATTAATGAGTTCATGCTTAAGCCTAAGGATATGGAGGTATCCCTAAAGCGCACCCACATTATGTTCGGGGGTGAGCCTACACTGGAGGATCCCTCTAAGTATGAGCTGGCCATTCCATCACTGCGTGAAGGGTGGGATATGAAACATCTCCCCATGATGGTCAACTCACTACGTATGGGTTCCTATAACCGTGGTGCCTCTACCGCACTGGGGGGTGAAGCGGCTAAGTTCTCAGCCCGTATCTTCCAGAACACGAAATTGGTTGAAGACGACTGTGGGTCTACTGTGGGCATCACCTTCCCGGTTACGGAATACAACAAAGATAAGTTTGTAGGACGTTACCGATTTAAAGGTAAAGATCTTATCCCGATAGAGGCGGGCGAACTCGACAACCTGGTGGGTAAAACCATTACTATCCGTAGCCCTATGACCTGCCATACTGACCATGGTAACTTCTGTGGTGTCTGTATGGGTAAGCTTGTAACCGACTCCAAAATCGGACTAGGTCCACAAGCCTCTGCCGTAGGTAGCGCTATACTCCAATCCTTCCTAGCTATGATGCACGGCAATAGACTAGAGACTCGTAAGTATGACTATCTGAATTCATTGACTTAAATCCAGATTAAAGTCTTTTTTCTCCGGGGGTAAGAGCACATTTCGAATTACTCGAGTAAAATTTCATTTGGATCGTATCCTATGGTAGAACTATAACTTAGGATTGAGGATTGTGAAATGAGTAAAAAGTCGATTATACGGAATGGCTCCCCGGCACCGGTAGAGGGGTACTATCAGTCAAAGGTATATCCGGAGGTGTATGTTTCTAAATCAGGGTCTATTATACGGAGAGATGATCACACTGAGCTACCTATTAGTGTGACGGATGGTCGGTACTATGTATTCACCTATGACGCTGACTACAAGAAGAAGCGGATGTGTTCTGTCGGTAAAATAGTCGCATCGACACTATTGCCTCAAGCGCCACATGAGGGGTCGATGGTAACGTACATTAATGGCGATACAGCGGACTACGGGTTAACTAATTTACGGTGGGGGGCTAACAACAAGTATGTCAATAAACAGAACGTTACTTTAGTGCGACGGGATGTAGGATATGACGTTAACCGCCACCGCATTTTGGTTAGTCCCTCGCCAGAAGGCTATGAGGGATACCAGTGTGCGCAGAACCCATCTTTTCTAGCGGTTAGTCGGGATGGCAGTAAGATCGTTAACCTTAAGACAGGCAAGCTGTTGACACCAGTTAAAAATGGACAACGGTTAAGGGTTACGTATTATGATTCGGAGTTAAAGCAGGGCAGGGCAATCGACGTACTTAGACTAGTGGCTGAAGCCTATGTGTTTAACGATGCACCAGAAACACATGTGTACGTACATCCCATTGATGGTAACCCCTTGAACGTCGTACCTGAGAATCTATATTGGTCGAAGTCCCCTAGGGCAAGTGAAGCCGATCGGCTAATGCAATTTCAACGAATGGCGGCTGCGGTAGGGGACGGTGAGAATGAGGGACTGGCTACGCCGCGTGAGATAATGTTTCACCAGTATAAGGAACCGGTAGAATCTAAAGACTATCCTGGGCATTACGTTTCGGATATGTATCCATGGGTAGTCGTCTCTTCAGATGGCAAGTCGGTCGTTGACATAAACACCGGAAAGGTAAAGGCACAATCTGTCATAAATGGCTATAAGACGGTCCATACCTTTAACTCTAGAACCGGCGCAAAGGGCACGGTAGGGGTACACCGCATTGTAGCCAGTGCGTTTAAACAACCTGACCATGAGGGTCAAACTCATGTTAACCACATTAACCTTATCCGAGACGATAACCGGTACGTCAACCTAGAGTGGGTTACGCAGGGCGAGAATATAGAGCACGCGCACTTCTATTCTCTAAGTAATGGTAACTTACGTCCTGTAAAGGCACTGGACATTCGCAACGGCAGTGTCTCCGTGTACGAGAGTGCGTTAGAGTGCAGTCGTCAACTAGGGATTGATAAGTCTACACTCTGGGGTATGCTAGAGCGCCGAGAGCTTTATCCTTGGCAGAAGACTCACATCTTTATATACCTGGATGAGCCTTGGCCTCGTATGGATTTGATTGTAAATCCTAAAGAGCTCGCTAAGAATAGAAGCCATAGGGTAGAGGCGTGGAATGTAGTGGAGGACAAGGTTATTAGTGCAGAGGGACATACGGAGATTGCGAAGGAGTTAGGGATGAGTCGGGCGAGTATTCAGAGCTATTTGCGTCGAAAGAATACCCACGTTATGAATGGCTACGTATTTCGATATACGGATAGTGGAGTAGAGTGGCCGAGTCGAGAGGAGGCATTAGCGTACATGCGTGAGAGTGATACGCGTGCGGTTTTAGTGCATATGGAATCGGGTGAGGTGAGCGTCTATCCGACGAAGAAAGCAGCCGGTGAGGTAGTGGGGATGAATAAGACAGACGCGTCTAGATGGTTTAGGCGGGGTGAGTGTGTAGCGGGCTATAAGCCATACCCCTATACTGAGTATATGGAGAAACAGAATAATGCTGCCCTATGAAGAGATTGATGCAATACAGCTAAGGCTCAAGTCTACGATGTACGTGCAGCGTAGTGTCTTTGAAGCCGTCGCTTGGCCAGAGTCCTCTACTGGGGTAGCCATTTATCGGGATAAGGTGTTTGAGTACCTTCGCATGTTGACTGTAGACTACCCTCACTTTAACTCTGTGCCTTCAGTCGAGGCCTTACCAGAGCCCTATATAGGGGTAGTAGAGCACTATACCCCTATGGAGTTATGGGGATTAATGACAGAGGAGTATGGACGACTACAGGTTCAGGCATTGCATCTATCGGATATAGAGCACTATAAAGCCTACATGGATATCCCCTTACCCCTATAGTGGGGTAAGGGCTTTTATGTTGTATTTTCATTATGAGTAAATTTTCACACAACTGTGGTATAATGTACTAAAAAGTACCCCTACCCCGCAGCCTAGCTGTGGAGTGAATGAACGTAGTGAATGAACGGAACAGATAGAGCGAGGAGGGAGGGGTTTCCTTATTTCTAGTAGGGGTGTACTACTACCCTATACTAAGACTAATGTACTAAGAGAGTACTACTACTATAGAGTACACTAGTAATAGAGTCTATCCGTATACTACCCATACCCTCTACTACTACCATACTAATAGGTATACTGGTATAGCCTTATATCCCCATGAGAGGGATATAGGGAGATTATACTGTAATTACACTAGAGACCACTACCGCACTAACACTCTACCCCATTGAAGGGGTAGGGGATATATGTCGTTTTCATAAAGACTGTAGACCTATATTACCTTAGGGACTATACCCAACTCTAAGGAGAGCACCATGTCTAATGTAGACGATTTTAGCATTGCAGCGGTTACACTACCCTATCGCAAAGAAGGTAAGGTGGTCGAGTGTGATAGTTACACCGAGATGACGACTATAACACACTCGGGTAAGACGGTTATGTGGAATAAGGGACTTTATATCCCTACAGTAGAGTCCACCTACTGCATTGTAAGTACAGCGAAGTGGAAGGGGTATTACTATTGTGAAGATAGATCGATTAATAAGGGTGTGCTGGAGTGTATCCTTGAAAACCTGGGTGTTTTCAGTGCATGCCCTGAGACACTGGTAACCGCAGTGGGCGATTATGAGTTATCGGTAAATACGGCAGATGAACTGGCATTGCTCACTCAGGTGGGAGTGGTGCCTACGTTTGAGAATGACAGTGAAATGAATCCCGAGCTATTACACTGTAGCTTAAAGGACGGGGTTTGGAGTACACGGGAAGGGCCAGTAACGTTTCCACTTACGTTAATTCTGTCTAGGGACGACGTTAAGGGTGTAGTGGAATACCTTCGCCTGCGTAAACAACAGCATGTGCAATCTAAGGGGTAAAGGTTATGAAATATACGTATTCCTGTCGAGCAGAGTGTAGCGCTGATGTAGAAAAGCTTCGCAGTGCATTGGAATCTAAGCGCAGTGACTACGGCGATTTTGAAATGCGGGTAGTGCCGGATTCTCGTTTACCGGACGTAGTGGTAGAATTTACGACGACTGCGCGTCTGGATCAGCTGGATGCACTTATTAGGGAAATTGCAGATGGACACGTCATGTTGCAAACGCTGCGGCTGTGTGCTTTAGCGGATGACCCGCTGGAGCGGGATTACGATAAGGTTTAAATGAGCATTCGCTATATAGAGTACACCAATGCCCTAAGGAGGGTACACTATGTATATTCGTGATATTATTGCATATTTTGATTCATTAGACAGTGAGTCACGGAAGACAGAGCTTGAGATTCTCAATCGGCTGTATGGGTTTAACCGTACCGATGGCCCCACCCACGCTGCGACTACTTGGACTATTGCAACGGATGCCGCATTTAACCAGATTACCTATAGCGGTGGGGAAGCGGCACTGAATAAAACCATGCCGACAGAGGACAGTGAGTATTATGGCCGTACCGCGTATAGCCCGGAGAACAATGGTACTGCTTCAATGGGGGAATACCAAGGGCCCTATAGACGTACCGATGGACACTTGTACTACGTCCATGCGCATACGGGCATGGTAGTAGCTGCAGATACGTTGGAGCAATGTTACCTCGATCCGCGCTATAAAGAGCAATATTTAGATCCTCGGACGGGACAACGTCTACCCGCAGAGCAGTATACTGCCCCGGCCAATATGCCGCCCGTTGAACCGTTACCGAAGGCATGTGAGCCCTCCATGTCGAAGGTACCCTGCATCGTCTTGGTGGTCGCTGATACTGGCGAGTTGGTACAGCTGTCTACAGATGCATCTGAAGAGTTTCTAATTTGGAAATCTAAACAGGGGCGCTATGGATGGAGCGTGTGCCTGGAAGGGGTGGGTCTGCTACATCCCTATCAGGTGCACTATGTGCCTGATAATTATCGTCCCCTGGCATTGCAGATAAACAATAACACCGAATCCAGTCGGATTGTCATGGTCCATCCCTCGATTACTACGACCTTACCCGAAGGAAAGGATACGTCCCTAGGATATCCTGGCATTATCGAAATCTCTCGCCATGGATATAGACAAGGCGAGATAGCGGCGTATAACACCTACGTATATCCGTATGGACCTGAGTCCACCTCGGAGGCTGGTGCAGTCGCATATACCCGTGTCCTGGAACGACTCGCTCGTCTCTATGATGGGGACATTGAGCGCGACCGTATACTTGAAAAGGAGGTAGAAGACTTCAGTT